TTGACTCTGATAATTGTAATATTACAATGGAACAGCAGAGTAAAATTATTTCTGTGTTATCAAATATCGCTAATCCAGATTATAGAATGAGTAAAGTTTAGGCTTGTGATTATCTTGGTGTTAGTAGAGCTACTTTTGATAACTATGTTAGAGATGGATTCATTCCGAAAGGAATCAAATAGGAAGGTTTTAAAGAGCTTCATTGGATGAAGAGTGACTTAGATATATTTTTAAATAGTAAGAATTAACTCAGCAGTGAGTTAGAAATCGGGAGTCTTGAATAGTTTATATTATGACAACATAATGTAGCTGTTTAAGATTCCCGATTTTGTTTTTAGCATTGTTCAATATCACTCATAGAAATGTATATTATAGTGTAGTTCTAGAACAAATAAACTTAATTATTAACATTTAAATCGTAAACTATGAGTGATACAAGAACTTATATCGTACCTGACGGTTAGGAAAATAGTACTAACTAGATGCTGCCTTGGATGGCTATGATGAACGGTGGTATGGGAGGATTTGGAAACGGAATGTGGAATAATCCATTTATGTACTTAGTTTGGATGTGGATGATGCGTTGGATGAACAGAGGAGAGTTTGGAGATGGTAACAACTGCCAGAACTTACAATCTGCTGAAATTCAAGGTCAGTTAGCTGGTCTACGTGAGTAGATGAATACTAACTAGAACACTCAGCTGTTAATGGACGCAATCAAAGGTAACTCTGCTGCTCTTGGTCAACTTGCTACTAATCTGAACTGCGACTTCGGAGTATTGAAAGACTGCTGCTGCAATATTCAAAATGCAATTGCCACAGTAGGAGGACAAGTTGGTTATACTTCTGAAAGAGTTATCAACGCTGTAGAAAGAGGTAACTGTGATGTTATTCAGGCAATTAATAACTGCTGCTGCAACACACAGAAAGCTATTATCGAACAGGGCTACCAAAATCAATTAGCAAATGAAAGACAGACTTATCAGATTACTAATAGTGTAGATTCAGTAGGACGTGCTGTAGAAAGAGGATTTTGTGATAATGCCTATGCAACTCAGACTTAGACTTGCTCTCTTCAAAATACTATTAGAGACACAGGTACTGCAAACACTAATCAGATTATAGCTAAGCTTGACGCAATGTAGAATCAAGCTCTGCTAGATAAGATTGATGCTCTACGTGAGAAGAATAGTCAATAGGCTGCTGTTATTAACAATGCCCAATAGACTGCTGCATTTGGACAAATGATAAGTCAAGCTACTACTCCTATTGTTGCTGCTGTAAATGCTCTACAAGGTGATGTAAATGGAATCAAGTGTAAACTTCCTGAAACTGTAACATTACCATACAGTTGTGCTACTGCTGTACCAACTCAAGCCGTGTTTAACGGATATGCTCTTGGTGCTTATGCAGGATGGAATAACGGATGCTGTGGTAACTCTCTTTGGGGTTAAGAAAGGAGGTAACTATGTTATTACCTACTTATATTAACGTAAATAGAGGAGGAATACCAGCAATTAGTAGCTTATCTGTAACAGTTACGGCTAACGAAGTACAGTTTGATTTTAACAATCACCGTAACATAGGTGCGCCTTTTAGAGGATTATTAATAGTAAGACTTAACTAGGCTATACCAGCAGGAACTACTACGACTTTACCTATTGTATTCACCAGTGGTGGAGGTAACGCTCAGAAATTGACTGGTTATAACGGAGCAGATATAACTGTGTCTCAGATACCGGGAACAGGTATTTACTTGTGTTGGTTTGAACATAGCACTAATACATTACAATTATTAACAGGGATTGTATAATGGCATTTTAGAATTTAAGGAATAGTAATTAGCTATTTATCTTGCATAAAGATTCTGTTCCTACTCTGGAAATTGGTAAGGTTACTAACGTATCCGTACCAATTCCAAAGTATGGAAACCCAGGAATATATAACCAGGAAATGATAGTGGATATTACGGCCGAAATAAACGGCACATCTGCTAGTTTCTAGAAATTACCTGCAATGGGAGACATTGCGGATTTCGGAAACAATATTGTGGTTTCCTGCAACAAAGAAGCAATGAATAGTGAAGTTTCTTCGATGAAGCAAAGAAGCCTGGATATAATTAATAGTATCGAAACACATTAGAGTATTATTAAAGGATGTGACGAAATTCTATCGCAATTAAATCCAGAAATAGTTGAGAAACAAAGACAAGAATAGGAGAATAAGGCTTTAAGGGAAGAAATAAACTCTCTTAAAGAAATGTTCAGAGAATTTATTAAAACATCTTTAAAATAGGAACAACATGGCAACAATAATTGAAATTCAGGAGTCAAAATTTGAGCATCTTTCAGATTGTGCTGAACAAATCGTTAAGCATGGAAAGAAATTGATGCATTGTTTATCAGAACTAGAAAGTAAATCTGGTGAACACTACATGGAAAGATACGGAAAACGTAGACGTGGAGGAATGAGAGATTCTGACTACGACGACGAGGACTACCCAAGATACTATTGATATGAGAGCAGCTTTGGATATGTATGACGATATGCCAAAGTATATGCGTAAGTACTTACAAAACTACGGTTGGCATTTCAATAAGGCTTTGTGTTCATACGCTATTTCTTTTATGAAAAAGGGAGGAAAATCCCTAGAGCCAGTATCCAAAGAATACATTGATAAGGTATTAACGTAGAATAACATTAAACTAGAAAATAATGTTGGCTATGATTATGTATTTGTTGGCAATATGTGTAAGGCTGATTATTACGGAAGTAGTATAACAGATGAAAGGCATTTTGCTCTTTACATTAAAGATACCATAGACGATGAAGACGCTGGAGATGGTACTACTATGAGAAGATGGTATGCTACTATGGTAGCTAACGGAACTATGGTAGACTGGGAGGATGTGATATGACACATTTCAGAGTATTGTTTGAGAAATATGATTGGGATATAGAAGTTTGCATAATTGTAGAAAATCCCAATGTTCAATACATTTTGAGTAGATTAGAGGATTTGGGATGTCCAGACGATGTTTTACATAGGGCAGCTTCTAGGATAGAGGATTACGAAAATTCAGGTTTTACGTTTACTAACCAAGAAGAACACAAAAGCATCATAGTTATAAATAGACCTGATTCCGCTGAGGAATTTATAGATACTTATAACCATGAAAAGAATCATGTTGAAATGCATATATGTAAAGAGTTTGGTATTGACCCATATTCCGAGAAAGCTGCTTATCTAAGTGGTCAATTAGCAAAAAAGTTATTTAAAGCATAGTTGAGAAACTGGATTAGATAACTATATATAATTAGTAGGAGGATTTCCCTAAGTTGGGAAGTTCTCCTATTTTTGTTTTGATAAACCACTAGTTATGACTATATATTACTATAAACATATAAACATATAATCTTATGAAATTTTTTACTATCAAAGAACTAACAAAGAGCACTACTGCTTAGTAGAAGGGAATTAAAAATGTTCCGTCTAAAGAATAGGAGCAAAATTTGATAGCTCTTATAGAAAATGTTCTAGACCCTCTTAGAGAGGCATATGGGAAGCCAATCGTTGTTACTAGTGGATATAGATGTCCAGCCCTAAACAAGGCTGTAGGAGGAGCTAGTAATAGTCAGCACATGACTGGATAGGCTGCCGATATAAGAACTATTGAAGATACTAAGGCGGAAAATAAAAAGCTATTCGATTTAGCCCAAAAACTAAAATTACCATTTGACTAGCTAATAGATGAGCATAACTTAGATTGGGTTCATATAAGTTATTCTAATAGAAATAGAAGACAAGTATTAACAATAAAATAACATGGGAGAAGGTAAAACCAATATGTTCGGTAAAACCTATAATACTATTGGTTCTACCGATTCTAATTTTATAATTAAAACAAAAGGAGATTTAAAAGTTCAGTGGGGAGGAAAATTCATAGACGTAATCAAAAATGGAAAATTAGCATCTGCTGGAGCGGACATACTAAAAGTGGCCTCTAGCTCAGATGATATTTCTAGTAATGGAGTTTATTTAGTTCCTACCGATGAAGGAAACGAAGTATGGGTCTCTATTGATGGAACTAAGGTTAATATAGCTGGAGAAGTTGGGACTACCTATGTATCATTCCTAACAGAACAAAAAGAAGTAACCGCTGACCAAAAGTATACAGCCTTAGTAAATGCTGGATTATATTATGAAACTTTAGAGGATGCTTAGGAAGCAGGTGTGAAAGCTGGACTCATATTTATAATTGGAGAAAATAAATTATACATAGCTAAAGATGGGTAGTTATCTGAATACATAGCATCGTCAGCGGCATCTTCTGACGAAGAAAAAAATACTTACTTTGACGAAATTACTGTTAAGGACTTAAAGATATATAAGGATGATTCTAATATGATTGTCTCTAGTCCTGGTATCTTATTTAGAATAGATGAGTAGGATGTACTATAGTTAGGCACCTAGTTAAAGTCGTATCTAGATATAAATATGTTGCCAGGAACCTATATATAGTCTAATAATGCTACATCCAGTAGTGGCTATAGGTTATATATGAAGGATGGTAAATCTATCTTAGAAGTAGATTCTATTATATGGAGGGAAATGGATGTAGCCATTGATCAAACTCAAAAATTAGAGGAAGCTATAATATATAGTATTAATGGAAACATAATCTAGTTGGTAGAAAGTGTAGATGATGAAGATGATTAGGTTTTGTGTAGACTAAAATATAAGAATACTTTTACTGCTGGAGGTAAGGTATATGTACTAGTCCCATTAAATACTTAGACAGAGTAGATTGATGGTGAAGAGGATAGTTAGGAAGTTTCTAACAAGAGGTAGCTTATAGAATGTAATATAAATTCTGTAGAGAGCTAGTTTATAATGATTTCTGTAGATTCTGCAATAAAAGAAGAATTTGTTGCAAATGTCCCAGGTTCCTTTATATGTTAGTCTAATGTTCCTCTTATAAAGATATAGTAGAATAATATTGACGTCTTGGATAGATCTAGGACTGTTATCCCAGAAGAGGAGGCTGAGGAAAAGCCAGATGATACAATTCACACTAGGATAGGAGTAATAAATGAGCAAGAGTTTGAAGGGTTAAAAAAATGTCCAGAGAAATAGGAGGAAGTCTAGGTTGGTATATATTCTGATAATTTTATTGGACTAAACTCAAAACTATACGATTCAGTTTTTAAGAAGAGATGTGATTATCCTAAATACGATGAATCTGTTGAAATTCCAGAAGATTTTTAGGACGAAAAATATAATAAAGCAGTTCCGAATGTTGAATGGATTAAAGAACTAATTAAGTTAGCAGTTCCGAGTGGGACTATTGCTATGTATAATGGTCAATCAGAAATTCCAGAAGGATGGGCTGTATGTGATGGAAATAATGGGACTCCTAACCTAGTGGGAAAATTTATTAAAGCTGTGTCTGCAATAGATTAGATAGGAGACAATGAATCTGAGTTGAATGAGAACAATGAATTCATAATTACTTAGGAACATCTTCCAAAACATAGCCATCCTCACAAACCTCATACACATAATCTAGGAGACCTATCAGGAATCACAGGAAGTTCTGGAGATTTAACAGTATCTTTAGACTATTCAGATTATAACTGGGGAATAGAATCTGTTTAGAAAACATTTGTCACATCTGTAACCGGAGAAGGGGTAACTTCAGAAACCGGAACTGTTGATGGAGTATCAAATATAAGGACCCAGGGAGGAAACGCTACAGGGGGAAACCATACTCATTCTATTTCTTTGAATACTGAAGGGGGAGTTTCTTTATCTTCTGCTACGAGTGAGGAGGAAACTTTAGAAGATTCAGAATGGCTAAATAAACCTATAAAAATAGAACCTCGTTCTTATTCTCTGGTGTTTATTATGAAATTATAATTTTTTATTACAGGAGTTTAACATTTAATTATGTTTTAATTGCTGCCTACCTAATCAATACATATATATTGTATGATTAACTAAAAAATGATTATGTATATGGAAAATTTTGATGAAGTGATTTTTGACGACGACGAGTTTGAAGGTGATTCCTTTGAACAAACAAAACCAGAAGATGGTGATAGCAACCAGCCTTCTAATGGCGGAACACCTTCTGGATAGCAAGATGAAGATTTAACAACTGAAGTACTACGTCTTAAAGGTATTACTGACCCAGGAAAAATTAAATTCGAAGATGAAACTGGTGCTATTGTAGAAAGAGCTTGGGACTCATTAAGCAGAGAAGAATAGATTAATATCTTGATTGACCAAGAACCAGAACAGTAGGACTTCGATGAATCTGAATTGTAGCTTATTAACACAATTAGAGAGAGTGGAATGACTCCAGAGGAGTATATCTAGTCTTTACAGCCAGAAGTTGAACCAACTAAACGATATAGAGTCGATGATCTTTCTGATGATGAGGTTTATGCGTTGGATTTATTACATAAAATTGGGTCCGATATTTCTGATGAGGAAATCAATCAAGCACTTGAATTAGCTAAACAAAATGAAGGTTTATTCATGAAAACAGTAGAAGGTCTTCGTAAAGAATATATAAGACTTCAGGAAGATGAAGAAGCTCAGATAGCTAGTGAGAAAGCTGCTAGAGAAGAGGCTGCATATAATAAATTTGCTGACTCAATCAAAGGTCAAATTAAAGACTTAAATTCTTTTGCAGGACAACCTTTGCAACTATCTGGTGATGATATAGAAGATTTATCCTCGTTTATGCTAGACATAGATGATTAGGGGTTGAGTGCGTTTGGTAGAGCTATGAATGATCCAGCTTTGTTTACTAAAGCCGCATTTTGGATTCTTAATGAGGATAAAATAGTAGAAGAATTAAACAAACAGATTCAGGATAACTATAGAAGAGGTTATGAGCAAGCCAAGGTGGATTTATAGGGAAAACCTAAGCCTAAATTGGTGTTCAACAAACCCGCTTCACAAAAGAAAACCACAGACGATGTGTTTATAGATGATGAAGATTGGTATTAAGATTTATTAACATTTAAAAAGAATAATTATGCTTGTAGCGAGTTTTGTAACTAATCGCCCTACGATGGGTGGCGTTCGCCCCTTTTAATAGAAATATTAATTGAAAAATTCTGTGAATTGCTGGAAGCCCCTCAGCCAATTTGGGTAATCAGCAGCTAAGCCATTTTGATTGGAAAGTTCAACGACTAATAAATATCAATATTATGAAACTAAATGATTTAAATAAGTCCATTTTGATTGGACTACTTCTAGGTGATGGATATATAGACCCTAAAGGAAGAATATATATAGAACATTGTAAAGAATAGTTAGAGTATTGTATCTACAAAGCGAAACTATTACACTCTGTAGTAGGGGGGAAAGATATTAATGTCCAACTGTTCGAAAGAAAAAGAGCTTCTTTAAACAGCAATAGATAGTGGAGATCTGGGGATGTTTTTATTACTTGTAAATTTAAAAAATAGAGTAAACATTTTATCCCAATTAGATAGCTTTTATATCCAAACAATAAGAAAACTATAACTAAAGAGGTGTTGGAATATTTAACTCCGCTAAGTATAGCTTTGTGGTGGATGGATGATGGCAGCTTAACAAGAAGAAAACAAAAAAACGGATCTCCTGGACCATATATGTTACGGCTATATACGTTTCTGTCTTTTGAAGAAAATGCTCTAATACGCTAGTATTTTATTGATAAGTATAATGTATATTGGAATATTTAGACAGCTAATTAGGAGAAAGATTAGTATTATCTTTATTGTAGTTAGGAGTAGGGAAAAAAGTTTTTAGAAATAGTAAGGGATATTATTATCAAAAACGTCCCACAAATGTCTTATAAATTATTTGATATTTAACACGAGTGCAGAACATCCGAAAGGATGATGATATAGTCTAAACTCATAGGATGATAAACTATGAGAACTAGAGATTAAACGTCTCTAGGATAATACGATTGGAAACTAGAACTTATGAAGATTTTAGTAAATTCTTAGGAGAAAGACCTCACCGTTTAGGCGTTGTATCTCGTCTTTATCCAGAATTAACTGCAACTTTCTTGACAGAGGCTCTAAGAAATATTTTCTATGGAGATACCAAGAAAGCAACTGGATTCCAGAATATTGATTCTACTTATTTTGAATGGGAAGTAGAAACTAATTACATTAAGAGAATCCCCTTCGCAGCAGTGCCTGTTGAAGATGGAGCTGATGGCTCTGAAATTGAAATGATTTTCCCTGAAAACTATTATCAGTTACACGAAATTTTCAAAATTGAGAAGACTGGACAGCAATGTTTTGTTGTATCTCGTCCTACTAGAAAGGCTGACAATATGTGGTCTGTAATGGTAAGACTCATCGACGATGACTATTCATCAATCCTAGACAAAGATGGATGTTAGATAGGTGATACAACTCGTTTCATCGGTAATGCTAAGCCAGAATTGCATGACACTGGTTTTGTTAAGTATCAATCCAATGTCGAAAAGATGAGAAACTATATGACAACTATTCGTGTTGATGATAGCTACTCTTCTAAATATGCGTTGATGGAAGATACTTTCATTAAGGTTGGTAAAGGAGAAAATCAAGGATGCCTAACTGAAAAGATTTATAAACTTGAGCCTATGAAGAAGAATCTAATTGAAAACTTCTTGTATGCTCGTGAAAATATGATTCTATTAGCTAAAGGAAATATTGGGGTAGATGGTAAAGCTACTATTTCTGATAGAGGTACTGGACGTCCAATTCCTATTGGTGACGGTATGATTCCCCAAATCGAAAGATTTGCTTCTAAATATGCTGCTAATAGAGTAACTATTAATACATTCCACACTATCATTTCTACGATGGTTGAAAAAGCTGAGAAGCCTAATGGAAACCACTTTGTATTCATGGTAAACGAAAGAATGTGGGGAATTGTACAGAGAGTTCTTGGAGATTATCTAGCAACTCGTAAGACTGATGGAGCTTACTTGTGGTCTAGAGGTGGAGAAGGAAAATACATCAAAGTAGGTGCTACATTTGATGCTTATGAATGGGGCGGAAATGTTGTATCATTTAAAGTTGATAGAACATTAAGTAGAGAGTTCTTAGAACCATACGCTCTATGTATTGACCTTACAACTGGTAAGACTTCTACTCAACCTCCTGTAGCTATGTACTCTCTGAAAGGAAAAGACTACATCTTTAACGAAGTACTTGGTGTAGGTGGACGTTCAGGTGGTGACAGCGGTGTAGTTTCTACTCCTGTTGCTGGAAGTATGATGACTATCCACGGATACGCTGGTATCGCAGTGTTCAACCCATACCGTTCATTTATTCTTCGTTGTAAAGAGTAATTTTAAATAAGATAAGATTAAATAGAAATTAGATAAGGTAGGGAACGAGGTGCTTCCCTACCTAATTCTTTAAAATATGAAAATGAATTATGGCAAAAAAGGTTAATGAAGTACAAGACGGTGATTTAAAGAGTAACATCGTTGTATTAAGAAGTGTGTTTGGTAAAGTAGGACAGAAATATTATATTCAACCTCAAAAAGATTCTCGTGGCAGATATGCAGATTGTGTTAAAAGAGTTAACTCTCAAGGAGATATTATTTTAACACCAGAAGAAATTGAAAAAGAGTCAAAAGGATTAGCTGCTTATATTCCAGAGACAGAGTTGTTTGTAATAGAAGATGGCAAAACTTTTAATTTGGATGATGTCTATGAGAACGCTGTTTGGGAAGCAATTAAAAATTGTGACCTCATCGCTCCAGACAGATTTGCAAAAAATGATAAAGGAGACTATCTAATTGACGGAACTGTAGACCCACGGTCTAAAAGACCTAGATATGGAACTGCAGAGCTTTATGTAGATAGACCTGGATTTGAAGCTCAACGTAGAGTTACTAGACGTAAACTCATTGTAGAGGCTTCTAATTATATCATGAATGATGAGCGTGGATATGAAGGAAGATTGCTCGTTGCTAAGGTATTAGGTAGAGATATGAAAAATCAGCCAAACGCTGATGTTGAAGACTATCTATTGTCTATAGCTGAGAAAACTCCAGAGAAAATTATTAATTGCTACACTGGAGGAGATATTCAACTTCGTATGCTGTTTATAGAAGCTCGTGAAAAGGGAGTTATTCTTAAAAAGGATGGACTCTTTGTTTATGGAGAAGATGGTAAAGTAGCATTAGGAGCTACAGATAATGCAGTTGTAGAATGGATGAAATTATCTAGAAACGCCAAAACCTTAGCCTTAATTAGAAAAGACACATATCCTGATATGTTTGAAGATTAATTATCAATATTTTAATATAATGCGAAATGACCGCAAGACAGGTTTTTGAAGCTACGCTAATAGAACTTAGTAAAATTCAAGCACCTTCACTAAAGCTTTATGAGTTTAATTACTTATTCAATAAGGCTATAAACTAGTACATTAATAAAGTATACAATGTATATGATATTAATTAGCAAACTACTGATGACCTGAGAGTCTTGAAAGCCACGACTTTCTTGACTCCTCACAAGGTAGAACTTGCAGGTAGAACTGGAGGATCACAAAAAGATAGTGCTATTCAAAATATTAAAGCAGTTACTGGAAACCAAGATTCTCCGGAAGAAGGATATACTGGTTAGGCTTCTTCTTATTTAAGTAAAGCACATCGCTCAATCCAATCTTTACATGGAGCTACCTATGAAGTATATATGCCTATTGATTATTTGCATATGTTGAATTGTGTTTGCATTTATTATGTTGCTAAACAAAAAGATTGCTGGGATGCAGGCTCATATATTGAAATCCCTGCAACAAGATTAACTGCTGATTCTTGGAGTCAAATCATTACTGATATTTATAATAGACCTTCGCCTATGCGTCCATACTATTATATTCATAATTTAAACCAACAATAGGTATTACCTACAGACCCTCGTACAAAGGTTGCTACTGGAACAGGTCTTGAAGAAGTTGGTATTGATATGAATGGAATTTATCAGGTTACTTCCGCTTCTGGAGGAGAATGGGAGGATAATGATATTGATGCAGGAACTACTGGTGGAACAAATATAGAAACTCAAAATTCTAACTTCCAGAGAACATTTAAGCTAAAGACTACGAAAGGAGAATAGCAAGTATCGTTGGTAGAGAAACCAATTGCCCTTAGAGCTGGAAATACTTCCAATGTTCGTTGTGAAATTAGATACGGTAAGGATGACAGTTTATTCCAATTAGTAGAAGTGTAGATTGATTATGTTAAGTGTCCACAGTTTATCCGTCTAACTCAAGAACAGATAGACTTAACAGAAGACACTTCTCAAATCATGGAGTTCCCAGATTATGTAAACCAAGAGATTATAAACGAGTTGGTACACTTAGTAATGGAACGTGTAAACGATCCTAGACTAGGCAATAATATCTAGATGACTCAATCTATTGCTAGACCAACTGGGCAATAGCAACCAGCCCCTCAACAAGGCTAATTAAAATTTAATTAAATATGGCAACAGGTTTAAATTTTCAAACTTAGACGATTATTAACTACAATGTAGACCCAGACTCTGGGAAAACTCTTTTTGAAGGAGTAACTAATTATAAAGTAGATGGTAAAGAAAAAGCAGTACTCAAAATAAAAAGAGACTTTATTCTTGTAAAAGATAATGTATTAGCAATTAGAAAAGCAGAAGGTAAAGAAGCTGTAAAATGTTCTGCAGAAGTTGACTTTTCTACATTACTGGATACTTTAAAACCCAAAGAGGGCAGTAAGAATTATTGTAGATTTGATGTATATCTAGGAGTAGAAGGTGCGGAACCTTATATTTACTCAACTCCTTGGGTTTAGAAAGGAATACCTTTCTGGGTAGAATTTACAGTTTCCGATTCTGCTACAGCAAAATCAATCGCTGATGATTTAGAAAGTCTTATTAAGAAAAATAATGTATTTCAATAGGGAAAAGATCTTATTAAGATTACTAATAATGGAAGTGGGAAACTTACTTTAACTGGAACAGACGAATTTCAAAGATTTAAAAAGATTGAAATTAGTCTCTATGACGATGTAGAAGATTATGCAGATAAAGTTGCAGAAATCACAACAAGCGGACCAATTAAAGTAACAGCAAGAGGAGAAAATAGTTTTGGTACTTATTCTTAGATTATTAAAGATTTAAGATTGCCTACAGCTGCTAACACTCAATGGACCCATATCCGTCAAGCCGAAACTCCTATTGTAGGTGCTATTTATGATCAATATATTATTGAATATGCCGCTCCTGCCACTAATGATGGTCTACAATGTGTTGGACAAAGAATGAACTCACATACAACTCATGTATTTTGGGTGAAGCATGATTTAAAGTCTGTTTGGGAGACCGCCCTAGGTAAGATTGACCCAGATGGAGGTTCAATAGATGCAGAAAATGTTATGAAATCTTTAGACGACAGAGTGTCTGAATTGGAGTCTAAAGGAGGTTAATAAAAATAATAAATTAAAAAGGTAGTTTATGGACTACCTTTTTAATTTTTAAAATTGTGGAACAGTCTATTTTAGAATGGGCCTTAGCAGTAATAGGTAGTGGTGGTATTGGCGCAGTTATTACCTACATTTGTACATTTAAAAGCAAGAAGAAATAGGTGGAAGCTGAAGCAGAATCTTCAATGGTTGATGTTGAGCAAAAGAAAACAGACCTCAAACAAGATCAATATGATTATTTATAGAAAACGTGTGATAAGTATATAAAAGATTATCATGAGCTTGAAGGTGATTTTAGAAAGCAGATTTCAGAATTGAGAGAGTAGATGGATAAAATCATGCTAGAAAAATCTCAAGCTATATCTGCGAAATGTAATGAAATTGCCACTTTGAAATCAAAAGTTACTTATTTGAAAGGTATTAGATGTTATAACTTTACTTGCAAACATAGGATAATAACTAATCCTGATAAAACAGAAGAATAATGTATATAGAGAAACTTGCATCCCAAATTCGTAATGATGTTGTATCTGGACTAAGAGGTTACCATTAGAACTTATCTATGAATATGGATTAGCTAGAGGATGAAATAGTTGCCTGTAGATTATCTATATTACATTAGTATTTCCTTAGAGGGATATTCCCTATCAAAGACCTATTGATAGCAATTAATTGCATAGATGTAGATTGTGAATCTCTTGAAAGGTGTAGATGTGGAATGAGAAGTGCAGATGATACTGTAACAGCGCATTTTGAAATTCCGCAGGTTATTTCGCAATACGGAAAGCAAGCTATTGAATATATAGGTTCTACTGATAGACAAAATAAGTTCACAATAGTAACATCATTATCAGAATTTAATAATAGAAAATATAGAAAAAGAAGTTAGAAGAAGCCATATGTTTGGATTGATTTTGCTCCAAACGCAAATGGAATGTTAGACTGCTTCTTATTTAATGCCCCATTTTTGCAACAAGTTTCTGTAGTTGCTGTCTTCAAAGATCCTAGATAGCTTAAATAGTACAGTTGCTGTAACACTGACGAGCTTAATGGCCCAGATGTAAACACCAGTTTTATTGATTAGTTAGTTAAAGAGAAATTAACTAAAGAAAAACTATACTACTATAGATAGGTGGCTGCACAACCTCTTCCAAACGATTAGCAATATGTAACAGGAGGATAATATGAGTAAACTTAATAACTTTCATTACGCCATAAGTTTAGCTCAAACGCTATACGATATTGAAGGAGATGACGATGACCTAGAAGAAATCGGTCTAGTAGCATATAACTTTATTGGAAACAAAAATACTAGATTATATAAGGCATCATTAGATATAAATTGTTAGGATGGGTCAGCTTAGCTGCCTTGTAATGTTGACATTATAGAAGCAGTAACTTATTGTGGTCCTGAGGATTGGGGATATACGAGTAATACAAAAGAGTTTGGAGATATACAGTCTTTGTATACTGAAAACTATATAGAAAGTAGAAAAGCTTTCCTAGATCCTTTTTATGTTAGCGGAAAATTCGTTAAATATAAAAGAGTGGGAGATACTCTTTATGTAAATAAAGGACTTGGAAGAATAAATATTCTCTATCATGGAATATTACTTGATGAAGAAGGTCTTCCAGAGATAAATGATAAGGAAGCTATAGCAATAGCAGAATATATTGCCTATACTTATAAATACAAGGAAGCAATACGTACTAACAACTAGAATGTGTTGAAAATGGCTTAGGAATTAAAAAGATAGTGGCTCCTACATTGTTAGGCTGCTAGAGTTCCAGAATATGTATCACAAGAAGAAATGGATAAAATACTAAATGTATAGGCTTCTTGGGGACGTAAATTCTACAATAAGAGCTATAAACCAACTATGTAAAATATGTAGGGAGGCAATTTGTCTCCCTATTTTTGTTTATGATTATGAGTGATAAGAATTATGCAATGGGTCATGCTTTTTCTTTGCATGATACCTTTATGAATTTTCCAGTAGAAAAACTAAAAATGACAACAGAATAGTGTAAAAAGACATATTCTGATGGAAGTAAAAGAGATTTAGCCGCTTCTATCTTTGCAAGAAGCGTATAGATGGTAGTTGACGATATTATAGATAATAATGTTCATTTTAAATTACCTGGAATGGGGAGAACCTAGGCATACTTATATATGAAAAGAACAGAAGGTAAAAAGTTTAAAAAGGCATTTAAGAATGGAAAATGGAATGATGTAGATTTTATTATGTCCAATTTTAGCGGTTACTAGTTAACTCTAGAGATGTAGAGCGAAAAAAGACTCCCTAGGGAGAAACCTATCTATCTTTCTGGAAAGGATAAGTAGAGAATTATAGATAACACTAATATGGGTAAATAGTATTAATTATTATGGTACAAAAAACTATATAGGATTACTATGACCAAATTTGTGAAGAGTATCCGAATATTCCTAGGTAGGATATTAAAAGAATTTTGCAATACGGATGGAAATCGTTATACTTACATAATAGTTACGGAGGAGACACTCTAATTAATAGAAATGGGTTCTGGTTTTACTGTGGATAGCTAATGAACGATTCCTTAAAGTACTTTGAATATTATAAGAAGAAAATGAGAATTAAATTACGAATAATGTATAAACGTAAGAGGATTCCTTGGGACGGTTATTACTATTTCGCATTAACATAGAATTAGTATAATGAATATTTAGGTTAGAAAAATAAAAGAGGACGACCTAGGAAAAGGTTTACCTTTTCTAAGATCATCCTCTACAAAATATACGATGAGTGCAATATATCAGAAAGTAATAGGGTGGCGATATTTAGATTACAGATGCCAGCTGACTTAGGTATTAGCTTATATAAAAAAGAGTTAACTACTGATAAAGCAGAACTTATTCTAGTTAGAGAACCCCTAAAATTTCAGGATATATTATTGTCTAATTATAATTATCAATTTATTTCAGATAATTTAAGGAAATATAACAAAAATAAGAGAAAGAATGGCTAATACAGTTATGAGTGCGAAAAACACTTTCGCGGAAGGATTAGTGATGGATTTTGCTCCTGATAACACCTAGGCTACAACTCTTACATCAGCACTTAATGCTACTCTATTAACATTTAATGGAAATGAAATGTCATTATAGAATGACATGGGAAATGGTAGGGTAGAAACAGCATACCTTCCAGAAGGGTATGTTCCGGTCGGAACTTGTGAATTTGGAGATATTATTTATATAGTATCGTATAATCCAATCATTAATAAGTCGCAGATAGGGTGCTTCCCAAGTCCAGAGAGAAATATAAGTAGTGATGAAGTTGGAGGACTTGGACAATCATTAAAGTGGACTGATTTCTAGGGAAGTGATGGGAGTGGACCCAATGGCGAAATAGTAGCTTCATCAGTAAAGAAGATATTATATGGAACAAAAGATATGACTTCTGGAGATAAGTACATTATATATTCAGCAGAACTAGATAGTGCCGGAAATCATGAATATTTATCTGATTATGGGAACACTTCACACTAGCATGAAAGATTTCCAAAATTAGTTAAGATTCATGTGGTGAGTATTGAAGAGTCTGGAAAAATTACTTATTTAGATTCTTCTACTAAGTGGTATAAAGAAAATGATTTCTATATACAGAACTCTAAAAAGATAGTAGACAAACCAGACTTGGACAGTTATAGAACTATGGTTAGTTCTGCATATTCTATATTTTCTTCCAAAGTGTCTGGTAAATTGGCTCTGTTAGTTGAATTAGAGAAGATAACAGGATTTAGTTGTACGTGGAGCGCCTACACCAAGGAGATGGACGACAATTCTGATTATTAGCTAAATAAGTATTCCATATATTGGAATTTTAGTTGGAATACAGACGATAATAACATAAATCCAAATGCAGTTGTTCTGACACAATCTAAGTGGACTGGGGAAGATGATACTCACGCAGGAAAGTATCAGATATGGGAAAAAGATGAAGATAGAGATGGATGGGTGTTAGGTGGAAAAAATAAAAATTGGGTTGATGGACCGAGTATACCAGTAGCTTATCCTAACATTGATTATAATTACAGAACCATTTCTAGGGTGTACAATCCTGAAACATATAGAGGGACATTTGAAAATTTTATAAATTCAGGCTCGTATGAGGCACAATCTAAGGCTAGATTAGACTCTGTAAAATAGGAGCTTGGTTTGTCAAACGTAGAATTGATAAAAGCAAATCTCTCTAGGAATACAGAAGGTACTCCAGATGAGGGAAAATATTATTTCAATTGTTCTTCTAGTTCTATATCTAAGGATGGAAAAGTAACATATTATGCTAACTATGAAAATGAATTAAAAGCTATTTCTCCAAAGGAGATGTCTGATGATATAATTAACAATACTTTTAATCATCCTATAATTAAGCACTTTGCTGATTTTCTTATTCCCATAAAACAAAAAGTGGTTGAAGATAATATTGAAGAGTGGAAAAATCTAAACATCAACAATCTTATTTACTACTATGAACTTACTCCATCTATGCCATATGGTCTTTTAAGAGAGTTCTCTCAGGATGGTTATATAGACTTTAAGAAAATAGGTACGAAGAGTATAGAATTAAATTCTTGGAGATATTATAACTATGAGAATACTAGTACTTTGACTTGGGGTTTAGAAGCATATACTGAACCAAATAAAGGAATATCGGAAGTAGTATTTCTATTTTATGACAATCAGGGATTAGCTGCTGCTTATCATAATTCCGGGAAAATCTCATATAATGGAAAATTTACAGAATATTTCACATTAAATACTTCTGGAACAAACTACAAGTTAAATAGTAAAAATGAAAAAAATGAAACTTTTTACCATAAGGGTGAAAGGGTTTCTAAGGATTCTGCTATTATATCTAATACATATTTGGATTCTAATGGAAAAGTTATATCAATAGACAATATGTAGGATGGTGTAGATTATTACCTTGATGATGCTGGAACTATTTATAGTAATTGTTTATACTTGGTTAAAATCATAGTTAAATACTGCAGTATAGGAGTACTGAATGAGTATATTGAAGATGAAACATCATATATAGAAGACTATAGATGGTACTGGACTAATACTATGTTCAATGATTACTATTATTCCACATAGGATTTTAGAGGATTACAATTCAATTTAAATTTAGACTGTTAGGCGGTTTTTGAAGCTGTAAAAAGCAGATGGGAAGTTAAATAGTAGAATTATTTTGCCGAGGATGATTTTTCTAGTTCTATAACTAGTTAGAATGCATATAAATCTCTATCTGCTACAGTTCAATTTATTAATTAGAATCATACTTAGGATGATAACCTCAGAATGGCAGTAAGGGCTGGATTACAAAAAGATTATAATACGTTTAATCTAGAAGAAGAGTAGCTTGGAAATATAGATACAAGAATATTCTTAGCTAATGAATATATTTAGAATTATCCAGAACAACCAGAAGTTAAGTTCTCTGAAAAGGATACAACAATCTTTTCTGGTATATATCCGACATTAGCAGAAAAGCTGACTGGAGAAGTTGATTCTTCAACCTCTGATACACTAAACAAATTAGTGGATTCTTCCACCACTGGAACTGGAGAAGAATTATATGATTCTGCCAATGCTTACCAAAATTATACCAATAACTTTCATCTTTCTGCTAATTTGGTCAGTGAAAAAAAGGGAAATGCTTCTAATGGTTCTGAGCTTGTTTATATAGATTCTCAAAAATAGGAGGAAACTTCTACTAGTGACTTTACCGTATATAAAACCTCTCTTAGTAATGTATATTACGATGAAACTAACTCCAGAATTAACGAGAACAAAAGTTACCTCTTAACTTTCAGAGGAATTCATTATAGTAAATATTATTATTATAATAAGATAGACAACTCTCCAAAGAAAATATTAAGGTCATTTGTTTCTAACACTAATGATTTACAAACGTATTCTCTATACACCGGTACAGATGGTAGAACTATATAGTACGAGAAGATATTATTTTGTTCTGTTTCAGGTCAACATAAGAAAAAGGACTATTTTAATGGTGCTATATCAACTATGGCTGGAAATAAAATTTCAAGCACGGACCCATATAACATTCTGGAGGGGGAAAGTAGTAAAAACATTCATGATGGTTTAAATCAACTATCAGATATTATTCTATCTAACTTTAAGTTTATGTTTCCTATGGGTATTGGTTATAATGAAGGTGTTCATAACAATAATAGATGTGATGCAACAAAAAATGGTACTAAAATATCAAATAATACTCTCCTACAACAAGGAAAACAACTTCAAACTGGAGATCTTGGAGGAACTCTTTGTGGAATATCTACAGATGGAGTTATAGAACCTGGAGATCATATGCAATATGTTAATACTCTTACATATTTTACCCCCATAGTATTAGGATATCTAACACAGTTATTTTACTTAGGTCCAGATAATAGAGGAACACAATGGTATCTTCCAGATAATTATGTATATCTTAAAGATAATTATTCTATCTATGGAAGAGATGTAGTTATAGAACTATAGCCTATGGAATCTATAGATAATAATTCTTTCCTAGTGTTTCGAGGGTGGAATTATAAGTAGTATGTAGACTAGGTTTTAAAAAATTCTAAAATCCTATAGTCAATTTAGGAAGAACTTAAGATAGAAAATAATGTAAATCTACAACTACATGGATGTCTGAGAACTAATCCTTTAGAGATTAAGATTAGTTATATTACTCCTGATATTGATATGATAAGTCCTGGTAGTATGACTACTATATCTTCTATATATTCTGAGATCCCAAGTTATTCTGCCCAACCCTTTACGGAGGGCTTAATATACTATTACAACCCAAATACTAAAAGTTTCTCCAATGTAAGTTCTGCATCATCACTAAGGAAGCTTACTAACTACGAAATAAGAGATAAAACTATCTAGGCATCATTCTCTAAAAATTAGTCAACATTTGGAATAACAAAAACAAGAAGATTACTAACCTAGGTTAATGGAGTATTATCTCTATCTCAAATACCTACTGGTTCTACATCTACTTATGATATATAGACCACAAAACATGATAAAGGACCGTTTTCTGACAGCAGTAGATCTTTGAAAGGATTCTATTATGGAATAAAATATTATGATTGATTGGATTAAATTATTTGACGGAAATATTAGCTTGGACGTACAAACTAAAATGCTCCCAACGAAAGGAAACCTAGTATATGAATATAATCCGTTCAGGAATTATAGGATTACATAGAATATGTATGAATATAAGGAATAGCTCTATTCTCTTGGAGATTTGTGGGCTATATTCGGGATAAGCATTAATTGTACTGCTCACCGTTATAAAAAAAATAGTGTTTATAACTATAAGATAGGGGATCTAAATAGTTATAGCTACACATGGAACCCGGGCGGAGAAACAGTAACTACTGTTTCTAGTCCGTCTGAGTTTGGAAAATGGATAGAAGAGGCCTATTCTGATGGACATAATGCAGATAGAATAAATTTGGAATAGGCATTAATAGATTCGGATATTAATAACGCTTGGTATAATGTTCCATCTACAGAGACAGACCCCTATCTAAGAGAATCAGGAGAATTGGTAGACTTCATTACTGATGAACTAAACTTTTCTCTTGAACATCCTGTTCACATAATTCCTTAGCATAGTTACGATGGGTCGGTAAATCTGATAATAAATGATGGAATAAACATACCAAGACTTATTAATAGTAGATTCAGTGCTACAGGTAAGAATACATATAAAATTGTAGATAGGAAGGGAAATAACGATACTAATATATATGATTAGGGAGATTAGTTCGATATAGATACCTCTCTATATAAGAGAGTAGTAAAAATACCTAAAATAGAATTTAGAGGAGTACATTCTGGAGGTAACTTAAAAGTTGGTAACTATCATTTCTATTTCAAGTTATCTGATGCCGATGGAAATGAAACGGATTTTGTCGGAGAGTCTAGTTTAGTTAGTATATTCATAGGATTTGATGACTACTATGCTGTTCAAACAGGCTAGAAAAATGAAAACAGCTTTAAATAGGCGAGTTTTTAGATGACAAATATAGACTCTTCATATGATTATGTCTACGTTTATTATTCCAGAAGTACAGCAGAAGCAGGAGAAAACTTTCAAACCCAGTATGCTAAGATAGATAAGAAATTCTTAGTAAATAATGCTGAGATATGTAATATAATAATTACTGGCTTTGAGGACACGATAGAATTATCTTCATCTGATATAAATCTTAGCTATAATACTGTAGACAGTGTGGTTACTTCCGCAACTTGTCAAAATATGCTGTTTCTAGCTAATGTTCATAAACCTGATATACCATATAATGAGTTAGCAGACCTCTCTCTAAGATTTCTCCCGTATCTTAAATAGGAAACATATACCGTAGATATAGACTAGGACTATAATGTATCCACTTCTAACAAGGGATACTTAGACCCATTGTTTATATATAACAAGACTGGGTATTGGGGAAAAGAGATATATAGATTCGGAATAGTTTACATATTACCAAATGGTGAACTTTCTCCTGTCTTTAATATTAGAGGAGGTTATAATATTAAGGAATTTGGAAGTTCTGGTACTGAAGAATAGATTGCCTTAGCTGAATCTAACCCTCAATATATAGACAACTAGTATACGAATATACCAGTATATGTAAATAATGGTATCACGGATGAGAGAAATTATGTAAACTACAATGAGGAAACATACACTCTTCTCGGTTATGATGGCGCTGACTCTTATGAGAATATAAAAGGAGTTGTTTCTTTTTCTCCATCTAAAGACACAAACACTATATACTCTGTTGATATTAGAGTCGATGACGCTACAATGTAGGAATTAAAGAAGTATGTAAAAGGGTATTTCTTTGTAAGACAAACTAGAATACCTACTATTTTAGCATAGGGAATTACTATTGGAATAGATAAGGAGTCTAGAACCCCTACTATTCCTACAGCTGATGGATTTCTATCTGAATTATCTGAATCCCTTAGCATGACTCATGTAACGACTGATGATATTAACGATGTTAATTTTATTTCTGAAGGGTTTTTAAGTAGGTATTCATTTGAATTTAAAAAGAAATCCTCATCTTTATTTGGAAAGATTTTAAAAGCTGTAGCTATAGGTGTTGGAGTTGTTGCTTTAGCAGCAGCTACAGTATTTACGGCCGGTGCAGCAACTGCTGTTGTCGGTGGGGCAACTATGGCAGGTGCAGTAACTGCTGGGGCTACCACTCTCGGAACTATTGCAGGTACTATAGCTGGTACTGTAGGATTAAGCGCAGGACTTGGGACAGTTGGAACATTGGCTGTTGGAGCTGGAGCGGTAGGAGCTGCAGCTGGATTATCAGTAGCAACTGCAGGAGGCATTTAGGAATTAAGATATGGAGTTGCGTCTATATTTGCTAAGAAAACTTTAAACGGAAGAGCAACTCAAGCACCTTCTGGATATAAAATAGTTGAAACAGAAAGTTCCAGAAAACTTACTTAGGACTTTAGAAGTAGATTTATTCCAAAGGATTCTGATAGCAATATAGTTGCTGGAATATTGTGTCCAGATTATGAAGTTGATTAGGCTAGGTATAATTAGATATTCACAGGAAATGAACACCTTGTAGAATTAGCTAATTCCTAGAATATAAACTGCTTGAATGGACATTCATATAATTACTTTACAAACAGTGATAGACATTTCTACGTACCGTCTTACTATGATAGAAATGTTAATACTAGCTACTTAGTGAAAATCATTCCAGTTCCAGATAACACTAAATGTGTTGGGGTGGACGATATGCTGTTCAGAAGTAGGGCTGGAGAAGCGGAAGAGGCTTGGAGATATGAATGTATAGCAGAGGATTATAAGTCAGAGTATTCCAAAAAGAACGATACAGAAGATTCTGAAACTATCTCTAATAAGCAGATAAATACAGATATAATCAGAGGAAGTTTTGGACCTTACTTAGCGTTTAACGATAAGGATAATAAATTTTAGCCAGCAGAAACTGTTAACATTTATATTCCAGGATATTCTACTGCTAATATGTAGAGTTATTTCTACTTAAGAATGATAGACTCTTCTACATTTAATGCTATAACAGAGAGATATGATATATCTGAATCTGATAAGTATCTAATTAATCCTCCAAGTAATATAGTCGGATAGGAAGATAGAAGTTGTGGATACTAGTTTAATGCCTACAGAGGAGATTGTTATTTGTGTCAATTTACTCACAGGGTAAATAGGAACTTTAACGACCCTTCTGCTCCATACAATGATGAAATTGTAGATGAGAATACTTGGAAGGGAAATTATGACCCTAATAATACTGAAAAATATGAGCAGATAAACCTTGGAGACGTGAATGCTATTTAGCTAGGAATGTGGGTAACATTTAAAGTTAGATCTTCTAATAACTTAAATATTCGTACATTAGATGCTTCAAATGTAGATGAAACGGCAATGTGTGGGCATCCTAGAGGATATTATCCATATCTTCCAATGAGTACAGAGGGAACGTACAAACATCCAGAATCTTAGGTATATAATAAAGGTTTCACTAAATCTCTAAGTGAAAGATGGAACCTTGAGCTTCCAGATGTTCCTTATATTAAAAATTGGTTTGGAACTAGAATTATGTATTCTGATATTCATGTTAATGATGCCTATAAAAATGGATTTAGAGTATTCTAGGGAACACATTATAGGGATTATACTCGTGAGTATGGAGAAATAGTTAAATTAGTTTCGCTTGAATCAAATCTTCTTTGTGTGTTTGAACATGGGATTGCACTAATACCAGTCAATGAAAGAGCGGTTGCGGGAGAAGGAGCTGGGGGAAATATCTATATAAACACCTCTAACGTGCTTCCAAAGAACCCAAAAATTATTTCTGATATGTTTGGTAGCCAGTGGCCTGAAAGTATCTTAAAAGTCCCAGGAAAGACTGGAGATTCTGCGCAATATGTTTATGGAGTTGATACTGTTGCCAAGAAGATTTGGCGCACTGACGGTAATACTCTTACTTGTATTTCTGACTTTAGAGTACAAGAATTTCTGAATAAGAATATTACTCTAGGGGAAAGAGAGCTTACTCCCAAAATAGGTATTAGAAATGTGAAAACAGTATATAATGCTTTCAAGAGAGATGTGTTATTCACCTTCTATGACAATACATATGGATTTGAAGAGAAGGTTTGGAACTTATGTTGGAATGAGTTACTTCAGAAATTTATCACTTTCTACAGTTGGGTTCCCAGTTATATGGAAAACATAAATAATATGCCATTTTCGTTTGATAGAAATACATCTAAATGGATAGCGAAACTCGGTACAAGTCATACAGAAAGTTCATTTGCTGATGGTATCACTTTATCAAATGTTATCATAGAAAACCTTGAAAATGAAAACGGGGAAGTAGTAACTAATTTTAGAGTTCCAGTCTCATATATAAATAAGAAGGGGGAATGGGTAACTGCTAACTATAGTATTGCCGATGATAATAAGAGCAGAAAGAAGTACATAGGAGTATTATCCTTAAGTAATAGAATACTTCCAGATTCTTAGTTACATTACTAGATATCTTATTCATTATAGAGGGATTAGTATGGAAATTATAAAAAATTTGAAATAGTACCATTGAACTGTGGAGATAGTGTAGGTGGTATATATCTTCCAGACGATGCTATGTTCGCTGGAGCCTTTATGCCTCTTTACTGCCTTAAATTTAAAGAGGGAGGAGATGAATATACTCCAGTATTCTATAAAGATGGCCAGGAGCTTACTTAGGTATCTGATGGTGCTGGTGATACGTTCTATACTTATTAGCCCTTGTATACATCAAAGGCTTTATTGTCAGAACTTTATTATAGAAATAAGGCTAAACACGTATATGCTGATTATGATACTAATAAGATAAAGCTTGGAGACACAGTTGATGGTGAGACATTAGAAATACAAGATATGTTAGAATATCCAATATTCAAGGATATAACAGGAAAGCGCCCTACTCTTCCGAGAGAAGAGATGCTTAATGCAGATAAAATTGTAACGCTATTGAATATTAAAGCAACTATATCTATTGTTGATGATTATAATGCTTCTAAATTAAGTGATGCATATTATAATATGAAGGCAGGATTTTAGTCTGGAACATCTTTAATTGATGGTGGTTACTATGAGTCTGTTGTTGGTATAGCTCCTAGATGGAATTTACAATTCTTGTCTACGGATTTTTGGAAGCATGGACAAGCTGGATTAATTGACATAGCTGATGATATATATCCTACATATTGGTATGGAAAGCAACACCCATTTGAGTTTGAGTGTGTAGTAGTCAACGACCCTTCAATACATAAGATATTTACAAATCTGGAGATTGTCGCTAATAAGGCTAAACCTGAGTCTTTTCACTATGAAATAATTGGAGAGACTTACGATTTTGCAAAGGACAAGGTAAATATGTATTTTAGACAGGAAGCTATGAAGGCATTATGGCAATATAATGGTGCGGATATTTCTTATGATAGAAACTTCTTGAAGGTTTAGCCTAGACAATAGCCTAAATCCGCAGACTTTCCTCATAAATATTATACCAGATAGGATACTATTAATGAGATAGAGGATTATTATATTCACGTAACATATCCAGAATCTCATGATTATCGCCATTTGTCAGGAGCAGAGGTTGTATACTATCCAAATAGATAGGAATATAGAATATGGAATCATGCAATGGCTGTAAGCTTAGATGATTTAAGTCAAGATGATTCTAGGTCTATTATTGCTGCTAACTGTCAGTACTTAGAAGATAGATGGAAAGTTACAATTAATCCTATCCTAGTATGCTACAAGAATGAGTATTAGAGAAAATTCTCTGGATCTTTAATATAGCCACAAAATTCTACTTGGGCTAAGGCTAAGGATAGTTCACAAATGCTTCCAACGTTACCTATCTATAATTCTCCAATCCCAGATTAGGTATTGTCTGCTGGTGGTATAGATTTCCCAGGAACTGATGCAAATCATCCAGAGTGGGGAGAAGATAATGCCCTGTATAATCTATATGATTTATCTGGATATAATTCTGGAGGAGATTGGAAACCGTTAGACTTAACCAACTGGTTAGATGATGTAAATGTTTACAAATATAATTTTGGAGAGGCTTAGAATAGAAAAGAAATAGATGTCAAGGATAAATTCTTAAAGGTGAGAATCAGATATTCCGGAGAGGAATTGGCAGTTATAGATTTCTTAAATACTGTATATAGAATTAGTTATGCTTAATAAGAATATAAATAAAGTCAGAAGAATAGCGAAAGCCCGCTTTGGGCTTTCCATTCCTTCTGGGAATCCATATATGACCACAAATGGGCTAGCCATTCCTGGAAATAGTATTACCTAGTAGAATCTACTAGGCACAGATTATGGTGCTGAATTTAGGAATAGAGCTGAGCAAATAATGGCTCCTATTAATAATCTCATAGATTTCAATGCCAAAATGGGAGACCTATTTAGTTTAAAGTTATAGAATGATAGAAATACTTCTAGAGCAATGGCATAGATGAATACCAATGGAATTGCTACACCTAAAAGTACATCTCCATCTTTGTAGCAATCGTTCCAGAGATTAGGAGGTTGGAGCACTGTTGGATAGGTAGCAGATTTTGCTGGAAATATTATAGGAAGAGATAAGGATGGATATTTTGGAAAATATGGAGCAGTGTAGCAAACAGGTGATTAGTTATTTGATTAGGCGTCAAATGCTGTAATGGCTGTCAACCCCTTGGTTGGGGGAATAATGAAAGCAGGAGGTTTAGCTAGTGATATGCTAACAAAATATGCAGGAATGGGTACAGACTCTATGACAAAAACTGATGCAATACTAGGAAGCAAGCTATTATCTCTTACTCCTGCTGGGATGATTAATGGATTCTTTGGTAAGAAAACTAGAGATTTTTCAGCAAACAAAGCAACTATTGAACAAGTAGGAGGTTCTTATGGAGGTACTGTTCGAAACATAAATGAAGCCTCAGAAAAAGCAGGAAAGAAGTATGGACTATTTAGTAGTGGAAAGAGAAAACAAGCTAATAGGTTTATTGATAGGACAGAATCCCAGCAATCTACTATGACAAATATTGCCAAAAATGCATCGGACTTATCATCTATAGCTGCCAATATGTCAGACCTTAATCATATACAATATGGGTTTAATCTCAATGGTGGTTATGATTAGAGATATATGAGAGCAGCCAAATTTGGAGCTAAATTAAAGAGAGTTAAAAGAATAAACTTCCGTAAATAGGGAGGAGAAATAGTTGGAGCTATAAACCTAGATAATTGGCAACCAGTTATTACAGAAGCTGTTGAACAATTTGAAAATGGGGGAGAGTTAGAATGGACTCCAGTTATAACTGAATATAAGCAAGGGGGAAAATCTGAAGAATCGTCTAAAAAAGAATCTGAACTGGAGGAAACTAATTAGAAAAATATAATTCCAGAAGGAGCACTTCACGCACACAAGCATCACATGGAGAATGCTGATAATCTAACTAAAAAAGGAATCCCAGTGGTAGATAATGATGGAGAGCAATAGGCTGAAATTGAAAAAAATGAAATAATATTTACTCTAGAAGTTACTAAGAGACTAGAAGAACTTTATTCCAAATATCAGGACTATGAATATTCCTAGAAGGAGAAAGATGAAGTAGCAATAGAAGCTGGAAAATTATTAGTAGAAGAAATATTATTCAATACTGATGATAGGACTGGATTAATTAATACATTATAGAAAGGAGGAAAGATAAATGGAATTGAGTGATTTGTTAGTATCATATAAAAGAGTTGACGCTCCTAGGTTTACTCCTTCTATTCCTATTATTGAGTAGTTTCCCTCATATCAAACTCCTACAGACAAGGAGACTAACACCCCATCATTGCCCGTCTAGGCAAAACCAACAACTAGTTATTCTATAACTTCGGTTCAAGCACCTGGATTTAAAGCAAAATGGACCAGCCCTTACAGAGACAGAAATAAATGGATATCTGACCTAACTTAGGCATATAGAAGAGCTGGAATAACAAATGATAATGCCTTAAAGATGCTAATAGCTCAAGATGCTTTAGAGTCAGCATGGGGACGTTCTGCACAAGGTAAATTCAATTTTGGTAATCTAACTACTGGAGCTAAATGGAAAGGTAATTATGTAACTGGTGATGACAAAAATGCTAGGGGTTAGGCTATTAAATAGAAATTTAGGTCTTATAACTCTATGGATGAGTATGCAGCAGATAAGTTGTAGTTTTTAAAGAGACTGTATGACTTTGATGAGAATGATGATATTAATAAGTTCACTGCCAAACTTACAGGTTCTAATAAAGGTAAGAGAAGATACGCAGAAGCTACTAATTATGCAGACTCATTAACTAAAGTATTTAATAGCCTTAAGAATGGAGGAGTTATTAAAGCATAGACAGGTCGTAAAGTAGATTTTCAATCTTATCTTAATGACCCTGAATACTCTAAGAGGAAATTCTTAATCGAAAATATGAAGATATTATAGGATTCTCTAATATCTAGAAAATACCAAGAACCTCAACGACTTGCTATATTATCAGCTGTAGGAGATGAAACCGGCGGAGACCCTCAAGCTCTAAGCGAAGACAAACAATTCTCAGGAATAATACAATGGGGAGCAGGAAGAAAACCTAATTCTCCAAAGTTAGGGGAGCAAATTCATCAAATGTTAAATGAAATAGAAACTCCAAAATCCCCATACTGGAGTGATGGAGGCGGTGGTCTGCCAAAAGTACCTAATTTGATAGATGGTTATAATTCCTTCTGGAATAGTAAGTCTCCAAGTGATGCAGCCTTATATCTTAATAAAGGGTATGTAAGACCTAGAGAAGAATCAGATAGGTTTAGAAGAGCTAGACAAGCTACCATAATGAAAAAATACCTTAAATGAAATATGGACAAAAAGAAAATTTATATAGGAAATAGAACATATACTGTAGAGATAGCTGACACTGAGGAGTTATAGAAAAAGGGATTATAGGGTAGAGACTACTTAGCTCCAGACGAGGGAATGTTGTTTGTTTATCCAGAAGAATAGCATTCCGTAGAATATTGGATGAAAGATACAAAAATTCCACTAGACCAAATAGCTATCAATGACGACGATGAGGTAGTACTAGTCTATAAAGCTCAACCAGAAGATGAGACCTTAGTTCCATTCATGAATGTTAAGTATCTCTTAGAAGTTAATCAAGATTCTGGAATTGTGGAGGGGGATGAGTTTGAAATAGACGATTCTGATGATTTAGATAAATATGTAATGAAAGTACTTGCCCCAGACGGTAGTACTTAGATGCATCTTCAGGGAGGGGAAAGAATTGTTAGTAGAAAAGAAACTAGAACCCTAATTCGCAAAGCTAAAAAGGCTTATGAGAATAAGAACAAAGATTATGATAGATATTGTAAATCTTTAGGAAAATATATTTTCAAAGTAATAAAGGGACAAAATACTCGCCCTCCAGAATATGTCGAAGTTCCAGAAGGAAAGGATAAAAATTCTGACGATAAAAATTCATAATATACACATCGTATCAAAATTTCTTGGTTATACAGATATTAATATGTAGTATTGAAGTACATAAGATAGATAGATAATTAGTGCATTAATTACATTTTAAATTTTTTATTTATGAAATTAGGAAATAAGTTTTAGGCAGGAGGACCGATGCCTGCAGGAGCACCTGCTCAAGCACCTCAAGGTGGTGAAGACCCAACAGCTATGTTGCTGCAAGGAGCATAGCAAGCTGTTCAAGGACAAGATTGCGAAATGGCTATGCAAGTATGTCAGATGTTAATCGAAGCATTGGGAGGTGGAGGTAGTCCACAAGAAGCTGCCCCACAGGAAGCTGCCCCAGCTCCAGCAGAAGGGGAACCTGTTTACCGTAGAGGCGGTCGTTTAGTGAGACGTATAAACGCTTAACAAATTTAACACGTAGGGGTATATCTAAAATCTAATTAGGTGTACCCCTTTCTTTTAATATATAAGTTATGGCAGACGAAAAAGGAACTTAGAAACCAAAGGAAAGAGTTAAGTATAAGTTTGGACAAAATGATATTGACCTAACTAAATATATACATAACCTGGGAACTAATGTCTAGTCATATCTAAATTCCAGGAATTGGAATGAGGGCTAGAAACAGGAGTTCATGAATGCATATAACAGATACTTAACTGGATTGCAAGACTAGCTTGCAAATAATACTAATAGATTTACTACTGACGACTTTGGTTCGATTATTGATTCTACTGGAGCGTTAAGTAATACTGACAATGATGATATAGACCCAGTTGGTTCTGAATACTATTATGATAATAAAGGTAATCGTATTACTACTGACGATTTTAACTTATTGAAGAAACAAAAATAGAAAAATTATAATACATTTTCTGCTAATAGAGAAGTTGCTACGTACTTTAATACTATAGGTAACGCTTTGAAAGGTATGGAAACTCCTAAAGAAAAAGTTCAAGATGCATTTAATCTATCTAAACATGGATTTTTAGCTGATTGGACTACAGCAAATAACCCTGCAGGAGGGGATTTCAACTTGGACCCATATCTAGAAAAGGATGCTATGGATGAAACGACTGGAAAAAGAGGAACATCTAATAGAGCTGCATATTTGAAGGAATAGATAGAGAACTATATTAATAATATAGGGGAATATGACTTTTCGTCTTCTCCGTTCAAAAATAGGGATACATATATTTCTAGACTTCGTGCAGCCGCATAGAACTTAGAAAATGGATATAACTCAGAGGATGTTATAGCGCTTAACTAGGCTGGAATAGGAAATGAGTTTTTGAGTAAATTCTTTGCCACAGGTGCGGAGTAGAAGAAAACCGAAGTACAATAGGCTGCAGAAGATCTAATGAAAATACAATAGCAGCAACAAGACCAAAAGATAATAGACAGGAGAAATTAGTTATAGTACGAGGCTGATAGAGATAAGTTTTTTTCATAGTATTAGGCTTCAAACCCATTTTAGAGTAGAGAGCCTTCTATACCTTTACCTTTATCCTATACTAGGTAGGCAGTAGAAGAAGCTGCAATTAAGAAGTTTAATGCTGACCCAAATAATAAAGAAGCTGTTAGAGAGGCTATACGGTAGTATATAAATATTCCTTAGCTTAGTAAATTTATAAGAGGTAAGAGCAATTTAATATTGCAAGATGGTACGGACATTACAGCATAGCATATAACTAATAACTTAGACCTAGCAGCCTAGGCTGACCTATTTATAAATCCAATGTATTTAGATGAACGGGGAAAGAGCATTTTGCCGAATGGATATTATGTATTGCCGGGGTCAGAAGACTATGATAATTGGACCTATATAGCTTACAATCCTAACACTAGACAATATCAAGAGTAGTCTATGCTATTAAATGACGAGTTAAAGAAAAGAATGGCATACTCTGAATATGACAAGAGAAACAAAAAGTCTAATGAAGCTCAAAAACATTAGCTTGGGGGAACTTTCAAAGATATGGAGAGTAGACGAAACAAGGCATAGGAAGAAAAATAGAAAGTTGAGTAGAAATCTTACGCTACTGGAAGAACTAAGGAATAGATAGAAAGTGACTAGGCTCCACATACAGAATGGTCGAAAGCAGACCTTCTTAGATTAGGGGCTATAGGAGGTGACGTAGCTAGCTTAATAGCTAGTATGACTGGTGTAGGATCAGTAGCTTCTGCTGGTATAGGAATGGCCTCTACTGCAGCAAACTAGGCTGCAGATATGGCAGAAGGAATGGGATTTTTAGAATCCTTAGGAAACAATGCTGTAAGTTACGGTCTAGATGCCCTATCTCTAATACCTTTTGCTAGAGCTGCTAAGATTCCAAAGACTATTAAAGCGATCGCTGGATTTGCTCCTAAATTAATGGCAATTATAAGTACAGCACAGGGTATATCAAATGCTCCAGAAATTACCAAGTCATTAAGCAAGTTAAATAGTTCAGAATCACTAACAGTAGAGGATTGGAGAAATATTGCTAATGGAATTTAGATAGTATTAGGAGGTACCGCTGCTACTCATAGAGCGTCTAAGGCTAAATCTCATGTTGATGCTGCTAGGACCAACGATGAATGGTTAAAGACTGAACAAGGATATAGAAGAATATCCGAACAGGATATGAAAAAACTTAGAGAGGCAGCTACTATTAAAGAATAGAATACCATTCTTAGTCCTTACAACGTAACGCTAGCTGAAAGTAGGAAAAGATTTGGCTTAGGAAAAGGTAAAGGGAAAGCAGATATAACTTCTGAAAACTATTACTATGACTTTGACAAACCAGTAACTACTTATTCTGGAGATCTTCCTATATAGCATACGTTTGGTCCTGGAGAAAAATGGCTAGGAACTAGAAATATACCCTCATTAAGAATTCCATCAGTTAGAGATGCCTACAATAGAGTTATTCATCCACAAGCATACAACAGAGCTAAAGGTAAAGCAACTGAAGGTAATAAATAGAGAAGTACGTTTGATATTAGCAAATTAAGAGAACTTAGTTCTCAAACTGGAAAACTTACTTCTTAGGAAATAGCTACTATTAATAGATAGAGAGTTAAATCGGGAAAAGGAAAGCTTACTGAATAGGAAATATAGACTCTAAATCAAAGACGTTAGAATAGGGCTAGTGATGGTACTGATAATTCATTCCAAGCACGCTTATAGAGATATAAGGATGCTAAGAGAGAAGGAAAATTTACTTCTGTAGAAGATGACATTAAGAAAGCTAAGGATGAATTGTCAGAGGCTACCAGATAGCAAAGACTTGCCGTACCAACAGGGCAGGGAGAAATAGTATCGCCTGATGCTAATTAGGCTAGATTCATTATGGGATTCTCCCGTGCTATTCCTACCGTTAATCCATCTAGACCTCCTATATTTAATCCTCCAGCTATTATACCAAAATAGTAGGTTAGGATTGAACAACCACAATAGTCTCCATTCAACTATGATAGAATTAGAGAAGGCTTAGCCGGAGCTGAAAGAGAGAGACTTGGAAAGGATATTGGAGAATAGAGATTATAGAGAGCCATAGAAACTAACCCAGAAAGGAGTGCAAGACTTCAATCTGAGGAAGCATATAGAAATGTTAGATAGGCGTTCAATCTATATGGAGCACCGTAGTATAAAAGACCTCTCACAGGGACAGCTTATAAAGCTAAATAGGATATGTATAATAGACTGTTTAACTAGAGAAGATACGACGTTATTGAAGCTTTCAGAAATAGAGAACTTCCTCATAGACAATCTAACAAGAAAAAGAAAACATCAAGGGATGATAGAAGAACTGTTAAACGTGAAGATGGTGGTACTCTAGATCTTGTTAGAGTAAGAAAATTTCAAAACGCTGGAAAATTCCCAGAGTGGTATTCCAAACTTTATAAATTTTAGAATTTAACTGGTTGGAATAATTAGTTGAATTAGTCATTAGCTGGACCGACTATTACTAATGAGAATGCTGGGCATTATAGAGCTGGGGATTTGAATGAGGCTTATACTAAAAATAATTCTTATACTTCTAATCCAAATCTAGTAGGATAGGACTTACAATCATATTATGATTCTTCTTTTAAGGGAAAATCTCTAGATGATTACGTAAGCGCCTACAATGCTAATGCAGCTAAAATTAGAGGATATTGGGACTAGGAAAGAACATATAAGCAGTCTGGAGCTTAGGAGCATAATAGACTATTTAAGAATATGTTTGGAAATAGAAGTGATAACTCTAATAATGTATGGAATATTGGTTATGACTCTAATTTGGAGGATATTGTTGGCTCATCTACCTGGCTGAGAAGAATGGATAGGTATGAGAAAGAATTTGATAATTTGTCCAACGAGGAAAAGAAATCAAGAATCCATAAAATAGATTTAGGAAATGGAAATTATGGATATGTCTACAAGAAAGCCAATGGAGATATAGCGGTATGGAATCAACCAGTAACTCCTTCAACTTCCACGAATCCTGCTGATAGTTAGACTACTTCTACTGTAACCTCAGTAATACAACCTTCTCAAGAACCTAGTGATAATAAACAGAATAAATCATTCTTTAGCAATATTAATCCAACTATAGCTTATGGATTACCAAGAGCGATGTATACTGATAGAATGAATAGAAGAATTACTGATTTAGCTAAAGAATCTATAGTTCCACTATTGAAAGACCCATTCGAAGTACATCGTTATACTAGAAGCGATTTAGATGCAGAAATGCAAGGAGAGCGTAACTATGCTAACCTTAGAAGATTAGCTAGTAGACCTATAACTTCTGATGGAAGTTTACAAACTGCAACATAGTTGCAGGCTGAGGTTTAGGGACAAGAAGCTAGAACAGCTGGAAAAGAGAAGAGTAATTAGGTCCAAAGATAGTATGATGAACTAGCTTGGTAGCAGGAGAAAGAAAACGCTGCTAACAGACATGAAACTGCTATGTTTAACAGATCATAGCAATGGGGAGCTGATTAGGATAAGAGTAAATACGAATGGGCATATTTAGCTAAGAAGTTTAATATTTGGGATGTATTCGGACAATAGTTAGAATATGATGCAAGAACGAAGTAGAAAGAAAATAAGGCTTTGGCTGATAATTTTGCTAGGTCTGATATTCATAACGCTATTAGTTATGCTCCAAATGATTACGGAGCTAACTTGACTCCTGATGAATTAACTGTATGGAATAAAGTCTTATCTGGGACTAATCCTTCTAGTCTGTCATCTCAAGAATTTAATTCTTATAAACTAGCAGCCTAGAAAGTTTCTAGAGTAGAAACTGAGCAATTAAGATAGTATTACAATGTTCCTAATACTAGATGGTCTTTGACTCCTAGTACTCCTTAGTCTCCTACAACTTCTAAAGCAATATCTGCTAAGAATGGAGCTAAAATAGCTGTTGCTGGAATAGAAGCAAAGACTGCCGACGCGGAGAGGTTTTAGAAACAAATAAAAGAATGTATAGATAGAAATGAGAAAGCCATAGATAGATTATCTAAGAGTTTATATGGACTTATAAAAGCTTCAATGATAAAATGATACTGAAACTATAGCAAGGGGGGAATGCCCTTCCCCCTCTTGTTTCTTATCAGCCAGTAACAGTTACTGGTGGGGCAACTGCTGGAGCTTCTGTAGCAGCTCCTAGCGATAATCAAGAGACAACTGATTTAACTGACAAGGACTTATTAAAAATGCTTGAAAAGTTAGACGGGCTTCCTAGTGATATGGCTGTATTAACCTAGACTCTCTAGAACTTTTATATAGACTAGCAATACAGTCCATTCCCAAGTACTTCTAACATAGCATCTAGATACTTGTAGGCTTTAAATCAAATGAAGATAGCAAACTTCAATAGAAAGGAATATGATGACGCCTTTTCCACTGTTGACAAAAACGGAGGAATAAATGAATTTGCTGTAACAGATAGAGGATAGTTATTCTGCATGAATGATGAAGGGGACTTTAAACTATTTTCTCTGGAATAGCTTAAAGAGAATCCTGACTATCAGCCATTAACTAATTCGGAGTTATTATACTATAGAGCGTAGTCTCCTCAATTAGCCAACAATAATAAACTACTAAAGGTAGTAAAAAATGGTATAGGAATAGAATCTGTTACTAAAATGATATAGGATAGCATAGGGAATTTAGGAACTACTTCTGAATCAAATGAAGGCTTTGTCAGAACTCAAGCATCATAGCTTATTAATGGTTTACAAGAGTTCATGAATGCATAGCAACAATCTGGCAATTATAATGCTACCGTAGATAATTTGTACAAAGGAAAATTCTTAACTAAGAACCAAGCTATGTAGGCACAGGCTGCTCTTAATTATATATATACGACTCTTCCAGCTAATGCCAAGACTTTACTAAAGACCAAGACATAGAACGGAACTGATGCAGAAGCCGTTTAGCTAGTGTAGACATTAATTAACTCTAAACTAAGTTCAACTGCAGACTTCTCTTTAGATTTAGATGACCCAAGTTCTAGTTCCAAAAATAAAAATGGTGCTGGGGACGGTCTTGATGCTGATTTAGTTACACTAATTCAGGCTAGTCATGGAGGTCACGATACTGTCTACCAATTAAATAATAAGTCAGGAATAGGAATGACCGTTTAGGGAACTGCATATGAGTAGGTAAAGGACACTAAAGGAAATCATATAGGAAGAACATCAATGGAGAATCTATTAAATGAGTCTGGATTACGTTCTATTATCAATGCTGATAACGGAGTGTACTTTGGCAATCAAAAGGTTGATTTAGATTCACTGTTGAATATCACATATGACGGAAAGGGATTGCTAAGAGTAAATCTTCCTGTACGCTCAGATGGTTCTCCTAATTTTGACCTGTTAGAGGAATATTCTAATGCTCAAGCAGAGTTCTTATTAAGTTCTCAAACAGATGAGGATAGACTTAGAATATTTGGAGACGCAGAGAAGTATCCTGGACTAAGCTCACTAATCAAACCTACTGGAGAACTAGATATGGATAAGTTTGCTCCATTTATAGTAGCGTCTGGTATGACGACAGATGGTATGGTGGAAATAGACAAGAAGCAAAATAAGTTTATCACTGAAGTTAAGCAATCTCCGGAATTAGTTTAGTAGCTAAAGACCAGTTTGGCAACAGGTTCTGGAAAAGAGACTCAGTATCTCGATATTGATGAGTACGACTGGACAGAATGGTTAATGCTTGGGTTTATGAATAGTTATGACCATATATTTAAAGGAAATATTTATATACCTCTTAACATGAACAAGACAGCCGCAGCTCTAGGAGGAAACCAAACTATCGATACAAATACTGGATAGATGTTAGAAAAAGAATACCAAAATAGGGATCTAAATTTTACTAAATTAGACCCATCAATATTAAATAATTAATTATGTTTGAAAATGATTGGATATTATCAAGCTTAAGTAATCCTACCTTAGATATAGATGATTTAGTTTCAATTGGAGGTTTAAATACTAAAAATACCCAGTTTCTAAGTAAGGATTAGTATTTGAAATCAAGCTTCATTAAGGACAATCCCGTGTTCAAGGACGATAAGGGAGATTTTTCTAAAGAGAAGTTTGATAGATTTTATGAAATGCAAGCATCCAGATGGAGAGATTTTTAGAATAATGAATTTCCAACTGGAATAGAATTAGATGCCTTTGATACGGCAAGCAATAACGCTAATGCCAAAATTAAAGAAAATAAATTTAACTTAGGACCAAACTATAATCCTGATAGGGTTTAGATTGGTGTAGAAGGTTGGAGAACTACAAGTAAGAGAACTAAATCTGAACAGGAAATAGCTCAATCTTAGAAAATATTCAATCCAGAAACAGGAAAGTTTGAAAATTATACTCCTGAAGATTATGCCTTATTTAGTAATCCAGTAAAATGGGTTTAGAACCTATTTAGGGAACCCTTGGTATTGGCTCAATATGACTAGGATGAAGTTGATGAATAGGGAAACAAACATAAGAAAGGAGAATACAAACTTAATCCAGAAGGAACTTATTATTATGAGAAATTAAACGGACGTTCTCCACTTGGAAAAACAGTTTTATCAGCTGCAAATATCTTAACAAAAGAAGATTCTGCTCTAAACAAGATAGACTTCATGGATTCTGATGACCTAGAGAAAAGTGCTACTGGAGTTATAGCTAAGAATATAGCATTAATAGCTCCAATGTTTACTCCTGCAGCTCCATATTATTATATGGCTATGGTAGCTAAGGAGATATCTAAGACACTTCCAATGCTTCATAGTGTTGCTACCAATTTGCTTGGTTCTGGAGATAATGAAGCCCCAGAATGGATGCGAAAAGCAGCTGCAGTTGGAGAATCATTATCTACTACTAATTCTGTGTGGAGCAGTGAGCATACATTCTCTTTTGAAAACTTAGCTAATTTAATTTCTGATATTGCTTTGCAATGGGGACAATAGAAGTAGATAGCTAAGGCTGTAGGATGGTTCGGAGATAAAAAAGCATTGAAGAAAGCTGAAGATTAGGCATTCCAATTCTACAAATCAAAAGTTGGAGGAAGTTTAAAAGGTCTAGAGGCCCCGTCTGATGAACTATGGAAACAATCTACTCTCGGTCAATTATGTATGAAAAAATACTATGACCCTGTAGTTGAAACTATGAGAAAGAAACAAAGATTAGGAGCTAATTTAGCTTTAGCGTATATGTCTTTAATCTCAAACACTGATGTTTATTCTGATATGCTGGAGAGAGGCGCTACTAAAAAGGAGGCTGCCTGGGTAGCATTGGGTAGTGCGGCTGGAATGTATGGAGTGGATAGGTACTTACACCTTGGAGAAGTATTCTACGATGACCTTACAGCCGAATCCATTAAGTAGGGAAGACAAGCAGTAAAAAAGGAACTGAAAGAGGCTTTCGAAGAAATATATAAACCAGGAACTAAAGATAGCCCAGGTAACTGGTATAAAAAGGGTGTAGCTTTTGGGAAGAGAGCAGCAGAAACATTTGTAGAAAATCTTAAAGACCATAATCTTGGGGGAGTTGGTAAGGCTCTAGGAGAGGGTTTAGAAGAAGTTAGTGAGGAACTAGTAACAGACCTTACTAAGTCTACCTATTCCCTTCTTGGAGATTTAGGTATGTATGATAAAAGCGTTAAGGATACTGGGGCGTTTGATAATATGTTAGAAAGATACTCCATGTCTTTGATAGGAGGTGCTATTGGTGGAGGATTGTTCTATGGAGTTGAGAAATATAAGGGATTTAACAAAACTAGGGACAAGGACTTAGTAGACTTAATTAATGATGGAAGAGCTTAGGAGCTAAGAAATATAGTAAAAGGATATGTATCTAAGGGTCGCGCAGGTAATACCAAAATTTCTGGATTACAATACTCTCAAGATAATGCCGGAAACATTACTTGGTTAAGTACAGACAAAAGCGAAGAATCTTAGAACCAATAGGTAGGTAATAGGGTACTAGAGAAGATTAATTCTTTAGAGGCAGCCATAGTTGGAAGTGGTACAAAACTTAGTCAAGACCAACTGTTCGACAAGATGGTTCTACAAGAAGCAAGATACTAGGAGTATAAGAATGCTTCTCACGTGACTGGATATTATCAAGAGTTTAGAAAGTTACAGAATTAGTTGTTGCAAGCTAAGGATACCTATGACAAGGCTGCAGAGACTGCAGACGGAACTCTTGAGGGAAGAATAACAGATTCTCCTACAGAAGCAGAAAAGTAGGATAAAATTAAGAATTTGTAGTAGTTTTAGACATCAGTAGATAACATTCAGAAGAAAATGAATGATTTTCTATCTGGGGACACTTCTCTAGACTATACTAGAAAACTTAACTTTGCCTTAGACCCAGTTCTTAACTCTGCATTTTTGGGACTTGACAGGACTAAGTGGTTACTTAACAAAATAGACCCTACTTAGGAACTTACAATACAAGATTAGATAGATTTGAATAACTAGTGGAATGACCACGTTAAAGAGACTATGCTTAAAGACTTAGATAAAGCCTTTTTAGCATATAAGGCTTTAGAGAAGGTCGTATCTCCATAGATGTTAGCTCAGTAGGACTATGCTAATCAATATAAGAGCATTTTTAATGCACTAAATTAGTTATATAATAAAGAAGATTTATCACTAGATAAATATATCAATGCCAAACCGTTCTATACGATGGATTCTAGATTAGTCGACTAGAACGGAATAGAGGAATCTGAGGAAGAGTATAATGCTAGAAACAATACAGCGACTCCTGATGATGTTCAAAAGTATTATCAAAGACAGCAAAGAGTATTTGATTTGAATAATTAGATACTAGCTGATTATATATAGCAGTTTGATGACATCTTAAGACCTATAAACTATTAGATTGATAGTTCCACAAATAGAACTATCATGCAAAACATTAGATATAGACTTAAGGATATTATCAAGAGAGAAATGCAATATCCGTTTGTTGATTAGGGCGGTAAGTTTGATGTTAATCCATACAGAACCATACTGCAAGATTTAAAAGATGATTTGTCAAATATTGATGATATACAGCAATAGCTATAGGATAAGCATTATACCATAGTAAAAGAATAGGCAAATAAAGTAATAACCCTATTAAATGATACTATTCCTCCCTTGGAAACTCTTATACCAATGAAAGACGCGGTATAGGGAGGAACTCTGAAAAATAAGATACTTAAACCTCTAAGAGAATCTAACCTAGAAAATAAGGACTAGATAATCGCAGCTATAGAAGAAGCAAAAAGAAAATATGACGAAGCAGATGAATAGGATTAGGAATTAGCAGCTATAGAACTCTATAACACTATTCCAATGCAATTCAAATCTAAAAGTCAAAATGCTTAGGTAATATTAAACGACTTTGCAAAATAGGTAGGAAAGGACTATGGAATAAAAGGTGACGGAGAAATAGGTGACAATATCACTATTGACGAATTAATAAGAGGTCTGGACACTCCAGATTCTGCCATCTATAAGTATTTTTCTGGAAAATCTTCAGCCTTACCGGAAGTACTAAGTGCGGCCCTTAAGTAGATTCCTATGAATTTTGGAAAGGATTCTAAACTTAAACTTCTTACTAATAGTGCTAGCGACCCTAGGGATGTTGCTGGAGAACCCGTTAGAAGATAGATTTCTACGTTAAATAGATATGTAAACAATCTATCTAGTAGAATATAGAAGAACCCAGTATATTCATTCTATAATAAGTTATAGGTAAATTCACACAGTCCTTTAGAAAATATTCTGTCTTCTATAACTAAGGAAATGTCTGATAATTAGGAAGAGGTATTCAACATGAATTATATACTTGACTAGGTGTATAAAGATTATATATCTTAGGATAAGTTAGATTCATTTGAGCTAAATGATACTCAGGCTAAGCAGTTAAATAATGCATAGAAAGCTCTAGAATTACTTTCCGCATACGTATATTCTGCATCAGTATCTCCAGACGGAACTCATTATTTTGGTTAGAATAAGCAGATAAATGAGTTTGCTAATACACATAGAGATGTTCTTACAAGAGAGTGGGAACCTCTTCCAGAAATAAGTTAGGACTATGCCCAAGTATTATAGGATGAGGTAACTAACTTGAATACTGAGATAGAATTATGGAAGAGAATATCTGAAAATAACAGTATGAATAAGTTAAGACGTCTTGTTGATACAGAGAATGTTGTAAATAATCTAAGATATGAGATAGGTCGTGGACTATCTTTCTAGTTTACAGTGGGAGATAAGGAATATGATTTATCTGAAGGATTGGATTCTTTACCTCCTTTTGATGGAAACCCTGAGAATCAGCTTGGATAGCTATTCCAGTTTGAACAGACTCTTCACAATAACTTTAATAAGATATTAAAAGATACTGGATGGACTCCAGAGTAGTTCTTTGCTAACTCAGACTTTTGGAAAAGGTACTTAGGAAATTACACTGATTTAGAAAAACAATAGACTAGTAAGTTAAATGAAAATCTTACTGAATTTACTAAGTATGACAAGGCTTTGTATATTTTATCAGTCTTGTCTGATAATCCATCTAACTACTATAAATCTGTACAAAATTCTATTAAAGATAACGAGGATATTGCTCCCCTAACAGTACAATAGAATATTTCCAGACTTGGGGAAGCTGCTCATACTAAAGCATATAAGGCCGGATTTAAAGCATTAGCTAAATTAGTTAATCCTAATAGCACAGTTACTCCAAATGTAGTTTATATAAATGGAGTAGCAGGGGCTGGAAAGACTGAGGTTGTACTAAAAAATATTAGATAGCGCTTCTATGAATAGCAAGCCTTGGTAATAGGGCCTACTACATCTTAGGCTATTAAACTTCAAAATTCTCTTAATGAGGGAACCTCCTATACTATAGAAGGAGACGGAAATATATTTAGTAAGTTATTACCTAATTGGGATAAGATAAACGAAAGCTTTCAAAGAGCGGCCTCTGAAATAAACAAAAACGAAGAGAATACAGAATATAAGACTGAGACAGACTACTTTGTTATGCAAAGATGGGCTAAGAACGGAGCTACTGGGGTTAAAATAGACCTTAAAAGCGACAAAATAAAATTCAATCCCGATATAAAAGCTCCGCTTGTTTTCGTAGATGAAGCTGCTCACATGAATAGTCTATAGATAGCTTTGCTAGATGAGTATGCAGAAAGAGTTGGAGGAACGGTATTTTTGGCTAGCGATTCTAACCAGTCTGGATATTCAAACGGACAGATAGAAAATTTAACGACAAATGATATATTTGCTACCAGAACTTCTAAACTTCAAGAGTCTTTAAGAACTTCTAATATTCAGAAGCAAAGTAATAATAATAAAGTTTCTGCAATATTAGATACTGCAAATGATATTATAGAATCTGGAGATAATCAATTATGGCATGATTTTGAAGCCAAGCTTCCAAATCTTATCAGGAGGTTAAATTTAAGAGTCTATAATTAGTAGGATGATATAAATGGAGACTTAATCGGAGGAAACATAGACGAGGTTATAAAGATATTATAGGATAAACATAAAGATGCTAGTATAGGATTCATAGGAGATGTCAATTCGTAGGCATATTAGAAGCTTAAATCTGCAGGATTTTCTAATTTAGGAGAACCTCTAACAGAGAAAATTATTCCTGGTAAGAAGTTTATGCAGGGCTAGGAATTTGATTATGTTATAGTAGATAATATAGACCTATCTGTAGACTTAGACGGACCAAACTCTTATGATAAGGTAACTTTCTTAAGAAGATTCTATACACTAATGTCTAGAGGAAAGACTGCTTCTATTTTCTTAGATAGGGGATTATCTAGACTTGTTGGAGCCAATACCCAAGATGATATGAAATCTATAGGATTTAGTTTAGCTAACCAAGTTTAGTTATTTAGAGATTAGTATTCTAAGGCTCTAGATAAGTTAGACCTATCATAGACTACTCAGGAAGAAACTCCGGAAGTGAAGGAAGAACCAGAAGTTAAGGAAGAGGGAGAAGAATTAGTAATATCTCCAACAGTTGAAAATACTCCAGAGTTTAATCCAGAGGCTTCTGAAGAGCAAGTGTAGCAACAGTTAGAATCTAATAAAACAGAAATATATAAGGATTTCGTAGAAAAGAATCCAGCTGAGCATCAAGATATAGAAGTATCGGAATTATCGAATCTTCTGATAGAAGCTAATACAGTAGTACCAATTACAGGACTAAAAGAGACTCTTGTTAATCCTGATGGGACACAAAGAAAATATCCAGCATGGCTTCCGGGAGAAAAAACTTCTGTTAGAAGAAACATTAATGCTATATATGATGGAACTGAGCCAATCACCAAGAGAGTAGATAAACAGAGATATTAGGATATCATAACTAAAATCCAAAGTTCTGTCATATTTGGAGGTAATGTAACTGACCCAGCTATGACATCACTATTAGGATTTAGTGAGGCTTGGAAAAACAGAAAATTATAGTTAGAAGTCAGAAGAGCTACTGATTCTGACAACTTTGGAATAGGAACTGACTTGAAACCTACATACATAGATATAGACGGAGAACGTTATATTGTATCTATTACTTGTAGACTAGATGGTTTAAGTAGAACTATTTAGGATACTCCATTCTCAGCTGTATTTGATATATGCCTTCTTTCTGATTTTAATAATTTAAGAAAACCTGCTGTATAGTAGGCTATAAAGGATAAAATAAATCAGAGAATTAAGGATGGAAAAATCACTGGAGAGAATAAGATTAAGGCAGAAAGATTTAGAGATAACTTGAGCGAATCTGTTAAATAGTATGAAGGCTTTATTAGAAGAATAGTTTCTGAACATCCAGAAGGTCATGCTATAGAACTTACTCCTGATATGTACGAATCGCATTAGACTACTAGACTGGTCAAGAGAAAAGTTCCAAGAAGACTTGGTGGAACCTTAAGTATAGCAACTGTCGAGAACAATAGAGTGGACCAAGACGGAAACTATATATCTGATTATAATAATTTCATGGATACTGACAAGAGAAAAGTAGTTTCTCCAGTATATATTTTGGGAAATAAATCAGATGTATTGAAAGGAAAAGTATCAGAGTCTATTTTCGGTAAGGCTGTAGTATTTGCATCATCTAATACTAATCTTTCTCCAGAGGAGTTAGCCGATAGATATATAGAGCAAAAGAGAAATCCTGATGCACATACTCCAGAAGTCAGAATGATTGTTCTTAATAATCATGGTTTAAGTTTTACAGAACTTATTACTCATAGAATATAGAATCAATTAACTGGGGAAGGAGAAAAAGCTAAAAAGCCTTGGAGAATGGATACTCTAGGAGTTAGGATGTTCATTGCAATGTGGAATTTCAGAGCAAGCTTAGAAAATTTCATATCTCAATTAGATAAGTGGAAACAAGAAAATGGTTATGACAGCAATAAGATACTAGATATTTCCAAAGTTGAATCTGAACTATTTAGTAGATATGGCAAGAATTGGATAACTTAGCTAAATGCTGGTAGTTAGGAGGTATAGAAGCTACTAAACCTGTATAAAGTAACAGCAGCAGACTTAGAAAACTTAATAAAGTTTAACTAGGAATACTGCAAAGATATACCTACTTTTAGGCTAGGAATTGACCTAACTAACAAAAACATTGGTGGATATGTAAGGTCATTTGATGTTAGTAATTCTAGTGTATATGGAAAGAATGAGGCTAATATGTTAGCTATAGAAGAAGAATATGCACATAAATATCATTCTATTCTATCGTCTATATTAGAACAGCTAACAGCTAATGAGCCTCCCGAAATATTTAGAAGGGCTGGATTAAACTTTAAACCTATGGCTACTAGACTGGCTAAGGCTGATGGTTCTAACTATGCTACGAATGAATATATAGGAAAGAACGAACAAAAAAGAAATCTTTCCGGACTTATTCATACAAATAATAAGAACATAGTAATTGGAGAAACAGACGAAAACGGAAATGTTATATCAACGTCTACTATTCCTGCAGAATCAATGTTCAGCTTCTTCCCCAAGGCTGTTTCAGCTATTGCTACTAAATCAAGAATATATCAAACTAATAGTAAAGCTAATGGGTTGATTAGTATTACTACTATTGACACAAAGAATAATACTGATAAGTTTGATTTTGATATTTCAGCGCTATTTGGGGATGGAATGTTGGAGAGAAAAGGTAATGATAACACATTATTTAATATGTTTAATCTTATCTTTCATGGTACTGTATAGAGCTTAGAGGAGCCTCATGCCTATACTGAGGAAGCTCCGTTTAAGTATGGAATATTTGTAGACCCAGATTTAGAAACTAGTCAGGATTATAAACAAATAAACGTTAGAGGACAAAATGGATAGGATTATGCATTCCTAAAATGTGGAACTAATCCTATATACTTTGACGTTGACGTTGATGTTATATCTGGAGGTATTGCCCTTAACCTTTCTAAATTATTAGAGGGAGGAAAGAGATAGCTAAAAGAAGAAACCAAGGTAGAAAACCCGGCGGAATAGTATATAGGTTATTCCTCTAAGATAGTAGATGAGTAGGATAGAACTAGATTCCAGAACTTCCTTCTTAATGAAGGAAAGGAGGACAACGAACAAAGCTATATGGAATATGTTACTATATAGAACAACAGAAAATTGATTAATTTCTTTAGAAACGGATCATCTGTTGATAACATAGTAGAGCTTATTAATATGTAGCTAGGATAGCCTACTATAAAAGATGTAAAGTATGAAAACGGAAAAATAATATATACTGACGTAAATGATGGCACTGGAGAGTTGAGTTTGGACACTGAGGATATGTATATCTCTATGACACCAAATAAAACTAATTCAGTTGAAGAGATTACTGGACAGTCATTTGATTCTATGGTTGTTGACCCAACAGGAATGGATATAATGACACACTAGGACTTTTTAAATTAGTTAGAAGAGACATTCTAGGATGATAGTGATATATAGATGCTATCAAATTCTTCAAACGTAGAAAGCTATCTAGAATTGTTAGTAAGTATGAAAGATACTTTGAATAATAAAATAGAACAACTAGAAGATTCAGATTTAAAATGGAATTTATCTGATTACTTATTGTATGTAGATACTTCATGTTTTTAAAAATAAATGACTATGGCAGCTTGTAATGTTAAGTACGACAAAAAAAGTTATTAGCAACTAGCCTCAGATTTAAAGTTATTGTATAATCAAATTAATAGACCTGGAATAGAGGACAGAATTATTAAAACTTTGGAATTTAAGTATAAATCCAAAGATGGTTAGGATAAAAGATTACTTCTAACAGATTCTGAAAACTTGGATGAAACTTCTAGAGAGTTTATTGACGATGTAAACAATATAGTATGTGGGCTAGCTAATGCTTCTTTAGACAAATTACCAGAAAAAGCCATGAAGTTTAGAAATATTGTGTTGTCAACCTTCTTCGACATGAATAGTGTCGGAGAAGTGACAACTCAGATTTCTGAGACTGAAAAGGAAATGGAAACTGATGAAAGTCAAGAAGCAAGAAAATTATAGAAAGTAGAAGACACTTTATTAGAAATATACGGACCGATAAATACTGGTCTTATTCAGGAAGTAACTGACAGCTTTGGAAGAGAACTTAAATAGAAGTTAATATATAATAACTACCTGAAAACTAAGTACGAGTTGACCTCTGATGAAGTCAACAAAAGAATCGTGGACTATAAGGAAGGGAAATTTGAGAGCATTCTTGGTCATCTAAAGGAATAGTTCCCAAATGATTCTACTTTGCAATCCATTACAAGTATGTATAGCAATGGAATGTTAAATTCTAGTCAGTACTACTATGTTATAGATGCTTTTAGAAAATATGTATTGCAAGACCCCGATAGAAATACAAAGTTTAACCAATAGTTAGAGGATAAAATCCTACAGAAAAATAAAGTATAGCAAGAATATCTCTATAGACAACTAATTAAGACTATACTAAATAACCCTAAGCTTAATACATGGTTTAATAACAAGTACAATACTAATTATACGAACTCGGAAGCAAAGACTTAGCTGTTTATGGCTAACAGATTCTCTAATTACTATCTAGAAATTAAGGATAAACTTCTGAAAGAAATTGAGAGAGGTGCAGAGTTTAAGGATGAAGTATTGCCTATTATTCAGGAGATAGAAAATCCTAAGGATGATTTATTAAACTATGTAAATGATTATATAGTTCTTACGCAATTCGATGATTTATTGGCTTAGAAACTAGGAAGTAGTATTGGTATAGAAAGAGGCTTCTTGAATAATGTAGAACCATAGAGATAGAACGCTAAGAAATATGCACTGAGAGAATCTCATGCGCATCAAAAGGCAGGATGGGAAACTGCTAACAATGAGGGAAGTGAAGCTCATACTAGTACTGGAGTAAAGGATATGTTGGACACTATATTTGTTTATAAATATAACGAGTCTCATCAATTACTTCCTTAGACATTAAATATGACGTCATTGATGCAGGCATGGCAATCCTTGTTATCTGACGTATTGAATAATAATATCAATTTCGATACAAGTAACAGTGAAGCTGTTGTAGGAGTGCTGAAAGATTTAATTAATACATAGAATGTTAATGTTTTAGACAATATTGTAGATATTCTAGAAATATTATTTAAACCATAGGCTATTCAAAATTCTAGAGGTAGAATGATAGATTTTATGCGCAATGAGAACCTGTTCTCAGAATAGCATAAGAATATACTATATTCATTCTATAATGAAGTCTTGAATAAGGATAATCCTAACTCAAATATATCTATAGAATTAGGAAGAGTAAATGACAACCTAAAATATGGAACTAAATTCTTAGAGACTGTTTCAGATTTATGTGCCATTATCTATAGAAATGTAAATAACAATTATATTGATTGCAATCTACAATCATCGAAATCTTTATTTGCTGTAAAGAAGAAATTTAATTGGGATGCGGACTTATTTGATTCTGTCGAAAGGATTACTTTTAGAAGTAAGACCAGATAGATAAATAAACTTGGGGAAGATAGATTGTCTAAATATAACTATACTTCTGTGCCAGATTAGACTGGTAAGTTTATATCTAAGGTTGAACTTCCTGGAAAGGAAGGAACATTATATACATTTGGATTTAGATATAATCAAGGAGCTTCTAATATGGAGGGACTGTTCTCTACTATGGACAACTTAGAGCTAGAGAACTCTACGGTGAGCATAAATGGAAAAGAGGTTCCAATGTTAGATATATTAGCTGGCATAAACCTTAGAGACTTTAGTAATAAAGTTCTTCAAAATAAAGAATTACTAAATGAGTATGAAACAGTTCTAAATAATCTATTAGAAATGTTTGACTATTATTTAGACACTAATTTCTTATCTGATAAAGGATTAGAAGCGTTGCAGGGATATAAAGACAAGTATACTTATGACCCAAAAAATAACTTATTTTCTAAGAATTATCTTAATCATTTCCTAAAGTTAGCAATTAGAACTGCTGACATTGATAACTAGGTAAAACTCGCTGGGGATTAGGATATGAAATAGTTTTTGATGGAAAACTCTAAATATACAAGTTTGTTTAACAGAGAGTCTAAAAAGCCATCCTCTAACGTTTTTGACATCCAGGCTAATAGAGTTTATTTTAAACCTGTAACTACTAGTGATAAAGCACTTAGCGACTTAGCTAAAAGCTTTGTGGAAGCGTCTGGTAGGTCTGTACGCTCTACATCTCTAAATAAGGCAGGCTCAAATGTCTCTAACTATAGTATATCAAGATTAGGCTCGGAATTAAATAGACGTTTGCATAAATAGCGCCAAGAGGGTGGACCAGCAAGCTCCTTATTATTTGTATAGAATCCCAATGCTATAGATATAGACCCAGTAATTGATGGCGAAATAACTACACCCATTGGCGATGTTAAAGCTGTTAGAGATATGTCCTCTTCAGAGTTATTTCAACACGCAATTCTAGATAAGTTCTATAGTTCCTTCTTGAAGACTGGAAGAATATGTTTCCAACCTACTGTATACTCTGATAAGACCAACTTCTTGAATTATATGTCTAATCTATCTATGTTTAGTGATAACATAATGGATTTAATGTCTGATAAAAGTCAAGAATTTGTTGACTTATATAGAAATACTTTCTTCTCTGCCCATAATCAAATTCAAGCTAACGTAGTAACAAAAATGGAAAAACTAATGTCATTTTTGACTACTGAATATGGAGCATAGTTTAGAAAGGAAGGAGATGTATTTACGTCTAACAGGCTAGATAATGTCAGAACGTTCCTAAGAAATAGAACTGAGAGTGATTTAATTTCTCTTGTCTTTAGTTATAACCAACACAATCTTGAAAAGATAGAGTTAGAGAAAGACAAGGATTACAGAAATAGAAAGAAATTCTGCGACCTTAATGAAATAACAGATTTTTATGCTAAACTATATAATGAGCCAGTTCGTCTAAAGAAATTTCTAAAACAACAGTAGGAACTGTTCCTAGAAAACCTTAGAGAATATGGTGTTAATTTCCGACTGTTTGATTCAACTTAGGAATTGAACTCTTGGATTAATAATAAATTAAATGAGAAGGCTGCTACTTAGACAGTTAGATTATTGTCTGATACTAAATTGCTTCAAGTAAAAGATAGACAAGCTTTTGCTGACAAGTGGATTGATAAAGAAACAGGAGAATTGCTACTATAGAAAGATTCAGAAATGAATCCATTCTTAGAGAAATTCTTCTATATAGAGGGTTTGTTTAGTAATAACCTGAGACTTAGTTTATCTGGAACAGAAATAAATCATCCAGACAAAGCAAATGGAACACTATTTAATAAGATAGCTTCTGCTGTTAGTGATGTAAAAGAAGCGGCTAACAATCCGATAAAAACTAATGTAGCTAGAAAGGCTTTAGAGAATATACTAAATAATAACAAAATAGGTTTTAGTTCTCTTGATAATTTTATCGAAGAGTTTTCTTCAATGAGAGCTATAAATGATTTAGATGAAAAACCTAATATGTAGGATATATATGATAAAACTATCATAGAAATTATAAATACTGCATAGGGAACTCAATTTAAACGTAATGTTATTATTCCAGCTACTTTGTAGCATCCTCTTACTGGTTTAATAAATGGTGTTGCTAGTAAGGTTAATGCTGCTGTTGCATATGATATGTCAGCACCAGTCAATAACCTAAGAGAATCTGATGAAATAGATTCTTAGGATGGTAGTTCAACTATGTCTCCTATTCAAGTTATTTTGGAAAATAATTCTTTGGGAGATTAGAGAGTTGGAACAAACAGAAAGCCTATATGGGACGATTAGACTGGGGACTTAACATCATTTCTAGCTAAGTTTGCATCGTTTGGATAGACTAATGCGATGATGTTACAATCATTATAGTCTAATTCAGCTTAGTATAATATGTTCAAGAAAATGCATAATATACATTGGAATGGAGCTATAGATTTGACTAAGAATATTAATCAATTCCAGTAGACAGCATATGACTAGGAAGAAGTTTCTAGATGGTTTAGAGAAGCAATTTTAGGAGGAGAAAAATTATTCTATAAGAACCAGCTTGGAGAAATAGTCTAGGTAACTGACTTTGGAAAAGACAATTCTGGATATTTTACCGTAGAGACTATTCTAGGAAAAGGCTCTAATAAGGTATATCATTACTTTAGTGATGATACATCTGAGCATAGTACAGTTGGTGGATAGGGATTCCATACAATAGACAGTCTTTATGAATTGTTTGTTGCTCTTGGAGGTATTAATTGTACTAACGCTAAGGGAGTAACTTCCGAATTTAGTAATTAGGTTTTAACTAACTTTGTAATTAATGTTGGATATAAGGTTAATCCGAAAGTAACTTCTATAAATGATATAGTCCAACCGCTTAAAGATAAGTTTGTAGCATATGTATTTAATAACTCTGCAGTAAAGAATGGCGCTAAGAACATAAACAGTGAAGATGTATGGACTAATAACGCCCCCCTTAATACTTTCTAGTTAAATATATAGGGATTAGGTATTCAGCTTAATGCTGACCATGATGTAGTTGACTCAGAATTAACAGAGTTCTCCCAGGTAGTTGCGGCTTGTGCGGCATATGGAAAGGATTATAAGTCCGTAAATGAGATTTACTACGGATTAGCTGAATCAGCATTCTAGGCTTCTGAGTAGGAATTAACTAATATACAAAGATACTTCAAAGATTACGCTGAGGACCCAAGTAAAGCTAAATACTAGTTGTATAAGATAGTTGGAAAACTTATAGTATAGTCCAAGAGTAATAGTGATATGGATTTAACTGAAAAGTTAAAATAGGAAATAAACAAGGAATTTAAGGTTAACAAAGATAACTCATCTTCTGGTCTAAAGATTCCTTTTAGCGATCCTAGTATCTATACACAATTTATTACTAATATCACTTCTGTAATTAATTCCAAGTCTATTAAGCGTAAACACCCTGGGTCTGGATATGTTATGGCGCCAGGCTATAATGTAGTTCAATACTTTCAATGGTTTGATCCAAAAACCAAAACATATAGGAAGTATCTTTTTGAGGACGTTTTAAAGAGAGCTAGAAATGACTTTAAGGGAAAATTAAGAAACGGACTAGAAGCATGGTGTGCCCAAAATGGAGTTGACCCAAACAAATATGGAGAACGTAAAAGAAGAATTTCAAGTTTTGACCTAGCCACACTAATCTAGGAGTCTTCTGATAAGATAGACACTTCTCTTATTCCTTATTTAAGTATAACATCTTAGGACACGACTGAGTATAATAGACAGCTTGTAAATATGTTCCTAGCTTCTAAACAAGAGGCAGAGCAAGTAAGGGACAAGTCTTGGTTTATGCCAACTGACATAGTTCAAGTAATAACTCCTACAGGAAAGCTTGGAGAACCTATTGACTTGAGCGATATGGAGACTTATTATGATTTTAAAAACAGAACTGAATTAGAAGGAACTAAGTTTCAATTATGCTTAACCAGACCTAATAATTTGAAACCTTCATTCATTAGATGGAGATACAAACATTAGGATAGTTTAGAATCTCTTTAGATAACTAAGTCTGCTGAGTATATTAAACCTTGGAAATCAGATCCGACAAAATCAAATAAAGCTTTTACTCTTAGTTTAAATGAAGATCCTGATAGAAAATTTGAAATAGTTAAAGATAATGAAGATCATTACTGGTCTATTCATTTTAAAACTTTAAAAGAGGGAGAGACATTTGAAACTGCTCCAAAATTAACAAAAGAATAGAAAGAAAGATTATTTAGTGCTGCAGCATCATAGATTCCTATTGGTGATTACTTAAGTACTTGGGGAGAATTAACTCCAGGAGGAGTTTCAGGTTTAAATAAATTTGATAAATACGGATTTACCAAAGTTTCTTATCGAGATGTTTCTTTAAAGAAAACTAATGATAAGATATAGATACCTATATGGCAAAATACTGGTAAATACATGAATATATATGATCATCCTATTATTAGAGGTTCTTGGAACTTACCAAAATCTGAAAGACCAAAACAAACTTAGATATAGTAGGTTTTAGACTTACTAGATGAAGGAAGGTTTGAATTGAATGGATAGATATTAGATATAGTTCCAGGAAGTCTTGAAAATACAGAAGCTGAAATAGTTCTTGGTAATATGTACAAGGACATCTTCCAAACTGGAGATGCTACATTAGCAGATATTATGGACTAGGGAGAGAATTTCTTCAGAAAACAGACTGAGGTTCCAAAGATTCCCGCTGGATTTTATAATCTTGCATTTGTTAAGAATAATGGTCAACATACTTTAGTTTCGTTTAGTAATCTAATAGAAACTCTTAATATATACGAAGACCCATTTGATTATACTTAGGAGTATATAAACGATAATAACGAAATTTATACTCACTAGGATGGGATAAAGATTGGAAAATATATACAATCTTCTTGGAAATATTCAGATGGTAAGGTTTTAGACTAGAACAATCAGGAGATAGATAAGTCCCGCTATAGACTTATTCAAGATGAGAATGGAAACGTAGAGAATGTATTGTAGAGAATAGATTATGTCAAAAGGTACAAATATACTAAATCGGAATTAGTTAATGGAGAGTAGTAGTTAATTAACTATACTTTATACAAGATAGCTCCCGTTTAGGATATAAGAAATGCTTTAGACAAAAAAAGCAAAGACTAGGATGTATTAAATTCAGACGCTTTCCACCAAATCTCTTCTATACTTAATAACATTTATTCTCAGGATAAGTATATAGACATATAGGTTAATACTGGTGTAGAACTAAACCCAGATCTTAGGAGAACCATCGCCAATAGTCTTGTAGACTTCGGAAACGATACAAAATATGATAAGGAATCTAATAAAAGAGTCTTAATGACTCCAGAGGAAATTTAGAAACTTCCAAGATTCTAGTAGCATATGATTGAGTTACGAAATGCCCTAATTGGAAATAATTTCTAGGAATAGTACAGGTAGATAAGAACGTCTTACTATGAATATCTCCAGTAGTACAAGAAGCAATATTCATCGTTCTTAACATCTCTTCATTTCATCTCTTCTCGTATCCCAGCACAGTCATTGCAATCATTCATGCCCATGACTTGTGTAGGATGGACTGCTGATACCTCTAATACTGCTTATGTTTCCTATATTTAGACATATTTGTAGGGTTCTGACTACGATATTGATAAAGCTTATGTTATGGGACAATCGTTTAGTGATGATGCTATGTATATAGGCTGGAGTCCATTATTCAATTATTCTTCTGAGCAAATGGTTGATGCTAGTAAAACTCTTCCATTACCAAGAGGAAATAAATTAATTGTGGTGGAAGGAGAGCAATATTCTATAGAAAACGAACTTAATAGTATATTATCTTCATCTGGTCCAGAAAGACTTAGAAAAATGGCTAACTTGATATATAAGATAGACAATAATAATGGAAGATATAATTACATAGTTGGAGAGAATGCTGATTAGAAGTAGAAGATTATAGAGCAGATTCAGAAACATGAAAACTATAAAGTAAGCTATAGATAGAGAGAGTAGGCATACAAAAATGTAGCCAGTGCTAATATTAGAAATGTTGTTCATAACATTAGAAATAGAGACTAGGCATATTCTCCTATTACAATGAGGGACTTGCAGAAAGAGGCTGACAAATCTCCAAAGGGAGCTAAAACTAAGTAGTTAAATATGATGAATCCGCTTACCAAATACGTAATGCAAAACCAGAACTTAGTTGGTAAAAACGTAATTGGTATAGCCGCTAATGGTGAAAAAGACTGGTTTAACCTTACTTACTACTATCATAATGTATTAAGAAATGGAAATCAGAAAGATAGATTCTTCCTAAAGATGAGTCACTCATACAGTAGATTATCTGGGCGTGCTACTGACCAACTAATGAACGTGGTTGTAAAACACATTCCAGACTTGTGGAATGCTTCCCCAGAATTGTCTTAGAAAATTAAGGAAGAATTTTATGCTACATATGATGGTTAGATAGACATGGATGATAAATATGTAGACTAGTTAATTTCTCAGATTCTTTCAGCAGCAACCGATAATGCTAAAGAGTTAATTCTAGCTAAAATTAATGCCGGTACTAACTTGGCTAAATATCATCTACACCTAGTTATGATGGGATTCAATCTTAAGGATATTGTAGCATTTATGACTAGTCCTGTAGTGGAGTTGATAGATAAGTATAGTAGAAACGATTTATATAAAAATCAAACAAGTTCTGTAACTAATGCCATTAAGACTCTGAATGGAGACATAGACTTATCTAAATTAATAGTTAATCCATAGGATAACCTTTCTCCAGAAGAAAGAATAGAAGCTATGGAATCTTAGATGGAAGCTATGGAAGCTGAGGCAGATATGATGATGGAATTAATGGCAGAAGGTCGCACTCCGAGAAGAGTAAATAATGAGTATTCTTGGGTAATTAAAGAACTTGGTTCTATGTATAAGACAGCATAGGCTAGGTCTCTTAAAGATTTTGTATAGAAATATATTAAAGCTAAGACTGAACCCTTATCTGCCAATAGTCCAGAATTTATGGCAGCCTTAGCAAACTATGAGTTGCCAGTAACTTCTAATATGAATACTAACTATGTATTCAGATATATAGACTAGATTGTAAACGATATAAGATCCCAGATAGAAGACTATAATAGGATTCATCCGAATAGTAACTATTCTATGCTAGACTTCAAGCTTGACTTAAATGAGTTCTAGAGAATAACAGATGAAGCAAATGAGACTTCTACATTAGCCTCTGTATGGTTGAAATTAAATTAGGGTATCCCACAAACGGATATGGATTTAATTAAACTAATCAAGAGAATGTACGCTACTGTATCTACTAGAGAGAGAAGAATGGGTATAAAGAAACCTGTAGATTCTAACAAGTAGAAATTTGTCAATTTGTCCGACGAAGAAGATATAGTTACTGGAAATTCTGGAACTAAATAGGAACTTCTACAATATCTGGAAAGATATTCTATGTTACCCACTGTCCCAGAAACCTCTAAGAACAAAACAGAAAATGGTTTGATAAAGACTATAAAGAACATCTAGGGAAATAACCCAGAGTTGTCTTTTGCTGAAATAGTTTCGATATTAGAGGATGCAGTTAATACGGATTTGTATGGAAATTTTGATTTATATAAATTTCTGAATGATGAGAAAGTAGTACTTCCTCAAAGTTCTAGAACTATCTATAACACTAGACAGGGAGACCTTGTTTCATATAGAGAGCTTGCTGCTACATATTATAACTTAGTTAAATCTAGTTGGAATATTCTTGATATGGTCAACCGTATTCCACATTACAAAATGAATCTAGATTTATTAAATTATACTCTATAGCAAAGACATCTATTTGCAAATAAGTCTAAAATAGTAGACCAGTTAATTTCTTTAGGAGAACTATCCTATAGTGCTTTATCCGATAGAGATTATAAAAACATCATACAGTATGCCGATAAGATATTGATAACATCATATTTCTTATCTAAAGAAGAACCTATAGATATATCTAAGGTAGATGATACGAAAGTATACGATTCTAATTATGACTTAGTTAGGTCAGATGAATTATATCTAAATTCTCTTAATGGAATTGATTCGCTAAAGAACTTTGTAGAAAATAACTTCTTTGAGTGGTTGAAGAATACTTATCCAGATAATTTCCTGGTTAAAGAATTAGTATAGAGTTCTAATAGAGGAAAGAGTATGTTAAGAACAGCCCTTAATCTATTTGAAATTGATTAGAGTCTGACTAACAAGTAGACCTATAATAGATACCTAATAGGTATTCAAGAGCTGGCTAATGAAAAATTTGATTAGAATCACTCAGTAGCCGACATACTGATGCTATATAACCTAGCGGTAAACGGAACTAGATTGGGAGGAAAATACATGACTGGTATATTTAGAGATTAGGTCAGAGAAGGTAATGTTCTGTATGACTATTATAAATTCATGTCTGAACAAGATTATAATGACGACTTTAAATATATTATGCCAACTAAGAGAGACTTCTTAATTGCTATGGCTCCTACTGTATATTCTACTTATGCATTAAATTATAGGACAGAGCCTTATGTTAAAGTTCTTAATCCAGCTCATGGATATGACGTGTATAAAAGATACTATGATAGATCTGATTATACTTGGAAGTACGACATGAGTAAACCAGAATCTCTATTATAGTTAGACCACCTAGGTTTAACATAGGGAGAGATAGACGAAAGAACTTATAATTATGCACAGAACTCTCTGGTAATGTTCCCAGAACTTCATAAGAGATTAAGAGAAAATTCTATATTCTCTGGAAACGGAGAAACGAATATGAAAGACAAGGTGTTATAGTTAGCACAATATATTAGATAGAACAGGTTGCTTATTTACAAACTATGTTAATATGGAATGTGATGTAATTCTTGAGATAGGAGGGAAAAGTAATTTTAAAATTGATAGAGAGTCTAGTGAAAAGGAGCTAGACTCTCTTCAAGATATTGTGGAGTACTTAGACACCCTTCCTGAACATAAAATAAAACAGTTAATTTATGACTTGTAGACATCCTCTACAAGAGTGAAAAACTCTCAAAAATACTTCTTGGGCAAACAGCTAATAGGGAACTGTTCTTTCGAGAATTTGAAACTTCGTTATCCAGAGGAAACGGAATTGATTAAAGATATTGAGAAACCCTATATAATTACTCTAGTAGATAAAGCATATTCTAATGGAGATATGCTTAAAGGAAGGGTTGTAGTGAACGGAGTAGTTAGTTATATATTTAGAAATAAGTTTGATGTTCAGAATTTTGCCGAAACAGAACATAAGAAACATCTTGCCGAACAAATTATAGCTGACAATGATATTACTGATTAGTATCTATCAGAAAAGTATAAGGATAAATTGAATATTATTAGGGATAACTATAAGAAGAACTTAGAGAGAATTACTAAAGAGGTAGACCCTACTCCATCCGAGTAGTTTACTATTAAACATCTTATTTTAGATTATCTTAACAATAGTAGCGACTATACCAAACTGATAAAGGTAGGAGACTAGATTATTGATTCTGGTTCTGTATTAAATGATTTCTGTAGAGAACTTAATAAATAGTAGGTAATAAATGAGGATTCTGAATCCGACTTAGCTAGATACTTAAGAAGACTACACTGGAAAAGAGAGTCGTTTGGAAAATCTGAATTATATAAAGGGTTAGCTACTTACATTCCAGAATTTTCGCAAGAAGTTAGTGAGTAGTAGTTCATAAATCTAGATTAGAATGGAATGGAAAGTTTACTTCAAAAATACTTTAAGAATGATATTATTCTATCTAACTATCATGTAGAATCAGTTGGCAAATCTGTTCCTCAAACTATAAGACTCACCAAGTATTAGGTAAAAAAATTGTTTGAAAATACTTTAGCTCTTAAGAATACGGAGAGAAAGGCTTTAGGAGAATTGGAATTATCTAACAGTTATGAGGACAATATATCATCCTTAGAGGACGCACAAGCCTTCTTTCAAGGTCACTTAAATATGGATATAGATGGAGAGATATATACTCTAAATATTTCTAAAGATAAGGACTAGATAGTGTATAGTTATAGAGGTAAGAAGCTTACAAACGATGATAAGGTTAAGTTAAAAAGGAAAGGAAGAGTCCTAAAAGATGAATTTAATTTTGGATATGACACAATGAATATATTTACTCCAGTAAATGAAGATGGAGTAGATAAAGGATACTATAAAGGATACTATATATATAATCATTTAAACGAGGCTGGGGATAATATATTTATAGTAAGTAACAGTGTTATTAGTCCAAATCTATATGACCCAGCAAAGTTTAAATCATTGAAGGATGCTAAGTTAGCAGTAGAAGGATTTAACCGCTCGGCTAATGTATCAAAACAAACTAAAGTGGGATTAAAGCAGATATTAGGAAGTTCTGACGGAAAAAGATATGTTAACCTAGAATTTCCAACTAATGTTGGCTAGACTATAAATTCTATAGCCTACCCAATAGGCCCAAAAACTAAATTATTTGCTCAGGAGCATAATCTAATTACTACAAAGAAGCCCTCAGAAATCCAAGCCTTTTATAAACAGAGAGGTATAGATATTTCATCGTTAGACCTCCCTGAAAAGATAGGAATCTTTCTATATGCAATGACAGAAAATGGATATTCTATCAATGCTATGTAGGGAAAGACCTTAGAAGACTCTGACTATGCTAATATAAGAAAAATCATATTTGATATAAACAATGCTCCAATTAAATAGTATCTAGTAGAAAGAAGTAATAAGAACGGTGAGGGTAATTATACAACCTATATAAAATCCTTATCCGATTCTGGAATCACTATAAATTCTACTGGAGTAGACTTGGCAGGAAATCCTCCGACGTAGAGTCTTACGAGTACACTATTTAATTTAAAAGATACTCTTGAGAACACACTTTTCAAAGATACTCCAATTAAGATAGTTATTACAGATAATGAATAGCTAGCACAACTTCAGGACTAGAATGGAAATAGAATATTCCCCGATGGTACTGATGGGGTGAGGGCTTTTATCTATGACAATAATCTCTACATAAATCAGAGTAATGCTAGTACTAATGACCTTCTTCATGAAACTTTCCACATTGTACTAGGAGCCATAAAAGCTCAGGATATGAATGAAGGTACTAGAAATTATGAAAACATTTTGAATTTCTATGATAAAAAAGTATCTTAGATGACTAAGAATAGAGTTAATGACCTCTATAGAAACTTAGCATATATAGATAGAATGGAAGAGGGTGTCGTTAGACACTTAGCTAGATAGGTTGAAAATGGTGATGTGTTTTACTATAGTGATAGAACTAATGAAGCGATTGATTTGTTTAGATAGCAATTTCTAAACATAAGACAAAATATTAGAAAAAATATTAAACTTGATTTGGACTCTGACTTAGGTTTCCAGTCAAGCATAAATACTCTAGTATCATCATAGGTAGGACAAATGTAGAAAAACCGTATCATTTCAAACCTTATAGAGAAAGGAATTGAGAAGGGTTTAATATTAGAAAACTGTAAATGAAAGATTGTAATTACACATTAGTTGGAAAAAGGCAGTATAACCACTCTTATGACGAATTAATTAAAATCTTGAAAAGAAGTCCGCAGCTTGCATATGACATTCTTTATTCTAAAGATTATAATCGTTAGACAAGAGTGGTTGACAAGCTGTCAGAATTAAAGGAATAGGGGAAACGCAAGTTTAGAAAGGAATTTTCTGACAGGGTAGATGTTATAAATGGATGTGCAGAAATAAACGCATCTGGATATACAACTCAATCATTTATTGATTCTGGGTTATATGTTGACCAGTATGGAAAACAAATAATGCCGGTTTTATAGGTAGATGATTATATTGAAAGAATGAAATCTCTATATGAATAGAAGGGATTAACTAAAGATTAGGTCGATTAGCACATCTCTATTTTGAAAAATAGCTGGAAAAGAATAGCAGAAGATGGTAGAGATTTACATAAAATTATCTTGAAGCAAGGTAAGGAAACCTCTTACTCCTAGACTGAGGATAATACTAAGGGCACTTCATTTGAGCATCTAAGTGACGTTATACATGACTAGGTTTATGATGATATATTTAGTTAGGTATACTTAGGAAACGGAAAAGAATCTAGAGAACTTGGGGACGACTCTTCTCCAGTTATTCTCAAGAATCTAAATCTCTCTGCCAAATTAATAGGAAGAGACGAAACTATTACTGGACATATTGATTATATTGTAGTTAAACCAAATGGTTCTGTAGAAGTATTCAACATAAAAAGTTCACACGAATCTCCCGCATTTTGGGATTAGGCGAAGAAAGAAAAATATAGAAATGAGTTTGCTTTATTATCTAGAATACTTTAGTATAATGGAATTAATACTAACGATATTAGATTTAATGTTATTCCAGTGACACTTGGATATGATGATTAGTTTCAGAACATAAAAGAGATTACTGTTAATAGAGCAGAGTGCTATAGTCATAATAGAGGTGCATTTATAATGCAAGAATCTATGAAATTAGCTCAAAGGTTCATAGCATCTAATGCAGAAACTATTACAATAAATGACTCTTCAATAGATACCGTAAATAAGCAATTAAGTGCGGTATTTCCAAAAAGAGATATAAAAGCTGATGGAATAACATCTACTATTGAAGAATATATTGATAAAAACTGGACATATTGGACTCAAGGAGAGCAGCCAGATACTGGTTGGAACCTCACTATAGATGGAGTGATCTATCATGTAAATAGTTCTGAAGTTAAGAGTAAGAATAAGGAAGTAATAGAAATCATTAAGCAAAACCAGGATAAACTTCTAAATGTAGATAATGGAAAACTGAGTGCTAGAGGTATAGTGAATTAGATAGGAGAATTTAGAAGATTCGGTTTTCCAAAATTTGACAATGACTATTTAGATTAGCTGTTTAGTCCATACTTTGAACATTCTGTTGTGAAGGTAAATGGAAAAGATAAATACAATTATCTGTGGGAAGTAGTTAAAAATGATACACTAGATAATTGCAATATCATTATGTTCAAAAATACTCTTACTGGATAGGTCAATGTAGTTACTCTTTCTGGTTTAAACTTAGACTAGAAACACTCTTTCGAGGGCAGGGATAATATATTAGGTTTCCATTTGAATGATTTATAGGCTACTGACAATCAAGGTAGAGAATTGATGAAAGCCACATATGGAAATATAGAAACAATGAGAACAATGTTCTTATTAAATGAGATAATACCACAATTAGGTTCCGATATTAAATTAGGAGATTTAATAGTAGTTGGCGGATTGGGAGGAAAAATATAGAGCCAATAGTATCCAATACAGTTAGTTGTTTCAAATTTCGTTAAAGCCCAGGAAGTTTTAAATAAAAAAGAACCTAATCTTAAAATTAATAACAATTTTTCTACTGTTGAGCATATCTCTCCAGTATCATTATTGATAAATGAATTTTGGGATATTTTACATGAATCCCCTAATTTAGGAAAAACAGATTTCAATTCTTTAAAGGAATTAATTTCTGGGTCTGATACAGACGGATTGTAGCATCTATTAAATGGGACTACAATAGACTCCTTGGCATCAGCTGAAACTACTGAAATATAGATTTAGAGACTAGAGGAACTGATTAAGAAGCTAAATACTATCATGTCTAATTAGCATATGTCTGTATCTCCAGATACTATCATAAAGTATGCTACTGGAAAAGCTAAACTAGCCAATCCAGAAAGGAATGAATTAGTCACTGGATGCTGTAAATTGTTACTTAATGCTTCTATAGCTTTAGATAGGTTGTCTGGAGTTATCAGAATATCAGAGGGCGATTTATCAGAGATGGAGCGGCTACTTGCAAGACCTCAAAATATATCCAATTCATAGGTTAGAATTATTAGTAAGCTATTGCAAGACGCCATCCACAATATTTCTAATAAACTAGAACCTCAAATATCAGACTTTAATTTAGCCTGCCTAGAATATTACGAAGCTAAGGGATACGGAAAAACTCGAAATGCTTTGATAGGAGATTAGGTTAAAGTTTTCAGACACTTGTATAAAGAAAAGGATGGGGAGTTATTCTTCAAGAATCCATATGATAATTCTGAAGATTTGGATGAGGATGATAGAAAGTTCCTAAAGAAAGCATTATTTGAAATAAATAAACTAAGATTTAAGGATAATAACTTTTCATATAAATCTGAAGATGATAAATCTCTATTGTCATTTATAAAAAATAATCCTCAATACTTATGGGTACCATTGGAAAAAGCTTCTTCATCTACTAGATGGAGTAATCCTGGTAAGTACTTTGAAGACTTTAAAAGAAGAGTTAGAGGGTACTGCAAAAATCCAACATTATTCTTTAAGGAAATGTATGAAGATATTCTAACAGATTAGGAAGAATCCTAGATTAATTAGGATATAGAGGATATGTAGGCTTATAATAGATTTAGAGCTTCAGAAACTACAAAAGGTAGACAAAGATTGCTAACCAGATACGGAAAGGATTATTTTGAAACCAACCTATAGAATCTTGTGATAGATTATTCATACAAGAGCCTTCAAGAAGAAGAAATGAATAAAATGTTAACTAGGGCTAAAGGTATTCTTCTGCAGTTAAAGTTAACTGGAATTAGAGAGGATGATTAGGAAAAATTTGCTAAGACTATTAAACATATTGATGACTACATTAAGACCGCAGTATTCAACAGGAGTATAATGGAGGAAAGCTCCAAGAAAATTATTGCTAGGCTACAACCTCTCAGAAAAGCAGTATCTACAGCATATATTGCAGCTAGCCCTGTTGCTGCTATCCGAGACGTTTTTGGAGGTTTCTTATCTAATGTTGTTAGAACAATGACGAAATATAGAACCGACATAGACGCTAAAGATGTTATGTGGGCGTATCAATTTGTGTTAAGATAGGGAGTCCATTCTGCCATGAGTATAGACTTACTAGATAAATTAAATAGTAAGTATCTTATTTCTAATATCAATATAGAATAGCAGTAGGAAGGTTATAAAACTAACAGAGGGGGTATAACAAATGCTGGAAATTGGATGTATGCCACTCTTAGAAAACCTGACTTTCTAAATAGAATGGTTTTATTCATGGGAAAACTAAAGCATGATGGTTCCCATAATGCTTATTCCATTGTGGACGGAAAACTAGTATATAACTGGAGAATGGATAAAAGATTTAATTTATTAGCTTCAAATGATAAGAGTGATATGGAAGCCTACAATAAGTAGAAAGCTCTGTACTTGAGCTAGATTATGAAGTTTAATGAAGAGAACCCAGAAGCAAATCTTCCTGTCAGTCTTGATACTAATTTACCAGACGGTTATACCTAGAACTAGATTGATGAAATCAAGAATTTAGGAGATACCATATACGGTTCATATAACCGAAGCACAAAGGCTATGTATGAAAATCTTGCTATAGGTTCACAGTTTGGAGTATTCTCTACTTGGATGAATGGTATATATGATGTATATTTAGGGTAGAGAAGAGAATCTTCTTATGAAACTTAGAAAGTCTAGAAAGAGGACGAGAACGGAAATAAACTCTGGATAGATGATAACGGAAATGTTACCACAGAGAATACAGGAGTTCCATATTTAACTGATGTTCCATTAGTTGTATAGGGAGTATTAAGAACTTTACAAGATACGGTCTCAGAACTTTACCACGGTAGAGGATGGGAAGGAATAAAGTAGAATATTCTTAGTAATCCGATGTAGATGAGGAACTGGAGAAGAATACTGTCTGATGCTCTAGTAGCTATGTTATTGTATTGGCTATTTGAGGAATTAATCAATCCTGCATATAAGGAGCACAAGAAGACTGGAGATGGAAAGGATGTTCTAACTAATGCTGCTATTGAACTACTATATAAAGGTAGCTCTAGTAGTTTTGAAGAGTTTAAGGGACCTCTTCCAATATTAGACTATGTAATGAATAATACTAGTCCCGCATCTGTTAAGTGGGGAGCTAAAGTCTATAATGACATTGGAGGATTCTTGTTCGGAGATACTACATTTGGAGAGTTAGTTACAAAATCTCAAGCATTACCACGTTCTCTATAGGATACATATAAAATGTATAAAAGAGATACTATAAATGGTATTGGAGAATAAAAAATAAAGGGTGTATAGGAAGGCAAAACTGCCAACCCATACACCCTTTATTTATATAATATTGTTATTCTTTAAATAATCATACTCTTTAGATCCACAAATATAAACTAGTTTTTCTTTACCAAGTTTATAATATTTATATCCTATTATTTCATTAGGATCTAACATTGCTAACAGACCGGAATTTTTATAAATAGGTTCTCTTAGAAAATCTGAATTGAGAAACATTTCTTTCATTCGTTCTTTGAGAGAATCATCCTTTCTTTTATAAGCATTCTTTTCATATTCTTCCTTAGAAATTTTTATTCTTTCTCGTTCCCTTTGAAAGTATCCCATTTTACCACATTTTATAATCAGTTATATCAGTACGTTCTTTGCAGATATTACACTGTACTGTTTTACCTAATCCTATTCCAGTATGTGTAAATATTACTGAGCATATTCCTTTATGTAGATCATAATGTTCCCTCTGGAATTTAGCATAAGCCTCTACTTCTTTTTCATTTAGACTGTAAGTTACAGTAGGTTTAGGAACAGAGATTGTTCCTATACTCCACCCTTTTGCCTCATATGTCGGTTTTTGAGCTTGCTTGTCCTCTTCTAGTTGTCTAATTCTTTCTCTACAGATGTGAATAATTTTCTCATAGTCCATTATCCTAGCATCCTCTTTAGATTTTCCAGGCTCTTCTTTAATTCTCAAAACCCTTTTAACTATATCAGCATCCCACGGATTGAGATTATATTCTTTCCATATATTCCACGGCTGAATTACGTGAGTACTATAATCAGACTTTCCTATATGGTAATCTTGACAGCTCTTTTCCGTGGTTTTCAAAATACCCAAGTTCAATAAGTGCTCTATCTCTTTCTTGTTTAGCTTTACCAATTGAATCAAATCTTCCTCGGTTCTCATATTTATTTCCATTTTTTATTCTCACTACCCACTTATCTGACCATTTATCGTATGATACTCCAGTAATTCCAGAGATATTGTCTCTCCTTTTTGGTTTATTCCTACTGTTTTCTTCTGGAGTTACTAATCTTAAATTTGAGATACTGTTATTATTGGTATCCTGATCAATATGGTCTATTTGTTCTAATGGATATATTCCATATTCAAAATACCAGGCTAGTTTATGTAGGTAATATTTTACTTGGTTATAGGTTAAGCACTTATATCTACTAGTAGTATTTGCCCCTATAGGAGTGCTTAAATTTCTATGAATTTTATTTTTTATCCAGTAGAATTGCCCAGAGTTTTTATCGTATCTCACCTCCTTTTTGAGTTTTTCTAGTTCGCCTGAAGTTTCCTCAGAGTTGTATTTCATACCGAGGTTGAATCTTGTGCTTACTGTAATCAGAATTTCCTACATTATACTCCCTAACGCCTTTATTCGTCTCCATTGACAACTTCGATTTCATATTCAAGTTCCATAGAATCTCTTAATGTATCCAAATCATCTACGAATATGATAACATCTCCAGAGTCTACAAAATCTCTTAATACGTCTATAAAATCAAACTCATCAAGTTCGTCGTCACATTCTTTAGCATAAGCTACTCCAGTTCTACTTAGTAATACTCTATACATATTAATTATTGTTTACGATTTGCATAATAGTTCCGAGAGATACGGCACCAATGGTTCTCTTAACTTCTTCATCTCTGTCATTGTAGTAAATCAACACAGGCACGTTTCTTATGCCTTTGGAGTTTGCCAATTCTTCCTCTTCATCTACATCATGCTTTACTATCTCTATCCTAGAAATTTGTTCAAGAGTCCTGTCTAATACCTTGCATGGTCCACACCATGATGCTCCAAATTTTTCAATCCTTGTAATCATACTTTACGCCTTATTATATTTTTCTGTATCTGTACTTAATATTACTAATCTATCGGCTAGAAGAGAGGCTACTTGCCTTCTAACTTCTTCGGTAGTCCAGTATCTCATTTGGGTAGATATGTGATTTCTAACAAACTTATCCATATCAAAATCATCAAATGTTTTCTGGAGCATAAGCTCAGCTTGAGACTGTACTGCCTCTTTAAGCCAAGCTCTTATATCATCCTTGGTGATGCCCAATTCGTTATGAATGTAATTCTTGAACATCGTCCATTTATCATTCTTTTCTGACATTAGATATGAAAGTCTATTACTGAAATTTCAACATCATCTCCTACACTGTCTAGATACTCTTTAAACTCCTTGTTCCAAACATCTTCTTCTTTGTCGTCAGAAGTCATACCCCACCAGCCCATAGAAGCTGACTCGTGCCACTCACCATCTTCGGTGACAAAACAGAATGGGACTCTATTAGGAAACATACGATCCCAGTCTACTTCAGATTTGGTAGCAAAGATTGCTGTCAGAGGTACTCCATTTTCATCCTTCTCTTTTAGAATCAACCAAGCTCCCCATCTACCTCCTTCTGAATACCAGTCCCATTTAGATTCTGGATTATAGGTAGAGAGTAGATTTTCATTATCATCCATGTCATATCCCCACTTCTTCGCCTCTTCCCAGGCGTCCTCATAGGATATTCCAATACCACCTTCTATAATTTTATTTGCACGCTCTACCTGCTCCTTTTCCCAATCAGACTTAGGGTCTTGATATTTATCTAGTACTTTAAGAGCATATTCGTAATTATCGGCGTGTCTTCTTTTAACTTCATCTACAGCTTCGTCTTTAGTGTATCTTACATATGCATCTACTACCATATTTTCATCATATGGTTCAAGCAATTCATCAACATTACTACCGAATACAAATCCTACAAAATGGCTCATATTATCCTAAATTATAACATACATTATCAAATTTCTTGTACGCATCTAAGTACCACTGTTTCTTATCTCCGTTATATGTAAGTTCATAATACATTCCATCTGGAAGTGTGCTAGATAGCAAGTATTTCCAGTTCTGCAAAATTTTACATTTCCACACTGTATATACTTCAAAATCCGGAATTGCGTCTGATTTATCTAGATGATTGAGAATATATTTCTCTACTAAGTCGATAGCTATATTGTCCATTATTCCAAGTAAGTTTTTACAATATCAGATAATTCTTTTCCATCTACATTGCTTAATTTTTCTTTCGCAGCCTTAATAGCTTCTCCCATACACTTTTTTGGAATCTGAGGTCCTGATTTAATGCTAGCCCATCCTTTCTCAAGCATTACTTCAAAGAGAGCATTTTCTATATCTTCCACTGTAGCTTTTCTAGGCAGAAAAGTACTAATGAAACTGATTTCATATATCTCATTGGATTCCAAGTCTAATCTTCCTGCTTGTTTATACTGCTCGGCGCTATCCTTTCTTTGCTTCATCATTTTATTCAAAATAGCAATTTCAGCGGCATCATCTAGAGGCTTAGCATTTTTTGCTGTTTGATATACAAGGAATTCGTTCTTAATAGCTCTCAAAACTTCTGTTCTCGGCTGGTCTTTATCAAGCATAGCTTGCTTGATTAAGTTGTCAATTTTCTCCCTAATCATTTTAAAGTATTTTTTATTCCATCTTCTAAAACTTCATCTAAATAAGTACCACCATTGTAGAATTGGGCAATATATTCGTAAGTTCCATCTCCATTGCTTCTAACATCAACCAAGTAAGAAGTGTCTTCTGGATATTGAGTATCATCACACCTATATAACTCCCCATTTAATACCTTGTAGGTATCATCTACATCCCTTAAGGTTTCAGCATATGTATCTCCTTCATAAGCGATTTCATAGCCGTGTTTCTTACAAAGAAGTTCACAATATTCCTCTACTGTAAGTCCTTTTGTGTTAACTTTAACTAAAGTTCCTCGATGTAATTCAACGCAACTCATTATTAACAGATTTATTAATATATTTTCCTAATCTATAATAGTTATATCCGTAAGGTCGTGAAAGTATTTTGTACCATTCAAACGGGGAAACTTCCATTGTCTTCCACTCCCTAATATAAATTTGAGGCGGAAGACAATTATCCATAGGATCTGGATAGCTTATTAATACTTCAATTAGCACTTAATTCTTTTATTAAGACATTGACAATACTATCTCGTTCTTGCTTACATTTCTTGCAAGTTCCGGAATGAGCCATCCCATAACCTTTCTTAATATAGTCATGTCCGTCTATAGTATACTCAAATATATAGTCGGCATCGGAAGTACCTATATGATGACCTTCTGATACATTAGATGTTCTTTCACAACTCATTAGAAAGAACATAACTAGCAGCAATAAATAATACAATTTCATATTAATCCTTATATTCTAATGATTTAATTAAATATTTAATAGCTTCTAACTGTCCCCAGGTTAACGAAACCATTCTTTCGTTGATGGCAATATCCCAACCTTCTCCGTTATGCCATTCAGTAATTTCTATAAAGTCGGAATCTTTAGCTAAGTGGTCATACTTCCTTAAATCATCCGATACTGATTTCTTGTTATAATGTTCCATGTCAAAGTATTTTAAAATATACAGAAGTTATAAATGTTCTCCAACCTAAAAAATGGAGTGGAACCCAATCTGGCTTACTTAATAAGTCTCTAAACTCTAGTGGGGTCAGATTAAATTCCATTCCCTGCCTATCATTAGGCTTTAGCCCTATCCAGACTTTCATTTTTCTGTGCTTCTATTTTATTCTTGACTTCTCTATAAGAGATAGGAGTAAAATTGTTATTATCTACCCCTACATCGTATTGGGTTGGAAGCAATACTCTGAGTCTTGAAATATCTAGTCCGTCCGCTCCTGGTCCAGAATGAACATGACCAAACAACTGCCACACTCCTCTATACGAACCTCCATAACAAAGAAATGGGTAATGATTCAAATAGATGGAGGTATCTTCTATTTCTATTTGTAGTTGCGGAACTACCATATCAAAATATGACATATATCCCTGTCTAAGATTCTTTCTGTCATGATTGCCTATAATAAGGTTTATATGACCTTTTAGACGAGGGATAATCTCTTTCCATACATTACTTCCACCAAAGGCAAAATCTCCTAGATGGAAGACCGCATCGTCCTTAGAAACCACCTTATTCCAGTTTTCTATCAGAACTTCGTTCATTTCTTCTACATTTTGAAAAGGTCTATTACAAAACCTAATTATATTGGCGTGTCCGAAATGAGTATCTGAGGTAAAAAATGTATGGTCTGGACTATATTTAATCTTCTTTTCACTCATTTTCTCCTAGTTTTTCAGCAGTTATATCATATCCAGTTTTCATCCAACAATAAAACTTAGATGAAACCATTTTTCTAAATTCAAAGTAAAACATCTCTTCTCTAGCTAATATAGGAAATAGGGTATGCGTTACTGCCAAGATTGAAACATTAAATTTCTTATGCAAGTTCCTGTACATATTAGACATTCCGACTTGGCGAGATAGATCGAATCCCTTGTCGACCTCATCAAACACTAATAGAGTTTTCTCATCCCAATGTTCCTTGTTTTCTTCTAACCATTTACTTAACATCACTAGACCTCTTTGACCTGTAGACATACGTTTGGTTTGGAATCCTCCATTCTCAACTAGAGCTTCTGCTGAAGCGCTATTATTAAGACTTGTTGGATCGTCAAATTCGGCACTAATGAAATAAAACCTAGTAAAGTCAGTACTTATTTCAACCTTATTCTTGAATCCTTTAATATCACAATATCCAAGCTTAGTCTGATACATCGCGTTTGGGTCATCTTTGCTGTTATCACACTGATAATCTCTTATAATATTAACAAGAGTTGATTTTCCACACCCGTTATCTCCAGCAATCAGAATCTCTGGATGTTTACTAAAATCGAAATTAAATTCATCACCTTGCTTGAGGGTTCGAAAATCCTCAAGCATTTTTATATTAAGGTACATATTAAGAAATCAAATCTTTAAGTTTAGAGATATACTTACTATTATCCTCAGCTACTTGCTGGTTAAACTCAATTTGAGTTTGGATAGAAGCAATCTCATTTTGTTTAACTTTAATGTCTTCAGCTATAGCTGCATTTAGAGCCATAGCCTGGTCATAAGAGGTCTTGAAAATATTCTTTACTTCTGCTAACTGTTCAGCAAATGATTTTATTTGTTTTTTGCTACCGAAAATACTTGAAATGTTCATAATATTAATTTTTACTTATTTATAAAATTGGTTTCTACTTCCCATTCGAAAAAGCTAGAGTCTAAATTCTCATAACTTTTTCTTAAATTATAATTTATAGTTAACAAGTTCCATATTCTGTTTCTTTATAAAATTCAATCTTTTGCCCATATAGTTTCTGTAATTCCTGATTTATTTCAGTAAATATACTATAAGGCATCTTTTTATTCTGTCTAGCAAAATAGGCAGGATGATACACTTCTATAATTTTGGGACTATTTACAATATATTTCTTAAATGATGATGCTTGATTACCAAATAAGACATATATTATACCTCCATCTCTAGAACTTAGATTGTGAATTAATTTGGCAGTAAAGGATCTCCACATATCAAAGTGTGAGCCAACTCTACCAATTTCACAAGTGAAAGCAGTGTTAATCATTAAAATACCTTGCTTAGCCCACGATTCTAGAGTGTTATCAAAATCTATTCTATTATGAGGAATCTCATAATTTATTGCAGCTTCTTTGACTACCTGTAATGAAGGCGATAGTTTATCTTCTGGAGTGTCCTTTGAGTTGCCAAACAATATTCCAGTAGCCACACCTTGTTGTGGGTACGGGTCTTGTCCCAGAAAGACTACTTTACAGTCTTTCAAAGGACAAGCCCTAAAGGCTTTAAATATATTTGGAGAGGAGGGACATAAAGTTGTTTTATCTATAGTACTTATCCAAGACAGTATCTTGCGAAGTTCTGCAGTATCTATTACATCCATCCAATCTCCAAAGTATTCACTAGCTTTCATTCACACCATCCTTTTTTTCTAAATTCTGCATGTAGAGGTTCTGCCAATTCTCTAGCCTGTGGATGTGCACTTTCTGCATCACGCAATTTAAAGAATCCGTCCCACTGTGTAAGAGTACCAGTCATAATTAATTCAGTCTTAAGACTATTAGGTAGTACAGCTCTTGCTTGCTGAGGTTTCCAACCCTGATTTAGTAATTCCAAATATAATTGTTCGGATATTTGTAAATTAGCTATAAAATTCCTTTCTGGAGTAATCTCCCAAGGTTTAAACCAGGGGTTCCCTTTTCCAGTTAAATGATAGTAGTATTCTCCAATTAAATTTCCATACTCATCATGATTAATGATAGTTCCTTTAACTTCTTGGAGAGCTAGGCTGTCTGCCCAACATGGAATAATAAAGGTAAGCTCATTACCAAATTTGTCCTTGGAATAATTGCAATAACGGGTACTCTCCTGAGCAAAACTAAACACTCTATGCCTTACAAATTCGTGGCTTACTCCTCTATCACATACAAATCGAACCGTAATTCTTTTCTCATGTTCCTTACCAGGATTACAGATATATTCCAAATCCTCAAGCCAACCATTTTCTACTAATACTCTATAATTAGTAGTAACAAATCCGTTCCATGTTCCCTTTTCTGCTTCCCCAGTACTATTAGCTACAGAATAAGGATTACTACAATACTTAAAATATTGTTGTCTAGAAGACATTGTTAGAAATAGATATACAGTACCATGTTCTAACATAGCTCCATGCCCAGACTTCACCATTCTCTCAACGAATTTTGCAGCAGAGTCTGGAGTAATCTTATCTTCTGATTTGTAACAAGTTCTTCCAGCTATTTCAATCTGTCTATATACAGTATTAATAAGCTCTTCTTTCCGCATCCGAGGACCTATTTCCATATCATCAGGGGTGACTATGTTTCTAGGCTGTTGTTCTAATATTTCAAAATATGGTTTAATTAGCTTCATTGTAATCCTTTGTTAGTTCATCATTAGTGTATTCATCTGCTTCATAGTCACTCATTGCCTGGTCATACCATGTCCAATTATCAACACCTGCCATTTCTAGACAACGCAACTTCCATCTATCCCTTAATAACTCTGCTAACTCGTCTTTTCTAATTAACTTCATTTCCATAGTCCTAGTTCTATACCTAATGCTTTATCCATGAAGCAATACGTTGTTCCGTCCTTTAATGTCCTGGTATTCGGCTTTATGTGTAATGCTAAAGGACAATCTTTATTAATTCCTGTAATATCTCCAGTTCTCCAAGGTTCTTTCTTAGATTTTTCTGCGTCGATGCCTATTATGAATAAGGCTTTATCCTTATACTTTGCACATTCCTTGCAAGCATGATCGGAATAACCTACAGTTTTTCCATGTAGATTCTTTACCTCTTTTGCAGCTTCTTCAGAAAGGAGAGAATTCATTATGATTCCCTCCTCTGCTATATTCCCACAAACTGGGCATAGGTAATTTACTAAAGAGACCTCTAGTTCTTCCGACATCTCTTGCAAGCTTTATATCCTTGTTTACGAGCATCTGATAAAGATATTTTCTTAACTTCAGGATTGCGGGCCTTCAAAGAAGGACAATCCTTACTAGTATGATAAACACTGCCAGTCTTTGTTACATATACATCAGTATCTTCATAGTCAATACAACCACCAGTCGGATTTCCATTTTCGTCGCAATAAGCTCCACTATTAGCTAGAATTAACTTTCCGTTATCGGCCTCTATTACTTCGTCACCATTTTCTAAATACATATCCTCTACCTTTCTTAATGTTAAACTTTTTATTGAATGATAATCATGTCTTATATTTTGTTCTGCTTCATATTCATCTTCAGCAGTAGTCCAAACATTTTGATCATCTCCATAAGTATGTTCTATATGATATATAAATCTTTTCATTTTATTCCTCCGAAATAAGCTCTACTAGGGTAAGATTTCTAAAGGTCTCATTTAGAGACTTTCTAGCTTCCTCCTCACTTGGAGCTTCTATAGTAACTGTTTCTGCACATCTTTTCTTAAATTCTATATAATACGTATAGGTTTTCATCTTCTTAGTTTATTAAAAATTTTACTTAATATAATTATAAGCGCCATACATATCATAGCGGTGATATAATATAGCACCAATGCAAAGAAACACAATCCTGCGGCTATAATAGCTATCCAGATTGGGCTAGTTATAATTAGTATGAGAATTATGATAAATTCTAACATAAGGTTTTGTAATATAATAGGGTAGGATTATTATCATGTATATCAATCTGGTCTAGTTGATATAATGCCAACTTCTGAGAAAATTGTTGTCTATCAAATCCATTAGATATAAGATGATAACCGCTAACAGTGGGAATTATATGCTTAATCTTACCTCCCTCTGATCCTCTACATTCATTAATTAGAGATATTATCCTATTCCTATATTCATCGTCTTTAGAATCTATATCAACAATCCACAACTTCTTATAATTAGAACTTCTACTGGCACCAGTAGCCCTGTCATATACAGCTATGCCCTGCCTAGTATTTCCATTCTTAATCAAGTCTGCAAATTGTTTAATAGACTCGCAAGCTATATCAAGAGTATTTCGAGGATTAATCCAAAAGTAAGCTCTAGCATTATTACTATTACACAAGTCCTTTATATATGACTCTTGTCTCAGAAATTCTTCCTTTGTAAAAAAGTAGAAACTTCTAATAGTTCTAGCACCAGATGTATAGGATGGGAGTTCTACCCCATCCTTCTTTCTTTGAATTATTTGAACGAAATAAAAATCATCTTTATCTACTAATCCATCAAATAGATTAGCTAAATATTCAAAATTGTCTACCATAAAATAAGTCGTTAAATATATTAGCACCTCCGAAGTAGTCAGGAACACATCTAGTTATAATAAGCTGTCTGAATGAATCTCCATGCTTCCTTTTAAGGTAATCTTCAAGTGAGCATTTAGCTATCAACTCATTGCTTTTATTTTTAACTATAATCTCTTTATCATAGAGTGTCTCACTATACAAGACTACATTATAATTGATCCTGTAATTCATTTTCTATATGTTTTTTAGCCTCACGCCTTGCTTTTTTCTTATCTACCACATCCATCATTATTTCTCCGTATTTTTTGAAATAGATTTCACCTCCCCATCCTTTCCATCCTTGAGAACCATAAGCTCTTCTTTTTCTTCTACGTTCTACCTTTCCCTCTTTATCAAGGTATGGAGTAGGGATTCTATTCTTCGGATTGTGTGCGGTAGGATGATGCTCCTTGTAAGTTCTACTCATGCTATAAGTTTTTCAATATATTCTCTATCCTCTCCTTTAAAGATTGGAATCTCATTATCAATAAACCAATAACTTCTTAAAGTTTGATTCATAGTCTGATGATATTTCTTTATACAGCAGCTTCCTCTTTTAAACTTAGTAGGATAATCATTCCAGTTAATTCCTTTCTCCTGAAATAGTAACTCTTGAATTTGATTAGAGTTTAGACCTTCCAACTGTTTGTGAGAGAAATGTGCCTGCCCAGCTGAAGAAATGCTGTTCCTCGTAGCATCCTGCTGTCTCCATAGGATACAATTAGTTACTTCCTCTTTTGGAATGTTAAAGCATCTGGCATCAAACATTGCTCCAGTCTTAAGAGAACGCTTATATGAGCTAGTTAACTCATCATCGTCTAACTTTCCATTATAAGAAAGCTCTACGATTTGCTCTTGGAATCTTCTGTTAAAAATAAGAGTTGCCATAGATGCTGCCACACTACATATCTTCTGAACATTATAATCAAACCAGGCATCAGTAGTAAGTTTCTGGTAATCAATAAGTACTAAAGTAATTTCATCAGACTGTGTGTATCCTAAAACACATCCCTGAATATTCTCACATAAGTACTTCATTGTTTCTTGCATAGCATTACACATAGCCTCGTCAAAGGGTTTATTAAAACCTCTTGTGAATGTGTGAAATGCTTTTCCATCCAGTCTTATAATAACTGGAGTACGTCTAGCTAAAAATGTTTTAGAACGATTCTCGTAATAAGATTTCATCCTATCTCCTAATTCATCTTTCATAATGTTTTTCGCATTTTTCTATTTTAATACCTCCGAAGTATACATTTCCACTAACCCTATAACTAAAATCCTTCTCGTCTTTTATGAAATAAAGCCAATAGTCTATGTCCCATCCATTAGTATCAAACCCGTCATAAGTACAGAATTTCCATCCAAGGCTCTCCATTACCTTTACCACAGTAGACAGTGCTATATCTCCACCTATGAACGATTCTGGTTCACCTTCCATAATTAGTGATAAATTCTCGGAAATACTTCTTATGCCATGAGTAATAATTTCTCCCCTATTAACTAGTTCGGCATTATACCACATAAGTTCATCCTTATCATTGTAAATCTCTCTAGTAGGGCTTCCATTATTATCTACTGGATCTAACTCATCAATAACTTCGTAGATTTGTTCGGAATCATAACAATCAACCTCTCCATACCTAACTTTCTCAACTGCCTCCTCTATAGTATTAGCTTCTACATCGTAGAAGTACCTGTTCCAAGAACGGGACAATATATCCTCATATAGTTTAAATTTTGTCATAGCTCACTGATTAAAATTTCAGAATCCAGATCTTTTCCACTATAGTCAACAATCTTAAGTTTCCAGTAGCCAAGGAATCTAGCTTTACATACCTCCTTGGCTAAGGCTATTACATCTTCTGGAGAATAGAAAGCGTTAGTATTATCACCAACTTCATATCCACTCCACCGTGAACTATCTTCTTCAATCTCCTCGGAAGTAACAGGTCTTACTAATTCTATTCTATAGAATCCAGCAGCTAGAGGATTTTTCTCTTCAGCCTCATATGTTTCCTTACACATAGTGTAAATATTCGGGCGATCCTCTGGACTAAAACTTACTCCCTCAATGGTAATATTACCATAATAATGGACTGCATTATAACTTACCCCACGATAAGTAGTTACATCTAGTGTGACAGTTCTCGGAGAATTATTTCTAATCCAAGAACCCCTAGTGATAAATCCAGGAATAGAAATATCCAGTCCTGCATCATCTCTAAATACTTCTGGGTAGTCTTTTCTATCCCAACAATGTTCAATAGCTTCTTTTATATTCATATCACCTAGGAACTACATCCAAATCAGTTATATAAAACGAATTATCATCTATATCCTTTTGCACAAAGTATCCTCTAACCTCTACAGTCTCTCCGCTTAAGGTGTGTATCATAACCTCTCTGTCTTGGTCAAATTGCTCCAATATTTTAATTAATTGTCCTACTAACATTCCCATATAGGATAATATTCATTATAGTGTAAACAAAACCTATATAATCTATTAGCTGCTTCAACTGGAGTATGACCATCCCATTCATCTGCTTTCCATCTTTCAGGAATATTAAACAGATTCCAATCCTCTATTCTGTAATGATTACTTACTTGACCAGTAGGAAGATAAGCCATAACTATGAACCATCCTCCTCCAAAGCATAGCTCTCCATCTGCGTGCCTATAAGATTTGTGGACTTCATATTTACCTTCTAAACTGTTAAAGAATGCTGCATTATACAGCATTCTATAATGATAAAGTTCGTCAAAGCTATGAAATCCATCGGAGATCTTGCCTTCTGGAAGAAATAGATTCTTTAACCTTTGTAGAAGTTTCATATTAGAACTTTCCTTCGTTAGGTTGTAGACATATAAGTCCCTGTTCTCTCCACATCTTTACACACTTAGAACTATCATCAAGGACAAATTGTACGTTATACTTTCCCTTGATGTTTTCCTCGTAGATTCTTCTCTTACAGTCTGGACCTGGACTATAGTCTCCTACTGGTCTAAAGAACATAGCATCAGACGGAATCTCATTCTTCTTTAACCATTCCTTTGTAGCATCTACAACCTCAGCAGTTCCTTCTCTACCAGTAACTATGAAAACTAAGCAATGTTCTCCCATTTGTCTTACTAGACGACAAATCTCTTCTACTGGAGTATCCTCTAGCATACCATTGGCACTATTTTCTCCATAGAACGGTCTTCCAGAAGTATTTAGGCAAAGAGTGGCATCCATATCTACTAATATCACTGGTCTTCCTCCATCAACGTGTTCAGCCTTATTCTTAAGCATTTCCTTAATATCGGAACTAATGATAAAGTTTCGGTAACGTCTCCAAGTTTCTTTGATAATCTTTTCTCCAATAGGATTAGGACGGGCAGCATCTCTTCGAATACATTCCTCGACTGGAGTCCAGAAGTCTTTATATTCTATGTTTACATGAATTCCAGTATCCTTTTCTATATTCTCACATAAAGTACGAATCCATGCATCTTCTTTAGGATTTAGGTTCATATTATCAACTACTACATCGTAACCCTTAATAAGAGCAAATGTAATCATATTAGCTTTAGCCTCTGTTACTAACTTTTCTCTACTTGGAACCCAATAATCGCCTAACATATTGCGAATATCATCATTATTGAATCTCACACGATGTTCTGGGCTTTCATGACACCATTGTTTGGCCCAAGTTGATTTACCACTTCCTTGAATACCCCTACAAATAATAAGTTTTCTCTCTTTCATTTAATCAGTATATTTTGATAAACGTTCTTTTAATCTTTCTAGCTTTCTTTCTTTTTCCAGTTCAACTTTTTCCTTTCCAAAATAATAAGAAAGCTGTTCGCACATAATCATAACGTCAGCAATTTCAGTTATAATATCATCATTACCAACTCTACCTCTTCTAAACTTACAGATAGCATTAGTAAGTTCACTACACTCTTCTACCACCATAGCAGCCTGAGCTGGAAATCCGTAAACCTCCATTGCCTTTCTGCATAAGTTTTCTGAATCAATCATTACAAATTTCTTTCATTTTATCGTGAAACAATTTAACGGCATCTTCATTAGTATAGCTTTTTTGAGCTAACAATTTACATACATAAGCTCCCTGACCAATACTTCGCCTAATCTCTATAACATCATCAAAATGTATCTCTCTAACTGTAGGAAGAGAGTTTAGAGATTTAGTCAACTTACGAGATTCTAAAATATGATACATATTATTTCTCATTAGTTGGCTTGAGCCACAAGTTAGTCTTTTTGAAGATATACTCTTCTAGCTCTGGAAGCTGACTTAGATAACGAAGTGTTCCTAATGTATTATATTTAAAACATTTAGTTAATTCCTCTCTTATTCTTTCCTCTGATACTACAGACATCTTGTCGAAGTAATCATACTTCCTCATAGCCCTCCAAGCGTCATCGGCAATAGTAAACCTTTTAGTAATAGCAAACCTTATTGCTCTGAGAATCCTCAGAGGATCATCGTCAAAGGTTTTCACTGGGTCTAGAGGAGTTCTTATAATACTTCCCCATATATCCTTCATACCATTAAAGTAGTCTACAATTTCACCAGTATCGGGGTCCTTTGCAAGAGCGTTAACAGTAAAGTCTCTGCGTGATAAATCATCGTAAAGAGTTCCTGGATATATTATTGGTGTTCTAGTACCAGGAATATATCCTACTTCTTTACGCGCCATTACGAAATCTGCTATACCTTGATATTTATGTCCTTCTGGAAACTTAGCTCGTATGGTATAACAACGAGGAGTTACCAAGAAAATTTCAAACTTTTGTTTCTCTAAATAGTCCTTCAGTTCGTCAAACACCAACATAGCTGGACTAGGTTGGGATTCTCGTGGGTGGATTTTATCGAAAACTTCTTTTGATGGTACAGCTACGTAATCGACGTCTTTGGATTTTATTCCTAGAAATTCATCACGTATCTTACCACCAACTTCATAAAATTTAAAATCTTCCATCATTCTCCCTCTCCATAAATCTCTCCATTATACTCTTCCCATTCCTCATCGTCACCTTCAAACTCCTCTATAGTATAGTGATAATAGTCTCCTTCACTAGTTTGCTCCCATAATTTATCCCAATCCTCATCTTCCATATCATCTGGGTCGTATCCGAATTCCTCAGCAATATCATTCTCGCAATCATAGAATTGGAAGTTTTCATAAGCTAACTGGTCAGCTATTTCATCCAACTCATAATCATTTTCTGCCATAGCACGGAATGTATCGTCCATTCCACACCAACTAGTACTAACGTGAATTAAAAACCTTTTCATAATTTCTTAATTGTTACTTCATCATAAGTCATACTTTCTACAACCCCATCTAAATAGTGATATATCACATCCATTAGAGTATCTTCTGGTACATCCTCTAAACTAGTGTATTCCTCATCTCTACCATCATTAGCGTCTATCAATAACGAGCTATCGGAGATATCAAATGTAAATTCTAATTTAAATTTCATGTTAACCTACGTTACAACAAATTTGACTGAAGTCAGAAAAGCCTAAAGATGTCCACGATATGATATACCGTAGAAACTCACAATAATTTTTACTAGTAGTAAGCTCCTCTAGATACTCCTTTAAGAGTATAATCTCCTCAATATAATCTGGATTATTGGCAGCATATTTTTCATATAGAGTTAATCTCTCAGCAGAAGATTTTATATCCTCTTCAATACTATGAATAACTCCATCTAAGTCTGAAGTATTCAAGTTGGTATATACCTCACTTTCTCCAGCCCATGCCACATTAACTTCATCGCAAATTGCACTATATATACAGTGGGACCGACTAAAGCTAACAATATCTATAGGCTTACCTTCATTTTTAGGAACACCATATATAGTTAAGTAACTACTCATATTTATTCAATTTATTAATTAACATTTTATTATTTTTAATCAACTCGCTATTACGGGCGCGAAGTTTTCTATTTTCTCCTTTTAAAGTCTGATTTTGAATGATTAATTCAACATTCTTAACATCATAAAAATCCGTTAATTCTTTAATGCCTTTCCGAGCTAAAGATGCTTTAAGTCTCCTATTTTCATCTTTCATAGCTATATAGCTCTTAGAATATTTATTTATTCCTCTAAGCTCTTCAATTTCATCCTTTAATTTTCCAAGCTCCACTAGAGCATTACTATAGTATTTCTTACGCTCAATATCATACTCTTGAAACTCTTTTATAGCTAATTTTAACTTAGCAATTATAATATCTTTGGAATCCATCAAATTCTCATTCAGCATACTATGTCTAATTAAAACAATACTTACAACTCGCTTACTAATTTAATTACTAATTCTTTAAGGTGTTGTAACAATTCTTTCTTAGATTTCTCAGTAATACAAAGACCCATTACGTCAGCTCTGTCTTCTAAGCAATCAATAAAAGAATCTATCTTAAACTTCCCTTCGTCAAATCGGATGGATTCTCCAAATGCGCTTAGAATCTCTTCATCTGTAATTAATTCTGTTGTTGTAAATTCTACATTCATAATTACTTGACGTTTGGTTCAACAAAAGATACTGGCTCATATAATTCCCACCCAGTTAGCCATATTGGAATGACTATAGTTTCTACAGCAATAACATCCCAAACAATGTTACCAATACACGCTTCATAGGTTACTCCCTCAATCTTCTTAGTTTGATAGTTTGCCCAACCATAAGGTTCAGCTACAAACTTAGTTCCATCAGCTCTCTCAAAAGTCTTGCTGTCTGCACAAGAACTTAAAGCAATAATTGCTATTAACAATAAACCAAATAATTTTTTCATACACTACTATATTTAATTAAAAATGATGCCCTAACTGCGCTCTCAGCATTACGCCTTGGACTGTAGGCACTGTTAGTAGGCCAAGGGGGCTCAGGTTTGGCATCACTACTATAGCCCCTTATTCGTTAATGAATCCAATAATTAGGCAAAGGCCCATCAGCTTCAATGCAATCCTTATACCCTTTTACCTCAGACTCTGGATACGTAGTATTCTTAGTTATATTATAAAATACTCCATCTAAACAATCTACAACATCACCATTCTCCATTATGACTTTATCTGCCACACTGAAATTAGTATGACATTTGGACATTCTAGCTACATCAGCTCCAAGATGTACTCTAGTACAGAATGGCTTTCCTCCATCAGCCAAACATTTAACTAGGACATTAGCCATATCTTCTGCTATAGATTCTGGACATTCCAAATTTATCTCATCATACGGAGTAACACATAAGAGAACAATATCAATTAAATTATTATTCATAATCCAATTAAATAGCTTTATCATTGCTAGCTTAAAAGCCATTGCCCCTCTATTCTGAATCCTATAATTAATAGACTGCTTTTCAGAATCTGATTTTCTTCTGAAATACCTAGTTACCTGTTGGACAGTATCACAGCCTGGAGCATCACGCTTCATTTCTCTATAATATTCCCAATATCCATCTTCTTTAAACTTCTCTTGCATTTTGAACATCCACTTTGCATCAAATATGTGTGCCCTATGCTTAGTTATAGGATTCATTAGGATATATCCATTTCGCATTACTGCTTTTCTACAATAGTCCTGGTATTCTGCAATTCCAGAAAAACCTTTCATAAAGTTATCATAAATGTTCTTCGCATCCTTCTTGTCAAACCCACTATTGACGTGTAAAGTATTATCATCGCCTCCATAGAAAATAGCAAATTCAACAGCTTTGGCGTTTTGTCTGTGTCCCTTATACTTAGTTTTAACTTCCTCAACAGTTAATTTTCCAAGAAGATCGGGCCAGCACATTTTTGCTACTTCACTATGCATATCTCCTCCAGACTCAAGAATATTAATCATCTTCTGGTCATTAGATACGGAGGCAGTAATAGCACTTTCCTGTCCAGTATAATCACAAGAAACCCATAGATTACCCTTCTCTGAGGTAAAGCACGCTCTAGTTTCCTTATCTCTAGGAAGATTCAACACATTTACTTTGTAAGGACCTCCTCCAGATGATATTCTACTTGTATCAGTTCCTATTACATGCAAGTCTGCATGAACTCTTCCAGTTTTAGGATTTATTGCCTTCAGCCAGTTTTCTCCATAGGTAGAAACCACCTTTGCGGCTTCCTGATACCTCAAATAAATAGGAATAATAGGAAACTTATCCTTTTGAGGCTTAAGCATTTTAGCTTCTACGGACTTCTTTTTCTTCTTAGTCTTTTTATCGAAAGTATCAACTTCGATGCCTAAGATTTCAAACAGTTTGATTACTTGTTTAGAACTACTCCAATTTATAACACACTGTGGTTTATCATTAAAACCAGAAAATAGGTCTCCTTGCAAATCTATCTTGGTAAATAGACTTGATACCTTCTTCTTATAAGCTTTCAATTTCAAGCTCTGATAAGGCACTTCTAGGTCATCTTTTGGAGAGCGTATATACTTATCCTTTAATAATCTTCTTTCCTCCTCTGCTATATCATCAGGCTTATCATAATCCATTTCTGGATAACGAATATCCCAATCTCCATTCTTAACTCTTTTAGAATCCCATTCTACTACCCAATCATTCAACTCTTGCTCAGATGTTTTGAGTTTAAGTAAATCTTTAGCCATCTTGTTTTTCCATTTGGCAACATCGAGATGAACTCCACAATGCTTAACATAAGCCAGGGATTTAGCAAACTCGCACTCAAACTCTGCAGCCAAAACTAGGTCTTGAAGCTTAAGTTCCTCCATCTGCTTATCTAGAATGTCTTCCAGATACATAACATCTCCAGCAGCATAAACAATCACATCCTCAGTAAGACCATCATTTATGATTTTACCTCGAACTGTTTTATCAATGTCTATATTAAGATACCTCTTAGCCATAGCTTTCAAAGAATAACTAAGCTCGTAATAAGGAAGTTTTCCTGCCTCTTGTATAAATTCATATCCTGGAAGCTCTACTCCAAGTTCATTATACAGCTCGTTAGTTATAATCTTTGGGTATCCTAAATAGATTAGTTGTTCAGCCAACATTATGTCATATATCTTCTTAGGATATATACCTTGAACATACATAAAGCACAAGTCAAACATTAGATTAACTCCAATAACTAGTACTCCAGATTCTAGATAGTCCTTTAGAGATCTTTTTTCACATTCTGTTAGGGTAGTCCAATCGAATACAACTTGGTTATCTTTATTTCCAAGTTGAACAGTTAATAAATCTTTAGTATGAGCATCGAGACCCATAGTCTCAGTATCAAATTGAACCCTTTTCAAAGGCAACAGAAAATCCATTGCCTTCTCAAAGGGAATATGTTGATACTTCTCAGGGCGAAAGAGAGTTTTATTTCTACTTACTAGATAAATCATCGTGACTATAGATTGTTATATCATTAAGGACAATATCCTCATTATCTATATTCAGTTTTTCGATAACTTTATCTTTAACCAACTCTTGCATTATGTCCTCTGAGAGGTCTCCAACTACTTCAATATCTACCATTGTCCCTAGTTCAACTCCTACTTCTACCTTAACATTTCTTGCTAATGGTTCGTTATAGGGTGCTCTAGGATCGTCAGCTGCTCCTACTGGATAATTATCGAAAGTCCTCATAAGGGTCGTATGACATAGGATCAACTAATTCCCAATCATCTGCATTCATATCTTCCCCATCAAAGGGATAGTATGTACAACTTTGGTCTGAAAAGTCATACATTATGAACTGGTCATGATAAGTAACCCCAGCTTCATATTCTCCCATAAGAACCTTCATTTGGGTAGGTATAGATTTCATCTTCAAGACATCCTGTGCAGGAATTTCTGCAGGAATCTGCATAAATACTACAAGGCTACTTTGAAAGACTCCTCTTCTTACTACTTCTCCTCTACGCAATGCTGGTAAAATTTCCTCGAACTTCATTATAATAAATTTTTAAGTTGATTAGAAAATCTACGTCTTAGTTTAGCTAATGCTCCTTCTTTCATCTGTCGGATTCTTTCTCCTCCAACGCCATACATATCGGCTATAATTTTCGGATTTACTGGAGCCATTCCAATACCGAACAGCATACAGATTAAGTCATGCTCTCTAATAGTCAATTTTGAGAGCAAATTCTCGATTTCCTTAGCTACATAAATCTTATTCACCTGTTCGTCTAAAGGGTCTTCCCCATCAGGTATAACATCACAGACTTGGCTGTTTTCCTCATCTCCTCCTATAAAATCATCCACAGATACTAGCTTGTTAGAAAATTGAGCAAGATAATCAATCTGCTCCCTAGGAATATCAGTCATTTCCGATATTTCTTCCGAACTAGGATTTCTATCGTGAGATTGTAGGAATTTATTAGTTGCATCGAGTATACTAATTACTAGTAATTGCTGAGACATTGGCAAGCGGATTTCCCTAGCCTGCCAATATATAGAGTTATAAATACTTTGTCTAATCCACCATACAGCATATGATAAGAATGTGACACCTCTTTCTGGGTCAAACTTATCAATAGCTTTCATTAAACCTTCATTTCCACTAGAGATTAAATCCATCAAAGGAATACCTCTGTTTTGAAATTGCTTAGCAATAGTTACAACGAATCTTAAATTAGATTTTATAACCTGCTCTCTAGCAACATCATCTCCCTTTTGGGCTTCACAAATAAGACGAGTTACCTCATCACTATCCAATATTTTATATTTGGATATATCTTTGAGGTAACTAGTCAATAATGAATCCGAGCGGTCGGTGAAAATGATTTTCTTACTCACCTTCTTTCACAACCTTGGCCTCTGAAATTTCATCTTTCGGAGCATTAAGTCCTATACGAATTGATAGTACAGATACATATGCTTCCATTGCTTTTAGTTGGGCAATTAACAAATCACGATTCAGATTATCTACTTCTTTGCTCTTATCGCTCAAAATAAATTCTCTAAGTTTGTTAGCACGTTCATTGACTTCATTAAATTCTCCCAACATTCTCTGAAATACAGCTTGTTCCATTTGATTAATTTTTGATATTACAAATGAATCTAGACCCGTAGGTTTTAAGGAAATTAGTTTCTTCCTTTACTATCTCATAAATTTCAATTATTATTAATGATAATATTGATCCTCCAAGAATGTATAGGAGGATGTTATTAAATATCCAGATATAATGGTTCATAAGAAATGTCATAAGCATCATCAAGAATAGACACATTAGCAATTTTAGTCGCCCCAATGTCTGTTAACTGATGATTTCCTTCATGAATATGACCACAAAAAGCATATTTTGGTTTCTTATCTAGAATAGCAGAAGCCAAAACTTCATTTCCAGCATCAACAGGAGTTGAGTGCCACATATTAGGAGGTACTAAACCACAATTATTCAATTTAGGAGCATCATGACTAATCAGTATGTCACAATTTCCTGGAATATTTTGGTACAACTCTTTTAGCTTTTCGTCAGAATACATAAATGCCCAGTTACCAAATATATGGCAGGCTGGAGTTCCATATATTCTGTATATCTTTCCATCATTACTTAGATAATCAAAGTGAGAATTATCTAGGTATACTGCCTTCCCTTCAGTAGGAAATGTAATTATAGAATTTACCCACATAAATTCTCTATTCTCAAACACAAAGTCGTGATTTCCAGCTACAAATACGACTTTTTCACAGGGAAGAGATTTTATCCAATCAGCAAATTCTGTCTTTAACCACTTCTCACACTGTGGTTTGTTCCTTTGCATCCTTAATGGAACAATATCTCCACAGATTAATACCAGCTCGCATGGTTGAATATCATTAATTAGAAATCCATGCAGGTCACTTAAAATACATATTTTCATAATTTGTGCGCTAAACCATAAACATTCTTAGTCCATCCATTCATATGTCCTTTATTGTTTCCAATCAGACATCCTCTGTTAGGGTCTACTGAATATACCTTGTGAGTAAAACATGAACCTCTAACCTTACAAAAAACTACATCTCCAACATTGCACTCTTGCCAAGTTATAGGAGTAACAAGATGCTTTTCATTACTCTTATACAGAGGCAGCATAGAGTTTCCAGGCTCACTTGTGACAAAAGACTCACCATTCTTCAGCCTCTGTATTTTCTTCAATGTGTTTGGGTTCATACTTTTGCAATCCTTTTCTAGTCATGTTTGGAATAATAGTTATATATTTCTTTTCGCCATTCTCTTCGTAGCTCCAAACATGATTATCAACAACTTGGTCTATACTTTTATTATAACGTGAGTAGTCCAAAATAGCTTCCCAAGTAGCCATGCTTCGGGTAAGACTATTCTTTTCTTCTTTAACTGCCCAGTTAAATATCCATAACAAATGCCAAGTTCTGAAAAACGTTATACAAATCATAGGGTCCCACTCATGCCTAGGACTATCCCATTTATCTTTCCATCCCAGAGCGTGAAAGCCTATATCAATCACTGGATTGTAGTAATCTCTCCTAATAGGAAGCCCAAACGTCCAAAACTTCTTTCTAAAGAGAAAATGAGCCTTCGGACGTTTAAAATATTCTCTGGCTTTCCACCAATGATACCAAGGGTTTCTATACTCATTCCACCCTGGAGAGATAAACGGAATTTTACTATGAAAGAAATAGGAAACCTGATATCTCAGGCTTCCATATTTTTTACTAAATAAATATTCCTTAAGGTTCATCTAGTTCTGGGTATCTTTCCAGCACTCTACTGGTAAATTTTTCAAATATCTCATCTTGAACGTATTCAGATAAAACACTTGAGTCATTAATTATGTTTAATTTCTCTAAGTAGTATCCCATATTATCTCCAAATACACACTGCAATGTAAATAGGTCAAATTCAGAATCATTATCCAAATCCTTAATCACAGCATCAATGACCTCATCTAGATCCATAGACAAGTCCCTTTCCACTATAATTTCATATGTTACTGATATTCTATGCATGATTTAATTCTCGTCTTCAATATTAGACTCTCCCTTATCTAGTTCTTTTCCTTCTTTATCCAAGAATTTAAAACATTTCAATTTGAAAGCCTCTGATTTCATATTTTCTATCTTGATAACAATACCCTCATGAGGTACTTTATTATCACAAGATGGAGAAGTACGTTCCATATAGAACTGGGCATCGTTTGCTAATTTCTCCATAAAGTTCTCATTCCAGTGTTCGGCTTCATTAAGTTCTGGATATAGAGCCTTTGCGGTCCCATAATACCATTCCTCTACTGGAGTAAGTCCGACTTTGGCACACCATTGCTGCACCTCACGAGCAGAAAACTCATGAACAACTCCATCAACATTAGTTATAGTTACTCGATAGATGCGAACCTTAAAGTGTTTCTCTGGAGTATATGCTTCTCCTTCTTTAGGAGGCATACATCCATAATCATAGTTCTTTTGGATATAACCACCATTTGGTAAAAATCCTACTATCTCATAATATGCTGTCATGCCCTTAGACAAACAAGGCTTTACTATTTTGTCAGCTTCTGCCCAAACATCACATCCGTAGAATCCTGGAGTAACATTTTTGTTATAGAACTGATTCTTAATTACAGTTCTAGAGGCATAGAGATAGTCGTACTTATTGAACTCTTCTCCTGTCAACCATTTAGCAATCTTCTGTTTCCAATCTAGGTCTTGCTTACACAAAACATATGCGGAAATACCAGAAGTACCATGTATTTTCTCAGTAATACTAATTAAGTCATTAGGATGAATTACATTAGGACATTTCTTAATAAGAGTTGTGTCGTAGTGGAATCTAAACTGTTCATCAATAACCTTGCTGATTCCTTTGACTTTCTTCGTTTGGTTGTTACGTGGAGTTCCTCCTTGCCCTTGTTGTCTCTTGGGAATGTACTTTTTGTTAATCCAAAATTCTTTGCCTTCATGTTCTACAATATCAAATTCAATACCTGCCTCAACTTCAATCTCCTTATTAGTTACAGACATTATATAGTTCTGAAACTGGACTACCGGAAGAATAAAGCCTTCAGATAGCTCATTCTTTAATCTGATAGCTTTTACTCTACCATTATCCTCAAACATACCAGTTTGTTCTGGGTCATTGTTTAATTCTTTATGACGATAAAGATTACAATATCTCAGAAAATCTGGATTTATACAACAAGCTGTTGGAAAATATACGTATAGTCCTGGCTGAGAATCAATCCCAGTAATGATATTGAAACCATCAATGGTACAACACTTAAGTCTAGTAACTTCTGGATTACTATGCGCTCTGAAATTTTTAATGTCTACAATCTTCGCCAAATAATTTACATTGGCTCTTTTACTCTTAGATAACTTCATTTATTCTCTATTTAAAATGGTTCTTCTGTAGTTTCTATAAATTCACACATAAAGTTAGCATATACCTGAGCTTGCGTTTCGTTAAACTCATTATTAAAGTAAAATTGAAACACGCGGAATAATTCGTGATAGAAAGTATTTCTTATCTGTTCATCACTAAGAGAAACTGTTCCATCATATGTAGAATGAACAGTTCTAGCTAACTTAATAGTGTTTGTCGCATCACAGAAATAACCATAGTCATTGTTTGGAAGAGAATCTTCTATGACTACAGTTATTTCTTGATTAGCTATTTTGAACTTGTCTGGAAGCTTTCCTCCCTTATTCAATTTCATCATAGTAAGCCGAATATAGCTTATTTAAATAATTCACAAATTCCTTTTTGCTCTCAAATAAGTCGTCTACGTCTGGAAGCTTCACCTTGTTAGCTATTCCATTATCATCATAGTATACAATATCTATACTACTTACACTATGACACGGCATATCACACATTCCAGCAAAGATTAGAATATCATTCTCTGATAAATAATCACTCAACCAGGGAAAATCTTCGTTTTCGTCTACATGATGTCCGTAATGTCCGTCATTCCAACTTTTTCCCTCTGAGAACTTGCCAAAATATTTGCTAACATAAGACAACACCAACAAAAGGAGTTCATCCTCTTCAAAAGAACTCTTGTCAAATTCAATAGTATCTTTCATATAATCCCCATCGTTTGCATCGCACTCCACATATACTATATACAATTCCCTATTATTCGGAATAATGGAGTATTTAGCTTTCTTCAAAATATCAAACTTTTCGTATTTCATCGCGTATCAAGTACAATAAAATTATCACACATTTTTATAACATTCACTCTTATTCCTCCCTTTAAAGCTCGCGTATCACACACTTCATACTTTTCTTCTAGGAGAGAGGCATCTTCTTTAGTAATCTTTACCCAATAGACACCATTTTTCTGTTTAGAACCATTCCATATCAGATGCTTTACTAGCCAGATATAGCGCTTCTCTACATCATTCATTGTTAATAATAGATTTATAGATTTTCTCAGACTCCTTTAGGAACAACTCTGATATGTTTTCGTCAGTAGTAAATTCCTCCATAAAGATTCTTCCGAATTTTATATTGATAATATTCATAGAAGCCATAGCTTCTCCATAAACCCAATCCTTGAAACATACATTACTAGCTTCTATTCCAGTATATGTAAGTTTCCTGAGCATACATATAGAGCATATTTTCTTACACTCTTTTCCTATCTCTACTAATTCGGTTAATTCATCCGGACTGGCCTCTCCTATATCTCCAATCTTACTTAAATAGGCTGAGAATTTGGATTCTGACTCTTTGTCCTTGTAATACACAACAGAGTATACCCCACTAAATCGTGGGGCAGATTCTATGTCTAGAACAGCTATTTCAGAATCAGTAATAAATACATCGTCTATGTAATTAAAATAGACATTTCCTAGAAGAGTAGAATCTTCAAACTCAGTCGGGCATAACATTGCATATGCCTTTGTCCAGGTTTCCTCTTCTATATCCTGAACCTTGTGAGACATATTAATCATTCCTATTTCGTATAAACTACACTCATCTGGAACTTGTAATTCCATATCGGCATAGTTACCTCCATAGTAGTACTGTCTGTAGTTAATCTTTTTCATTTTTACTCATAGTCACGAATACACTTTAGAACAGGCTGTAATGGTGTTCCTTCATCAGATAGATAGAAATACTTAACAGTAGCCATCTTTCCAATAAGCTCTTTAAGTCTTTCTCTATACTGCTGCTTAAGCTCTCTAGAACCCATCGGCTTAGCCTTAAATTCTATACCATCTTCAGTTATTAACGTAAAACACATATCCTCTTCTCGAAGACCTTCTGATAAGCCAGTAATTTCAAACTCTGCATCTTTATAGAATTTAAATTTAAGCATATCATTAGTACGTTTTCCGAAGCCATACTCCTTATCAGGATTTCTACACACTACACCTTCCCAACCTTCTGATACATACTGGTCATGGAGTTTCATTATATTCTCATATCCAGAAACCTTCTCCTGTGGAACTAATTGCATTTGAAGTTCTCCTTCTTCCCATTCTCTATTTGGGTCAAATCCAAGATTAAGTTCCTTTTGCAACTGCTTAAGAATCTCTAATCTATCTGAGAACTTCATTCCAGGAATCATGATGTCGTAAACATAATATTCAAGCCAGTCACAGTCAACTGCGTTCTTCTCAAGACGAGCTGCTCCACTGATTTGTTGGAGGCTTTTACCATGTTTATACAACTCTCCATCAAGTATATAAGCGGGATGAGATTCGAAGAACTTAAGCAATTTCTCATTTCTTCTGATATGACCTGTTGAATAGTCATAATTTCCCCCTCCCCTAGAAGCAGATAAAATCTCACCATCCTTGTAGTAGAAGGAACACCTAACTCCATCAATTTTTCGGCTAGCATACCAATACTTAACCTTATTGATTGAGGATTCCTTAACTTTATCTGCAGATTTTGCAAGCATGTGCTTTGCAAATCCATTCTGGTCCGTCTTGATGTCTCCATAAAACTCCTCCAATTGCGTTTCACTATAGGTTTCTGGATCATTTTCCATTTCCTTGTAACCTTTATCTAAATATTTCTTAAGCTCAGACTTAAACTGTAACTCAAGCTGCTCTCTATGCGTTCTACCAGCCTTACCCTTAGTAATAACGATTTCTGGCTGTTCTGTCATCTTTCCATGTAGCTGTCCTGTAACTCTATTAATTACAAATCCAGCTTTTTCTTCATCCCACTGTTCTGTAGTAGATAAATATACAACTCTAAATTTGCCAGTTGAGGCTTTGCTTAACAAATATTTAATCATGAATAGTTACCTTATAATCATCATAGTCTAATACATCATCTAGTCCACTGTAGTCATATTCATTCTCGATTAAGGTTTTCAAAAGCTCTTCATCGCTAACGAACTCTTCCTCTATATATTTCTTTAGCCATTCTTCCTGTAAATCTTCTCCTAATACAATATTTTTGTGTACTGTAATAGTGACTACTTTCTTTTTAAGTTCTTCTAGTGTCATTTCTGATAGTCCTTAACTAAGTTCCACAAATCATCTATAGTATCAGTAGGAATTATATTTCCGTCTTCATCATAAGCTTCATTAGGAAGACTATTTTTGAATAGTCCAGGCTTCTCAAATAACCACCAATTAACCCAGTCCACTCCTTCATCAGAGAACAATTCCGGAAGTACCGTATTTAAGAATCCCCAACCTAGTTCGGATATAGGAAGTTCAAACAAATCAATACCAAAGTCACTCCACCTATCCAGTTCCTTATTATAATTCTGAGCATTCTCAATCAGTTTAATAAATCCTTCTTTAGTCATAACAATTACCTTTTTATAATTTCCTTTTTAATATCTTCTTTCCAACCACAATCACATTCCTCTGCTGCTACAGTAAATGCTTTCTCTAAATCTCCATTATCCATATATTCCGACATCAATATGTCTGTGTCAATGTCATACCTTTCGATAATTTTCTCTGTGATTACCTTTAAAGCCATTCCTTCTAGTTCTTCATATAGAATGTTCTCCAGATTGTTAGACAATTCTTCCCACTCATCGTTCATTTCAGAGACAGCTTTTCTGCTATCCTCTTTCGACATCCTATCTTCTAGTTCTAGAATACGCTCTCTTAATTCTTCTTTTGTCATGGAACTTTCAATACATTTTTAATAACAATCTCCTTCTTCATCTTACCAAACTGCTTCTCTATTTCATCTGGAATATTCACTTTTATGTCCGTCAACGATGTTAGGTATTTAACTTTATCCCTAACATCATCAATCAGAGCACCATTAGTTTTTATTCTCATTCCAATATCTTCAACCCTTCTAGATAAGCATATAATTAGTAATATATTACATAATCCTATTACTGCTAAAGCGTACACCATCATACTCCAGTATGTCCAAATCCGCCTTCTCCTCTCTCAGTAGAGGGTAACTCTTCTACAACTTCCCATTCAACAGTTTCATGCTTAGCAATAACCATTTGGGCTATTCTCTCTCCGTCCTTTATTCGTACAGGTTGATTAGATGTGTTAACCAACACTATTCCTATTTCCCCTCTATAATCTGCGTCAATAGTTCCAGGAGAATTTAAAACTGTAAGTCCCTGCTTCAAAGCAAGTCCACTTCTAGGACGAATTTGTGCTTCGTAACCCTTAGGCAAAGCGATAAATAATCCAGTAGGAATTAAACATCTACCACCAGGTTTAATCTCAATGGTAGAAGCTACTGGGACTGTAGGAATTTTCCTATCAGTGGGATTTCCCTCTTTGTCTAAGACAAACGGAGCATCTGGAGCCTCTATGAGACCTATAGCTACAACATCGGCATCAAAGAAGAATTTCTCTGGCTTTCCGTCTACTAAAGTAATTCTACTAAAATCTCCGCAGATGTCCATACCTGCTGAGAGGGAAGTTTCATACTTAGGAAGTTGGTGTCTTGATTCGTTAATTATTGATACTTTCATGGAGCAAAATAAATTCTTTTAAGTAAAACTTAGCATCTATAATACACTTGGGAACTAGTCCTTCTAACTCTAAATCGTTTCTTATAGCGTCCCTCACAATGGTAGCCGATATTCCTTCTTCTACCTGTTCTCTAGCCATAAGAGTCATAGATATGTAATCCTTTAGCATAAACTTTGGAAACCATGTAGTAATGATTTCATATCCATCACTATAGTAGATATTAAAAGAGGATTCTTTTATAATACTAACTATATTAGCATATAAATAGAATCCCCAATCCTGAGAGTTGTCTGACTCATCAGTTAAATCCTTAAGAGGATGTATCACACATTTATTAAGCAGACCTTCCTCTTCTAGTGCTGTCTCTAATAATCTCATTCTAATATTTATCGGAATGGGATTTCTAGCATTTATCTTATCAGCACTTCCAACCAGCAAAAGAACCTTATCATTCTCTAAACAGGCTTTTCTAATTAAAGCTAGATGCCCATTATGAATGGGCTGAAATCTAGCTAAAATAACTCCGTATTTCATTTGGAATCTTTTTGTTTATTAGTTATCTCTGTAGTTTTAATTATTTCCCTAAAGTCGAGCAATTTCCAGTTCTGCCTCTTATACTTCTTATGGTCTTGTGAAAAATCTTTTAAATCAGATTTGTTACAGAACAAAGCAAAGGCATAATCAACAATAATCTCAGAAATCTTTTCATAATTCTGTTCCTTGTTTGTAGTCAGGTTGAGGATTACATCATCAATCTCTAAGTCTGGACAATTATACTTAGCTGGAATATAATTTTTGTCGTTGTAATATACACAAACGATGTTAGTAAATTTTCTTATCATACACTTAATTCGTAGAGTCTTATTGGAGTAAATTCAAATATAAACCACTCTCCATCTGCATCCTGGAACATACTAGAGTCCCAATCTATCATGGTAATTCTCTGTATTATCTTAGTCGGCTCACTATCAATAATTAGAGGAAGCCCAACCTTAAACGCTCCAGTTATCCCTTCGTACACTTTACCAGCGCCTGACCTATGACTAACTTTAATCATTCCGTGCTTGGAGTGCAAGAGATTTTCTTCTTCTTCAGTAAAGTCCTTGAAGATATTCTCTTCAAGTCCTTTTATCAGAAGTTTCTTCTTCTCAATAATATCTTTAACCTTCAATTCTACCATACACTACAGGATTGTTTAATGCTTTCATTATCTCTTCTATGGTACAAGTATTAGCTTCACTGTAGAATGCCATTACTGGAGCTGCATCATTATCAATTAATACAGCAAATGGAGTATGTCTAGCGCTAAAACCTCCCTTAAGCTTGAAGGCGTTTTTACGCTCCTTGAACAAGCCTTCATGGTAAGTTTGTAATTCTACTAAAGGATATTTAGGAAGAACCTTTTTTAATTCGTCAACCAGATATTGACTGTTATCATCATACGCAACCTTAAGAATCATTTCCAAAAACGTGATGTTATGTCTTTAACTATGGGTTTTCCACAGCTATTATCTATATGAAGCATAACTTGATTAGTTGTCTTACTATTTAAAGGTCCGTTTTCTTCAATATATGGACCTAGCTTGATATAATCGAAATGCTTCATATTCACGTGCTCAGATAGTTCTTGTCTACCTGAGTACCATGCCACTTTTAAATTCGGATAATAATCTTTAACAAAACTAGCTAACACATTTACTAGGTGAGGATCAGAATCCCCTCCCATAAATGCTATACACGAAATACCATCTGTAATTAGTTCGTCTAGATGAATAATGTAATCATCGGAGAACCCCTGCGGATATTCAATTAATGGTTTACCTATATCTTCGGCTAGGTATTGACTATGACATCCTTTACAATGACAAGGACAGTTAGATATATTTATAGCTAATGTGATCTCATCCGGAATTTCCTGAAAGACTACTCTGGCATCAACATATTTAAGCATACTCCTCAATCTTTTTAGTTTCTGTATCTAATATAAAAGGTCTTCTTACATCTAAGCAAGCAAACTTGTCAGTAATAATGGGTTCTGATTCCAATTGAGTATGTCCAAATATTTGATAATATGTAGACTCTCTATCTCCTTCTCTGACATCGCTCCATACCATACTGCCTGTATTAGACCATCCTCCTCTCATACGAGATACTTCCCATAGGAAGCCAACTAGAAAGTCCTCAGGCTTAGTAATTAGGTCAGTAATAGTAAAATCCATACTCTTTAACCAATCATTAGTAACTCCAGCATGAGTATATAGAATACCTTCCGAGAAGTATTTGAGTTGGAATAGAGACTTGAAATTCTCAAACATTTCCTTAATTAGCTCTGCATTAGCGTAATCATACCTAGAAGCACTTCCGAAATCATAGCAATAAGCACAGTCGTGATTTCCAAGGAGTAGTATTACCTTATCGGGATTATCAACCTTGAATTGGATAATCTCTTTAAACTCCTCTATAGCATTCTCTCTAGTAATACCTTCATAACCATATGGGTCGAGGTAGTCCCCTAAAAAGACTACCTTATCCACACTATTAATCTTCTCTTTTGCTTTTCTCCAGAATGGTCTTCCGTGAACATCTGGAATAATTAAAATTTTACTCATTTTTAATTTACTTCTTTAGAATATGTTCTTTTCTCGGCTTCTATTCTTCTATCCTTACCAAAAGCAGTGATAGGTCTTAGATAGCCAATAATTCTGGTATATTGAGTAATATGTTCACTTCCACATTTAGGACATACCTTAATGGGGGCTTTCACAATATGTTTGCAATCCTCGCACTTACTATTAGGAATATTGAACGTGAAGTAATTAGTTCCTTGCTGAATAGCAAAGTCTATAAGCTTCAAGTATTGCTCCTTAGACAGATGTTCCTCCAAGTTAATGTGAGCTGCACTACCTCCATCTGTATACTGATAAGTCTGCCTTCCATGAAGTATAAACTTATCCAACACTGATGTATCATCATGGGCATTATAGAAGTAACTATTGTACAGATTCCTATCTTCAGGAACCCAATAGCCATCTGCTTTATCCCATTTATAATTCTTACCACCAAGTCCCTCTGCTGGAACGACTTCAGAATTAAATAAGAAGGGACGCTTTTTGTCATGGATAGAATGAAGTTTATTCTGCTCTTTTATTGTTCCAAGTATGAGCTGTAAAAACTCAAAATATTCTGGATTATTAGATACCTTCATTCCTAAGAACTCAGCAGCTTCATTCAGACCATTTAGCCCAATAGTACTATATAGGTCTTTGATGTTTATGTAACCTCCATTTGAAGAAGCAAACATCTTCTTATCCTCCCACTCATAGAGCATGGTCTTATAGGTAATGTGATACTTGTATACTCTCTCTAGAATATCTATTAGATATTTTTTGAGTAGGGCAACATTATCTTTACAATGCAAGAGATTTTTGTCTCCGTCTTCACTCCACCAAGTAGTTTCTTGTCTAGCCCAATCTTGGACAATTCTGTTAATATTCAGAGTAATAACATTACAAGAACCTGTCTTTACACCAGTCATACCAGAGGTAGGACTAAATGTATTTTCAGCTAATTCATTACGAAGACGACAACAAGATGCAAGACTATCTGCACTGTCTGAGATATAGGTAAAGAAACTATGACCTTGAGAATACATTTCTGCACATAAGTCTTTATAGTTCTTATCTATAATGTCTTTACCGTCATGCACCATAGCAAAGGTTTCTACTGGAAATGTTAGAACTTGTTTCAAGCGAAGTTTATTAAACCAAGACATGAACAATCTCTGTAAAGTATCAATTGCTACCCATTCCGGCTTAGTTCCGTCTGGATAGTAAAATTCTCCAAATAGAGATTCAAAATAGGTCTTATCATAGTACGAAACATTAGTAAAGGGAGATTGATAACTTCTGTTTCCAGCAGGTTGATTAATTCCCCAAACAAACTGTTTAAAAGCTTTAAGGATGGAATCTTCGATAGTTCTCTTAATAAGAGAATGTTCCGAAGTACATATACAGTCGAGCTTCTCGTACCACTTTTCTCCGTATTCAGCAATAATATAATAGTTAAGTGCAATAAAATAGCTACCTACAGCAACTGCTCCTTTACATTGAGAAGACAATAGAAATACTAAGTTAGTAACCTGTCCACTAAATGACTGCAAATCGTTAGGAGGGCCAGGAGTAACTCCGTCGATATTGCCTACTCCTTCAAGCATTAAGGGATATAATGAAACTGCCATACAATACTGTTTAAGTACTGAGGTAGAAGCTTCATCATGAGTATAGATAATATGACTATCTAAGTCTCTAGCATATTGGGAAGATAATTCAGGATAAAGAAGTTTTAATTTCTTCTTCATACGATAGCGTTGAATTTCTCTGTTTTCGCGCTTTCTGTCTTCACTTTCTAATGTAGCAACATTCTTAGATACAACATTAGCATTTCCATCTGTTTCAGATGAAGTAGCTGCATTTTCGGAACTATTAATATAGTTATCTTGATAACTAATCTTAGCTATGATTTCTCTAAGTCTAGATTGTTCGCTTCTATACTGAGAATATGCTGAGGCTACATCATCGTAACCATAGTCCCTCAAGGTTTCTATTACTACGTCCTGAATCTCTTCTATAGTAATACCGTCCCATAAATGCATATCAGCCACCATAGCTGTAATGACTTCTTTATTTTCTTCAGGACAGCAAGCATTAAATGCTTTAGATATTGCTTCTACTATCTTATTACCGTCAAATTCCTGTAAACTTCCGTCTCTCTTTACTACTTGCATATTAAATACCCATTACGTCCTTAATTAACAATGTCTTCTCAAATTTATTAACCAAATCTCTCTTATCTTGGGTAATCAGGTCAGTAAATGCGTTATACACAGTAAATCCGTCTACAACATTGTCCGTCGTATAATACTTAGATTTTTCATCATAAAATAAATCTTTATAAACGTCAATCGGAGCAGATTCAGCTAATTTTACAGAACCAAATCCCATATTGATTTTAGAATTGATGCAATTATCAACCCAGTGGCCTAGGTCAGCGTATATATCATCTTTCTTATACTCCATCTCTGAAAGTTTCTTAAGCATTAAGTTAGTTTCGTCTGTCATTGACATAGCATTTCTCAAAAAGCTATAGTTAATAGCAGATTCAGGCTCCAGCTCAGAAACATTTAACATTTCTGGATTAAATACACAAAGATTTAGACAAGCCATATTCAAAGCTCCTACATAGAACTTAACTAATGGTTTACGAGTATCTAGAGCATAAATCATACTGATTACTCTCTTATGATTGTCCCAAGCATATTCGTCAGGTAAAACTCCTTGAATCCAAACTCTATTGTATATTACATCGTCAAAATTAATCTCCCCGTCTTTAGTAAGTGATATTTGGTCGGCAGGCTTAGCATTAATGATAAAGTTATCAGTCATCTTAGATACTCTGTCTATAAACGGAGTCACATAAGCTTCTGTAGTAAAATACTCCTTATCCTTAATTCTAGTTGCCTTTCCCTGCATCAATTGTTCAATCGTCAATTCCATTTATTTCTTCTTTTAATATACTATTAAGTATCTCTCCAGTGTCTGCCAAATCTACTCTGTCTGGCATCATCTCAAACGGTAGGTCATCTGCATCAAAATCCAGCATAATTTGCTTCATATTAGATGTCTTATCTCCCCAATACTCACTTGGGGAACTTGTAGCTTTAGATATTGAATCTTCTAAGGTATTAATTAATCTTTTAATATCTTCAGTCATAGTTGCATGACATACAAACTTCGGAGTTGTTATCAAAAACATCCCAAAGTGGTCAATAATGAATTTATTGATATCTGTATAACCAAACTCCTCCGCCAAATCTTTTAATTTTTTACTAAACTTGGTATATTGGTAGTTCTTTATTTTGAAGTAATAACCTATATCTTGAAGAAGTGCTTTCTTTAGGCAAGTTTTGTATCCTCTCATAGTCCTACCCACAACAGAATCCCCTACTTTGCATTCGTGCAATATAAAGGTTATTTTTCCATCTTTGAAGTACCATCCAAATCCATCTGTCCAATAAAACTTTAGTAGTATACATTCCCCATTAGAGGATGTGCTTATACCTAGTTTTACTGCATCTTCTAACATAGGTTCATTACTGACTACCCCATTCTCGTCCAAAGCATTATACAGGATTTCTTCACCTGTGTACCGTTTCCATTTATCCATTTAATCGTTAATTAGTTGTTACACTTTCATAATTAAATTACGTTTTATATCTATCAAACTTAAATTTATCTCAAAATAAAAAAGGAAGACCACCCTAAGGTAATCTTCCTTTTAAAACTTATATCTTTAAGAAATTAGGCTTCGATACCGAAAGCAATCCAAGTACCGTTCTTAGTGTTCTTAGAAGGAGTATATTGTGCAGTTGCTACTACAGCTTGTCCCTCAACAACATCCTTAGTCTTTACTAACTCAGCATTTCCTTTGTACTTACCGCTCTTATACAGCTCCTTAATTGCATTCTTAGCGTCAGCCTTGTTAGTATCAACCTGACAAACTACTGTCTGAGTTTCCTTGTCAATCCACTTGTAGAATGTTTTAAACTTACGTTTTCCATCGCCCTTAACATCGTCAATCTTATATGGACGCTCACGAGTGTCAGCAACAGACGATTCAACAGTAATCAAATAACCAGCACCGGGACAATTCTTACCTTTCTTTGCAAGATATTCAAGCATGAACTCTTTTACATCACGCTCTGTGATACCCTTAGTCTGTTTAGCTTTCCAATTTTTGTAAGCCTGTGTTGCATCTCCGTTTACATGGAACAATGTGCTTTCTACTTGTGCGATTGCTGCTTCTTTGCTTTCTGCTACTACTTCTACTTTCTTAAAATTCAAAATCGTTGTACTCATAATAAATAAAAATTTTAAACATAAATCATTAACATATAATCTAGAACTATTTTTCTGTATCTAATCAGTATCGTTTCCCTTACTGATGTAATCAATTATACTTCGTAATTTAGGGAAACCCTAATCTTTAAATGTTAATTTTATGTTAAAGGGTGTTAAATTGACCCTAGTCACACACCTTATGCTAAATAATAAAATTTCCGACTTTTGTCTTTTTATTAGTTAAAGCATTCTTTATATCCTATATCGGAAAACCTAAACTCTATGAACATTCCTATATGGAATCGTAATCCTTATAGAATATGCCCCTTGAGGTCCAGACTCTGATGTATTTTCTCTACTTGGCAATATTTTGAGACTATTCTACTAGTCTCTCTACACTATCATGAAAGTGTAAGATAATATAGTTGTTATCTTCAAACCATTCCTTAGCTACCTAGTATTTTCTAAACATCTTATGGAGTAGCTTTTCTACCTGTTTATCTCCATCCCTTACATCTAACAATTGATATCCAAAGGCGCAGGTATTATAGCACTTCATTCTCCTCTAGACATCTTTAGCGAAGCCTATCTTCAAAAAGTTGTTGTTTCTTAATAGATATATCATAAAAATTTTTAACATTAAAATGGTACATAATTGTCTAGCAAAATTTTGAGTTGTTTGGGCATATCCTTGGGCTTTATTCCAAAGTCAAGGAAAGTATTACACCCATACATTAAATCCTCGCAAATGGCCCCTAGGGACTTCAGGAAGGTATTTTTTTCCACCTCCCCAAAGTCGTTACCTACTTTTAGGAGAACATCATAACAAGTTACTTTTTGACCTTTTTTCCTTAACTCATTAGTTATATAACAAGTGAGAGCAATACAAGCTAGTTTATCTCCCATATTGCTATTTAGGTAATTTAAGGTAAAGTATTTGCTATAAATTGCTGACAATTTTTCAAAGCTGATATTTTGAAGGTCGTTCATCCAGAGAATAGTCTCTATAACCTATCTGATATGCTACATACTTCAATAGAGTTTTAAACTCATGAAATCCCTCACGTAATTCTCCATAAGTAACCGGTCTAACCTTACTATAAAAGTTTGGAATAGTAGAAACTACCAAGTAATTAGCTTGGATTTTAGGATTCTTTAGGTGATAGAACTTCTCAGCACATAGCTTCAGAAGATATAAATACATTGCAAACTCTCTACTGTAATGAAACTTCTTGATATTATTGTCGATTTCACTGACAATCTTACCAATAGTTTTTATATCATTCACTACAATAGTGTTAGTCTCCGTATCTATGGTATAATTATCTAATTTGGACTTTAAGTGCAAAATGAACTTCTTGCCGTTGGGACAAGTAGCTTCCACGTCCAATAAAATAGCTTGCTCATTTTCAGAAATAGGTGTTTTAGTTATCCCTTCAGGATGTAAAAGTTTCTGTACTTGCTTATTGCTATTTAATGCAGTCACACAAGATTTTACAATTTCTAGTGACTTATTATCAAGGTATATGATTTCCTTATCCTGAGCCAAATCAAATTCTTTAAGCTGTCTATTCTTCCAATAATTGGTAGACGCTTCAATAACAGACTTAGCTAGGTCTTTGGTAAGTTTTCCTTTGTAATATTCGATTTTATCTGAAGCAGCCTTCACATCATCAAATTTTACGTCTCCTTTAAGGAAAACTGGATAAAGCTCATTAGCCATTGCTCCCAACTTAGCAGTCGGTTTACCAATATCTTCTGAAAGCTCAAAACTATCTGGCTGTAATACGAGTTCGTGTACAGCACTACCAAGCTCAAATGCGGAAGAGAAAGTATTTTTAAATCCAGTAAAAAATTTATCCGGATTTCCATCTTGCCTAGGATTAATTAATCCTAAACGAGAATTACTTACATATCCACTATATTGCTCGGAAAAATACACCTTATCACTTATCTTCTCTAACCTTAGCGTGTCTAGCAGAGGTCTAAGCTTGATGTCTTTTAATTCCATCCTAAAGTCTCTAATTCTAATTCATATGCAAATCTAATTTCGTTAATATCTAAACTATAAATGCGAAATAATGGGTCTCCATTCTGATTATGAGGTCTGTCAATTAACAGGGCTGGAAGACCAGAATTGATAGCCATTTGTACATTACTAATACTATCATCAATTAATACATCGCATTTGCCTTTTATCAAGTCAGCCTTATTTCCATGCTGATAATACATTTGATAAATAGGTCTTATGGGTAAATTGTATTTAGCTAGACAATTCCTAGTATAAACCTTACTGTTTATTCTCTTTGTGGCATAAATATATGGTTCAAAATTTGGTTTCTCTAGCAAGGGTAAATTTTCCCAAAACTCCTTATTATAGCGAAGACTTACTACGTTCCGTGTAATTACGTGTTCAACTAAATCAGATTCCCTTGGAAATAGAGCCTTGTAAGCTCCCCAAAAGTCAAAGATAGTATCATCCAAGTCTAGTGCTATTCTCAATGGATTACATAAATTCATTTATCTCAGATACTTCTCCTAAATATATCCCATGTTTATCGGCAAGTTCTTCGCAGAAATCATCATAATCCAGAAGATCATCTAAATCGTCGTACTTATTTATATACATACTCTTTATTTTTTCTTCACAATCCTCGTAGCTTCTAGCTACCACTTTACCAATTCTACAGACTTCATCTGTATGCCATGGAAATAAATATGTGTTCATAACTCGATTACTTCAATAACATTTAATCGCTTCTTAATTAAAAGTTCAAGGTCTTCTCTATCCACGTAGACAAAGTGACTCTTTTTCAAATCAGATAATGTAGAGTCAAATTCTAGAGAAAATGCTTCCTCAGTTCTCCAATTCTTCTTAGCTGTCCTCAAATAGAGGGCATACTCGTCATCAAAGTCATTAACTACACAGTTCTTAATCGTAGGAATTGGACCTTTAACTATTAACTTTTTCATTTCTTAAGCAATTCATAAAAATATTCTATAGGTATTACAGCTACTTGACCCACGCTAGGTGCTCCGTTCTTTCCTGCCTTCTTCCAACATATACAGAACGGTTTAGATTTATCACTACAAGCGTCCCTAATGTCAAAATAGTTTGGCATATTTTGGGTGAATTTAGCTTGGATATTAACTGGGAGTTCGTTATTCATGTCTACAATGTCTATCTTATCAGCATCAGCCAATTTATTCTGACTTCTACTAGATACACACCCTTCATATCCTATGTCTCTCAATTTGTGAATTATTTCTAACTCATACTGAGAACCTTTCTGCTTACTTTTCTTAGCTTGCTTGCTTCTTCTTACTGCTGGGTCAGCCCATTCAAAAGTAATTCCGTCTTTTGACTTCGCTCCAGAACCAGGTTTATTAGCCCTAGCTTTAATAGAGTTTATCTCTAGACCTGTCACTTCTGACGCTTCCTCTATGGTTTCAAAAGTTTTCTTTTCGCCACTTTTAAATGTGGCTGTAACACTTGTATTAGCCTACTTTTTCATTCTTCTTAAATTTCTTTATGTAGTTAGTAATAAATTCTTGTGTACCTTTTCTTCCGTACATATGATAGTAATCACTTATATCCTTAGCTCCTGTACTTCTGGGAATCATTGATACAATTAGTTCTGGATGTTGCTTTCTAATCTTATTAGTAAAACGTACTCCAGTTAAATCATTATCATATAGCAACACAACATATTTGAATCTCTGCTTTAATTCTTCTAATACTTTATCAGAAACAAACTGAGTTTCAGAGTTGGGAGCTATAGCTGGTATTCCTAAAGAATATAAACACATAACATCTTTCATAGACTTAGTTATCACAACTAGTTTACCACTCTTAACTAATTGTTTATAGCCTTGAATGGTTTTAGTAGGAACATTGCCTATGAATCTAAACTCCTTTCGTTTTGGCATATAAATACGCCATTGCTCAATGTTTTCTTTCTTTCCAAAATAGTAACCATAGATAGGACTATGTTGGGCAGATTGTGCATATATATTTCCGTTAAGAAATACAGTATTACAACTGTAGACCTTGAATTTATACAGAATATCTTTAGTAATACCAAAACTTCCCCACCACTTCAACTCAGATTCTGAGAAATCCTTGGCTTCTATTTGAATAAAGGTTTGTTTTTCCTCTTCAAACTTCGGCTGGATTTTCACTGCAACTTTCTTTACAGAAGAGTCCTTAGTATATCCAAAGTCTTTAGCTATAATCTTTAAAGCAGTGTGGTAGTTACAATTATACTTTTCCATAACTACTCCTTCAAATGTCAGACACTTTCCAGAAGCAAAGTCTTTAAAATACAAGTTTCCAGATTTTCCTCTAAAGAAACTGCAGGTGACGTGACTGTCACTACGCAAAGGAGACTTAAACAATCCTTTCTTAACTGGGATGCCCAGATAATAAGTCATGTAAGTCTCCTCATTGTTCTTAGATAGAAGAAATTCCTTAGTAATTTTTGGTTCAAAAGTATAATTAAACATAGTCACTAAGGAATTTATGAATTACTCTACTAACAAATCATTACAGCAAGTTGTCAAGATCGAAGTCATTTCCTGGTGCAGCATCTACACCAGCAACATCTGCGATCGGATCTTCTGACTTCATTTCAGTGGGTTTAGCTTTCAGATACTTCTGACGTTCTCCCTCCTCATAATCAGAGAAGAACAGCTTGTCACCAATATAGTTATCAGAGATGAACGACTCACCTTGTTTGTTAATACCTACGATACGAGGTATATCAGCAACTACTTTACCATCACGGTTTCTACCAATCAACTTCAACTTAGTCTCTGTACCTTTAACTTTTTCAGTTATAGTAATCAGAGCCTTAGCTACATCATCGAAGCTCTTAAATTTAGAGCTAGCTGCTTGCATCTTTTCAAATCCTGCAGGATTGAGAACCTGTGCAGTCTGCTTAACTACAGCCATCAAAGTCTCGAAGTTGGAAGGCATAATAACCTTTCCACCATTCTTACTATCAAACTCACGTCTCTCATCATCACCAGCTTTAGGAAAGAATTGAGTCACAGAGAAGTAACCCTCTTCGTTCTCAAAGTTGATTGCCAGAACTTTATAATGAGCCGTTGGATCCTTTTTACCATCAAATTCTTTGATTTCACATCCCATGAATTTTACATCATGGATGTTCCAAGGAGTTAAAGGACGACGTGTGTTTCTTACTGCTGAGTCTGCTGATATACCAAAATTAAATGCCATAATTAATTCAAATTAAAATCAAATTTTTCTAAGTCTTTGTCATCTTCGTCTATGTTTATATTATCTAATGATTCTATATCGAGTTCATTCTCGATATCAATTATCTCATCAGGTACAGAGTTTTCTTCTTGTACCTTATCTCCTACTAGATAATAAATTCCTTTATCCTCTGTAGGCTCTAGTTTAAAGGTAGTACCATAAGCTGAGAGCTTTTCATTAGCTGCACCCCTATAACTTACAGTATTACTCTTCGTTAACTTGTTTCCACTTTTAGTTCCGAAAGCGGCATCAGTTCCAATAATAGGAACTGCTTTCTTATCCTTCTTCTTATACTTGATGTCTACTCGACAATCTGCACAAACCTGTAACAGGTCTACAGCTCCCTGAGTTAATATTAACTTGTTGGAATCAAGCGTAATAATAGGATCTGGATTAGCATCTACCTTGGCTGTAGAAGCCTTAGTAGATGTCTTGGTAGCACTTTTCGTTGCCTTAGTGTCAACAGAAATTTCTTCTTTCCCAATATAGGTGATTTCACCAGTTTGTTCATTCACCTCGTAGTGAAACAGTATGTCTAACTTCATTACTCTCCTTCATTATAAGCATCAATAACATGGATAATCTCATTCAAATCATTATCAATCTCTAGGTCTTCAAACATACCAAAGGATGTCTTAGCCACACAAGTACCATCATTATTAGTGATTAACTTGTACTCCATTCTACCAGAATCTCCCTCACTTACCTTAGTGAAGAAAATATAAGTAAACAGACCTTCCAGTGTTACCTTTTCAGACAACAACTTTCCAACAGTTTTAATGACAAACTTAGGATTTACATTGTCTCCAACATTCTCCGAGTGTGTCAAGAAAACCATCTTACAATCCTCTCTCATCTTTTCTGAATATCTCAGAATTTCCATAGCGTGTTGAGCTAGCTCACTAAATTTGGTATAACCAACTTCTGTTGCTCTATCAACGAACTCATAAGAGAGAACATATTGGAAGTCATCGATAATTACCTGTTTAATTTGAGGCATCATCTTGTCAATAATTTGAAGAATTTTCAGAATTTGATCCCATTTGGAACTAACGTAATAGTTACCACTTACGTTCTTTCCCTCTATTTTAATAGGGATATACTTCTTTTTCCATGCTCTAAAGGGGAGCGGTTTACCCGTAGTACTTATAATAAAAGTCTCTTCGGGATTAAGATTTCTTAAACTTGTACTCTTTCCAGTACCTGATTCACCTACGATAGCAATTGTTTCAGCAGCCATTATTCTAATGCAAAATTAAAGTTTTCATTTGAATCATCTAATTCTGTAATATCATCTAGCTCCTGTTCTACTATAGAACTACTATCTTCTAATATATAATTCGGATTTGTATACCTTTCATAATCATAAATTTCATCGGGCTTTGGAAGCTCGTGGAACATATTAATCCAGCCGAAGAAGTTCACTCCAACCTCAACATCACAATCACCATATCGGTTCTTAAGTACCATTATGCTTCTAAAATAAGAATTTAGATGCTCGATATTATAATGTTTATAAGTTTTCAATCCATCCCTGTGCGGATTATACAGTGCAATCATGATATTACAATCCTGCACAGTATTACCAGAGTCTTTAGCATCATGAATAGTAAACGCACTCTTTCCCTGCTTAAACCTTTCAATGTTTCCTTGCTCTCTATTAGCTTGTTGTATTACTACAGGACTAACGCCACACTTATCTCTAAAGAAGAGAAGATAGCTAGAAAGTAAGTCTATGTCAGGTTTAGTACCAACTAGACCAATATGGTCTACTACAATATTATAGATAAGATTAGGATTATTAGGCTTATATAGAAGTCTTGTCTCACTTTCAGAAAAAGTTCCCATTTCTTCTAACCTAGTTTTCAAGATAGCATACACCTTTTTTGGAGACACTTTCTTGTCATAGATTTCCAGCTTTTTACTAATCTTATCTACCCAGGGCATACATTGCTTAACTAGGTCATAATGTTCCTCTGACAAAATATATTCCTTTTCTCTTGAAAGAATCTTCTTAAAAGATAATTGTATTCCATACGTTTCGAAGATGTATATGGATAATAGCTTAATATATAAGGCTACTTCTCCCATCTCTAGACTAAAATATAATACCTTAAAATCATCATCATCAAGATGTTCCATTAGTGGTCTATAAACATAAGCATAAAGGGCAAATGAAGTTTTACCTGCACCAGAGTTAGATAGAATTAGTGTATAGGTTTCCCTAGTAACTCCATCAATAATACTCTCTAGTTTAGGAAGTTTCATAGATATACCATGATTTAACCCCAATCTACCTCTATCAATTTCATAAAGAAGCTTCTCAGAAATCATAGCAATCTCATGGAATCATAATTAACTCCGCCTTCATCTTTTAGTGCTTCAAGTTCTTCCCACTTATGGTCTATTACAAAGTTGGCAATAGTGGTACATAGAATATTGTGCTCTCTAGCCCACTTTACTAGCTCTATAATTTGATTATGAATTTCTGGCTTCCATCTGATAGTCCTACCATAAAACCTATAGAAGTCTTCAATTGTATCAAATTTCTTAGATACGCTTTTCAGACCCACTTGTGTATTATTAACTATCCCGAATTGAGGATAGGTATCCCATAATTCCTTACCTAGCTCAAATGAGCATTTGTAGAAATCTTTAACCACATTTTTGTTTAGTGGAATATCTAAGGGATTAAATACACTTCCTTTTTCAGGAATTTTATAGGATTTATGAATAATTCCAGCATTGCGAAGTCCAGTTAATAGTTCTATTGTAAAACCACGAGCACATACTCTAGAGGAGAAATACTCATGGACAATTTCTGGTTCGTCGCCTTCTTGGGCAATAAGAATAATTTCTAGCAACAACAACTCGCTTGGATTTATATTATATTTCTCACAAAACAGAAGCTGTTGTTTTAATTCAAGATTTCTCACGTGTACAAATTAATAGATTTTCTACTAATCTATACACTAAGTCTAGTTTACCTGTTAAGGTCTTAAAACTTAGTTACGTGATAAACTTTAGTCTTCAACCTTCTCATTAGCGGTTTCAAGAAGTACTGCGTAGTCCTTCTTTAATTCCTTCAACTCAGATGTCAGTTTACTAACTTTAGTTTCTAGCGACTTACATTTCTTGGTAAGTGCAGATTTCATCTCATTATACTCTTTCTTAGTGTAATAAGTTTCCATAATTAAAAACGATAAGTAAAATTTTGTATTTTCTTCTTATAAGGCTCATAGGGTTCTCCCCTTAGAACTTTCATAAGATTCTCTTCATCAATAGTTATATAATTCACTCCTTCGTGTGATTTCTTGTACCATTCACACTCTACAGTGTTTTCAATAACAATTGTGAACATTTCAGCATACTTAGTAGGTTCTTCCTTTCGTATTACCCTACCAGTTCTCTGCTTACTCTTTATAGGACTGGAATCTAAACCAAGAACAATACCAACAGATAAACCCTTACAGTCTAAACCCTCATTAGCTAGCTGGACGCTATTAAGCACTCCAGAACTAAGTGTGGAAAATTCTTCTATGGTTATTCTGTTTTTCTTTTTACTCTCTCTTCCAGTATAAACATATCCTATACCTATGCTTTCAGCCATTTTCACATTAGCTGAAAAGGTAATGATTTTCTTATCAGACCTATACTTGATTATCTCCTTGGCTATTTCTAGCTTCTTAGCATGATTGTATATGAACTTTTTCCTACTCTGCAAAGCTCTCATGAACGCCGTGGCATGAAAAGTAATTTCCTTGAAAACTTCTTTCCTATTCAGCTTGCTATTTCGGTTACATAGTTCGTCCCTATACTTAGCCCTATTGATAAATCCGTTTGGACCTAACATACTCATAACTAAGTCAAAATCAAAGTTAAAATATTCAAAATGTTGAACAAACTCCTTGTTATATTTTCTATACAAGTCTATGTCGTCCACCGTTATTATAACTTGATATTCTGAAAAGTTTGATACCCAACCATTGGCTTTGGCTACTTCTATAGAAATATTATCAATCTCTGGACAGTATTTTTCTATGATACTGTGCTTTCCATCGAGTCTCTCTATAGTAGCAGTTAAGCCAAGAATAAGTTTATATTTTACCTTAGTAAATACTGAAGAGAAAGTATCAGCAGGACATCTGTGAATTTCATCCAGAATTAGAAGGTCACAATCATACCCGTTCTTTGCCATGGAATTAATAATTCCAACTTCGACATTCAATCCATATCCCAAACTGTCTAGGATTCCAGACCATTGTTCTTGCAAAGTAGAATTTGGAACGACTACTAATACCTTGATAGAAGGATACTTAGAAATAAGTTTTCCTATAATAATAGTAGCAACCCTAGTCTTTCCATATCCAGTACAAGCAACTATTGTACCTCTTCCTTTGGACTTAATCCACTTCTTGACGGACTCCTCCTGCCGCTCATCACGAGTGACAGGAGTAAAAAGGTCCTTCATTAGTCTATATTTCTAGTGATGTCCCAACCTTTAAGTTCGGCAACTTTCTTGATTTCTTCCATTTTGTCCTTCCACTGTTTGGCTTGACTTTCACATTGATTCTGGAAGCGATAAAGAACCTTGCTCGACAACAGTCTCAACTGATCACTAGTTAAGTTTGCATATTTATCTCGTTTCAGTCTACACATCGATCTAAACTCAGCATAACTTAATCCAGTATCACAGATTTTAAGAGCAATAGAAGGATTCAAACGAAGTTCCTTACTTACCACCAAAAGTCTATTGACAGCTTTACCTGTTACAGGGTCTTTACGATACAAGTCCTTTTGCATTTCTTGCTGTGTAAACCAAAGTCCCATCTTGACAATGAAATTCAACGTCAAATGAGAGTTATCAAACAATCCCAAAGAATCCAGACAAGCATCCATAACTAAACTTACAGGTACTTCTCTAAACTCTACAGGGATACCATTAAGAATATTTCCAATAGGATAAACTTTAATAGCCTCATTGGTCAAAATCTCTTTATTATTCTTGATGGTAACTCTCAGGTCTTCCAAACAGCGAGTGTTTGTGTATTGTTTCTCAGCTCTAAGCCATCTAATAAGAAGCTCTGCTCGACATCTCTGTATTTGATCGGACACTATATCTAGTAATGTTAAACGACCTGGATTCTTGGTATCCGAGTTGTACAACATTTGTTCACAGTGGTTATAGAAGCGTTTCAGCTGGTCATAATCAGCATCCACTAACTTTATTTCCTCCTGGACTCCGTTTACTTTAGGTCCTTTCCATACATAGCTATTAACATCGTTTGCTTTATCATTCAAAGCCTCTCTCAGCTTATCTCCTAATACAGTCATAAATTATTCTTTAAAAATACTTCATAGTTCATCTAATTTTAATGTTAATCTAATAATATTTGTCCACATTCTAGAGACGGTTTTTCATGAATAAATTTCAGGAAAATTATATTCGTCTCCTTATATGGAACGAAATCTGTACCATCGTACCATTTATCGATGCCTTCTTCTACATATCTTAGAGATACATATCCAACATCACCTAATTTCATAGAACACTGGTTCCAATTCGGAAATCGAACACACATTATGTCTTTGTAATCTAGATTATCATATTCTAGACGTTCAAAGACATAATTTGCATAACCCATTCCGTCCTCACATTCAGCTACAAACTTAACATGGTAAGTTACTTCTTTGGTTTCCACACCTCAAAGGTATTAATATCCTCGAACTTCCTGCAACCATAAGAGGCAAAGTCCCCTTGTAGTTTGTCCATATTTGGCAAACAGGGATAGTTCTTACACCTAGTACAGCTACGTTCAGGATGTTTATAGTGAAAACCATCTTTGTCCTTAAACATTACTTCAGTAATAGGCATAATAATATTAATACACATGAGCCAGCAGCTCCATATTTGATTACGTTCTGCTTTTTCTTTAAAGACTTATTAAGACCTTCAATTGATCTATTTTTATCTTCAATTATGTTTCCATAATACAGTAACTGGACTCTGCGAACAGAATCCGTTTTCTCCCAACTTTTGTTTATAAGTTCTAAATTAGTTATTTGGCTCTTCAATAAAGGAACAGTTTCGGACAATTTCTGATGTTCAGCAAATATCAGATTAGTTGTCTTTAACTGTTCGCTGGTTATTGTAACGGTCGATGTATTCTGAGAAAAAGCACAAATTGATGCTATCAGAACTAGACATAATAGTAGACACTTTCTCATCATACTCCTTGTCTATATATTTAATTTTCTCAACAATGGAATCATTAACTATATAAATGCTGTCCCTAATGATAGAATCCTTCACAATCTCTTGCACATTAGGAGTGCTAGGATTACTATCTCTCTTAGGGACAGACAAATATATAATTATTAATCCCATTATGATAATTAAAATATAGCAAAACTTAGTCTTGTTCATTTATCTCAATACCTGCAGCCTTAGCTTCCTCTACGAGCTTAACGCATCCGACTACATCCACACCTTCCTTCATTGCCAGTTTCACAACAAGTTTCTCATTATCAGAGAGACCTTCCATTTTAGCTTTTAGAGCTTGCTTTTTGTCGAAACGAGCTTTCATCTGATTGTAACCCTTGATAATTCTCTCTGGATTCTCTTTAAGGAAATTAACCTCTTGTTTCAAGAAAGCCTTTACCAAAGTCTTACTAGCTACTCCTCTATCTCTAGTATAGATAGTAGGACATTTAGGGTCGTGCAAAGCTTTATTGTAGGCATTAGCTTTACCTCTCTCCTTGTCAAACGTATCAGTTGGGTGACATACACTGATACCAACAGATATGACTCTGCAAACCTCTGCGTAATCTGGATCATCTACACAGACAAATTCGTCCATTTCGTTTACCCAACCTACTGCAAGTTTGCAACCATCCTCACTCTCTTCTGGAGATTGGCTCAAAGCACACGCTACAATTTTGTGTTCCTCACCCTTAAAGTCTACAAACGAGTCAATCAAATACTCAGCTACATCCTGTTTCATTTTCTACAATTTTAAAACCGTTATTAATTAAATATTCTTCTGGAGCAAACTGTAATTCGAAAAATCTATGCAATGAATAGTTTTTTCTCTTTACAGAGATTAAATTTTTCTTTTTAAGTGTAATAGGTTTATCAGAAGCATAATACTTCTCTTCCATAAGGGCTGCTCCCCATCCCCACATTTGATAGACCGAACTACAGTAGATAAACTTGTCATGTGTATATACAATCTGTTTATCCTTCTCGTAAGTCTTCCGTAAGATCGTCATAAAATACTTGAATAGTTCTAAAGATAAACTTATTCTTTGCTGAATTGTAACATTCATTCCAGCTACAATTTTTATAGTGGTCCAGAATTTCAGAAGCTCTTACATTATAATATATATTTCTGCAAAAGCTTTCGTCCTCATCACATTCAGCAGAATTTATTGTATAATTTCCGATGCCAATAGCGTAATGATAGTGACTTTCATAAATTTCACTAAATCTATCTTCTAACTCATAATCTTCGTATATTATTACTCTAAACTTGAATTTGTCCTTACTAAGAAGTTTTGCCAGGCAATATGCTACATAGCAACACCCTCCAGTATTAATATCGTACTCTTCATCTAGAAACCTACAAAGTTTATTCAGCCTCTCCGCTAGAATTTCTTGTACTTCCGTAGATTTGGAGTTCAATCTCCTTCTTTTCTTTTTTAAACTCATCCAAGTACTTACCTAAAGTTACAACTTCATCTTTTCCGAATTTTCTTCTAACTGCATAGTGGATACATCTTTCCACTGCAGATTCTAGCAGGAATCCATATCCTACTACCTTGAACTCTTTTCTCGGATTTTTACCACCAATATCACATAACAACTCCAAGTCGAAACGAGGAGATGAATCGTTAATTGGGGTTAACCTGTAAAATGGACCTTCAATTACCATCTCTTTTTAAATTACTATCCGCATACATCTATCACTGTTAAATTATTATTACTAGGCTTATATCCGTAATCACAATATGAATTAGTTATTATAACATGATCAAAATTGTTACACAACTTTACCAAGCCTTCGATATTTACAGCATGACAAACTATAATCTCGAATTTAGAGTCTGGATATCTCTCTTTAAGAACTTTAAGCTCTCCAAGGAATGTTCCTCCAGCATCACACAAATCATCAATAAAAGTAAAGGTCGAATAATAACAATTAACCTCTCTTCCTATGGAAAACTCCTTAATCTTACCAGTTTCCAAATCTCTCACCTTATTGAACACAATATGTCCCCAATTATTAGAGAGAATTTTGTACCTTTGGTAAGCTCCAGCATCTGGGAATACAATATTAGTTTGGGTGGCAAGATTATGTTTAAATTCAAGCGCTTCGCATCTATCCCCTAGAAGTTTTTCTGTTCTATCAGAGTGAGGTTCCAAAACCGTAACATAACGATAATTCATAGTGTTTAAAATACTGCAAACTATTTTCAGAGAAAATGGGCGGTTAAAGTCCATTACTCTATCCATACGCATAGACATTAGATAGGTAATAAACAAATCCCACTCAATCTCTTGTCTGTCAAGAATGTCTCCGACTTGAGTTAGGATAAATAATTCTTCAGCAGAAGTAATTCTACATATAACCTTTACTGAATCCTTCCTATCAAATTCGTCGGAAAAACTTATCTGAGGTTCTCCGTCAGGAAATCTAGTGAGGTTATACTTAATCTCACTCTTGTCCAAGTTAATTAAGTTTAATAATTTCATCTTCAATATATTTTAGAACTTCATTACAAACTCTTATCAATATTATTCCGGATTTCTTGCAAAGTAAAGCCTTTCTTCAGGATTCCGTTCTCAAAGACTGTTTGCAATAAACCAGTATTTTCCTCCTCTTTAGTACACTGGTCAGTAGCATAAATACCATTTTCACCTTTATGTACTGAAATCAGACCTTTCAAAGAGTTCTTAGTTCCATCATCAGTCTTAGGATGTTTGAATATTTCTTTCAATTCTCCATTAATTACACAAGCAGTAGCTTTAATTGCAAAACCTAAGCCATCTCTACTTGCGTATTGATATGAAAATGAGCCAACACCTAGAACAAGATTGCAAGCCGCCATATGAGCATTCTCAAGTCGCATATAGATTTGCTTCTGACGTTCAAGAGTGATAGAATCACCATACAACAAACCTATTTTCGTACTAGGATAGCGATAATTCTTAGAAGTAGTATTCCATCCAAAAATCTTACCAAGCATATAATAAGCACCATAGTATTGACCTTCTGAAACTTCCACATACTCAGCATCATCGTTAAATGGGGCATAGCAACAATAATACTTACCCTCTTTCATCCTAGTATGGAAATGAGGATTAGTTCTTAAACCACAGATAATATCGACTGGGTCTCCACTATCTGGACGAATAACTACACGTCCATCACGAGCCATAATATCCTTCTTTAGTTTGGGAAGGAAGTTTTCAATAACATTCCAAAAGTCCCAAGTATCAGAAACTATAGAAACGAAGCCAGATGGATACAATTCATTAATTAATCTCTTAAAGGTTTGAAGTTCATCCTCTTCCCCACCAGCGCACATTACAGAATGTTCTGTAGCTGGAACAGTAGCAGCGATTAATTCATTGTCAGAATTTGCACCATAGTATTCTTCCAGAGCAGCAATAGCTGGGATGGTTTCACTCCCAACAAACGAAGTCATATGTGCCATACCAGAAATAATAGCGGCTTCTAAACCAGCCATTCCTCTCATGGAGAAGTCATGACACAAGAAATCCAGATTCACATCTTCTGGAAATCCAGTATGTACTGCATGTCTTTTAAGTTCCTTCTTATAGAGTCTTGCTCTAGTAGCAGAAGTGCAAGGCATCCACAGAGTACAACTAATTAAAGTCTCTAAATAATTAGTTAACCAGAAGAACTCTGACTTTGTATTAGTAATAGTCATCATGGGAACTCTGATAGGGCATACTGAACCTTCTGGCAACGCTTTAATGCGAATAGGAAGATAACCTAAATCATACAAGGCTTCAATATGTCTATACCCTACAGATTCAATTCCCACGAAGTTGTGAACTCTTCGATAAAACATTTCTACAGCCTTCTCTTTAGGCAATCCAAAGAAATTCTTGTTAAATTCGTCAATCAAATACCTTTTAATTAAATACTGGATTCCGAATACTACAGAACCTTCAGTGGCTTCTGGAAAGTATTTGTTGCTTCTGGGAGTCCAATTACTGTAAACTTGTTCAGTACCTTCTGGGTACATTCTGTGGTGGCCCAATTTATAGCCATCTGTTGCATTAATTATTTCCATTCTAAAAATTATTTTAATAACTAATTGTTAATAAACTTTTCATGCCTTTACCACTAGCTAAATTCTTAAAGCACTGAGTGATAAATTCCTTCGTTTCTGGATGGATAGCTCTGGGAGAACTTATATACTTAATCCACCAATTATATTCTCCTTGAAAACTATTACCATTGTATACTTTACCGGCAGCCAGATAATCGCATACTAGTTCCAGAGCATACTCTTTAGGCATCTTCACTGGAACACCTCCAATGTCTAGCTTAGTTACCCAGTACTCGTAATGATGTGGATTTCTTCCTCTGTGATGTAAATAAGACCTAGAATATCCTAGAATTTCTTTTTCCTTGTTTAAGGGAGATGTGTCATCATCGTAAAATTTTACAGAACGAGAGAACTCATACCATCCGAATTTAGATAAGTCGTGCAAGATACCCTGTTTGTATAGACCTAACTGAAAACAGTAATAAGCTACCCAAAACTTATGTCTAAGTATTCGCCTAAGATGTTTCAGTGTTATACACATACATTTAAGAATTTCCATATCTTCTTTACTATTCTAGTTAGAAAATTATTTCCTCTTAGATTGAACTTATGTGTATATCCAGACAACTTATCTGGATTCCACACAGCATGAACTATATAGAATAAATATCCTACTGTGTATAGCATAATGTTCAGTACTGGGATAAATCCTAGGATTAGTATTACTAAAACTAGCCACACTGGAACTTTAAGGTCATAGTCTTCTTCTATATGTGCCACACTTCTGCTATACCCATTGTAATAAACGGTTACATGGGTATCTTTCAAAATAAGCACCGTGATGATTACCATCACAGTGCATATTACTAGATACATCATTTGTTATTAGCTACGTCTTTAAATAAGGTGGGAACCTGACCATAAGTAGGAAGTTTTCCGTCCCACTTCTTAATCATATCCTGCTGAACTATGAGAACTGACAAAGATGCTGAAATCTTTCTATTATATTCAGCTTCTGCATCACCCTTAATCTTAAGAGCTTCTGCTTCTCCTTGTGCGGCTGCTACTTTCTTTTTAGCTTCTGCCTCAATAGTCTTAACTTCATTCTCTGCCTTCAAAGCCTGTTGAATTGCAGCATTCTTAGCATCAATAGAATTGACTAGCGTCTGTGGATATTGAAGACCAGAAGTCATTTGTTCAAGCTGAAAGTTTTCAGCCAAAAGTTCCTTTGACAGTCTATCTTCTATAGACTTCTCAAACTCCTCACGTTTACTTACTAGTTCATCAGTAGTATAGTTATTCAGCTGAATACGAAAAGCATTCTTTACGTAGTTATACAAAGTAGTGTTAATTACCTCTACAATATCTTCCTTTCTATACTTCTTAAATACTTCTGGTGATTTCCCGTCAACAATCTTCAAAGAAATTGTAGGGTCTACAGTAAATGATGACCCATCTTTAGCATTAATACTGAAAGGAGGATAGTCCACAGTCTGTACGAATGTAGGATATTCATATACAGCCGTAGTAACAGGATTATACCACACCGCGCCAGTAACAAGAGACACATCGTCTACTCCCTTACCGTCTCCGTATAGATTCACCTTAATGCCTTCGTAACCAGCATCAATTCTCTCATAGCCACAACTAGACAAGCCAAACACCAAAGTTAATACACACAAAAGCTTAATAATTGTCTTCATTTTCCTTATTTAAATAATGTTTCTTAATATATTTGAATATCCTATAAACTAAACTTGGGATTGCCACTAGTAATAGTAACAACCCCAAGATATTTGCAGCATACAATGATTCGGATAATAACCATAAGCTGACGTTGTAAATTACAACGATTAATAGAACGGCAACAAATGCCTTAATTAAGTTTTTCTCGACCATAGAATAATATATTCTCTATTGCCGCTTTTATTATACCATAGTAGTACATTATCCTCTGTAATATCTACATACGGGTCATAATAAATATACGCGGCAAACATTATGCACACAATTATAAACGCAATCATGATTTATCGAGTTTTAATAGACCCAGGTCTGGTAGTTGCAGCCTGAAAGTCTTTTCCTTGTTTATCCCACCATGCTTGCTTTGCTTTTAACCAAGCTACTTTTTTCTTATACTTCATTGTTCGGAAATTATTACGATACGATTAAATTCATTATCTCCAAATTCAGTGGTAATTCCACATCCCTTAACAACCAATTTATCCTCTGGAGCACCATAGCTAATCAGAGCCTTCTTCATAGATTCTGCCCTAGCTACAGCAAGGTTATTATTAAACTCTTCTGGACCTTCTTCCGAAGCATATCCCTCAATCACATAAGTTTTTCCACTATTAGAAATATAGGAAGCTAGTTCTGAGACAGCCACATTGGAAGTTTTAGAAATCTCTGAAGAATTTTGAAGGAATTGAATTTTTGGAGTCAAAAGCTCTACTTTAGTAATTTCGATTGTGTCCGTCTTAACAATTTCTATTGGTTTACGAGCCATAAGTTCCTCATTCTTGGCTCTCAACTCATTAATAGAAGCGTTTAGGCTTTCAACCTCGGCATCACTATACAACTTCATAATTGGAAAGTCCCCCTTGCTAGACTTAAAGCGATAGGTAGCACCAATATAGACATTAAACTCATGATTCAGAGGGGAAGTCTTGGGAAGTAACATATACTCAGGAGTAACATTTAATGCCCATCTATTAGAGATATTAAAGTTACATCTAACGGCTCCACGGGCGGATACATTATTATAGACATCTCCATAAGTATGATACCAACCAGCACCAACAATTAATATAGGTTCAAACAGACGTCTATCTCCGTTATATCCACATATCAAGTTAGTAAGATTAGTAGTAACATTAGCTGTCAAATTATGTGAATCAAAGAATGTCTTATTTCCTTGATTCATTCCAGCCGTCATGTCTAACTCCAAGCCAAAGATAGGAGTAATTTCTTTACCCACCGCAATATTTACTAATACATCACGAGGTTCAGCCCAACTTCTTGAGTTGTCCCAAATTGTAGTACCTACATTACCAGAAACATACCAGTTATCTTTCAAACTTCCAGTTTCAACAACTTGTGCGCTAGCAAATGCACACATTAAACACAAACAAATAATACTAAAAATTCTCTTCATAATTAAATTAATTAAATTAATCCCACCAAGTTCTCATACGTTCAAACTTAAGTTTATTGTACAAGTACCAGGCTTTTTCTCTTCTCAAATGGTCTTGAAGAATAGGTTTACTCAAATCAAGATCAGCAGCTTTAGGCCAGAATCGTTTCCAGTTCTTAATGTTTATGTGCCTATCTACGAATCCTTCAGACCCAGGTCTGAAATCACAATGATAGGCAGAATCTATCTCTAGAACAATATCTAAAAGTCCTAGTGCGAGTTTTAGATTCTTTTCAACAACTTCGTTACCTTCAGCAATTCTAGATACTTTGAAGTATTCATACATTCTAATTAAAGCTTGTTTCTCTAGGGAGAGAACAAAACCATAATCAAACGGATAGAACTTCATAGCCTCTTTAATGAGTCTCTTGTTTTTGTTCTTTCTTAGTTTCATATTCTTGACTTGCTTCAACTGCTAATTTATCTGCTAAATTATTCATCTCAGAAAAGAAATCAGAATTTGAAGTATGTCCCTTAACCCAACAAAATTTTATGTCAGAGCAAAACTGGCTTGCTTTAGCAAAAACTTTGTCATACAAGTTCCACAATTCTACATTCTTTTTTCTTTTCCATCCTTTCGTAGCACATCCTATGACATACTGAGAATCTGAATAGATAGTAAGAGATTCTATCTTACGACTTACTGCATTGAGAGCATATATTACAGCTAACAACTCACATTTGTTGTTAGTAGTATTTGGAATCACCTTACTAAATTCATAGGATTTTTTCCCATCAATTACGAATACAACTCCTACCCCTCCTGTATTTCTAGACGAACTAAAAGCCCCATCGGTAAAGACCTCTAAATTACTCATTCTGAGTATTGGTCCTGAGATTAGTTCCTAGTAGTATTGCTATCTTTAGCAGGTCGTCTTGATTATCACAAAATATATTATCTAAAATATAGTTTGCATAATCACTTATTCTAACTCTCTTTCCTACAGCTCCATACTTCTCATTAAGCCACTTAATTTGTGGAATGAAGTCTTCCAAATTATCCCCAAGATGCCTCAAGGCTTTTCTAATAGAGGCTGGAAACCACATTTTTTCTTTTATCCAATCTAAGTGACAATAACCAAAAGCAAAAGCTCTACTCAAATCCTTCTGAATGAACTCATCTAGCTCGAAATTTCTCTCATGCCTACCAGCTTCCTCGAAATCATCTTTCAAATCCTCACAAAAAATCTGATTAAATTCAATCATAACTCCAAGTTTCTAGGCAAGCTATAAGTTCCAGCATCCCATATCTGCAAATAACCTTGAATGGTCCAGTAGCTATAGAAAGATAAGGACTTTTGTTGTCATTGTACAGCTTCATTACTTCTCTTAGTAGTATACTAGCATTTCTGGATAGTTCGTAAAGAGTAGGAACTCTGTGTTCGTTCGGACCTACGTACATTTTCCATGTACTTTTGCCTATACAGCGACCCTCGTCATCATATTCTCTATGACTCTTGTTCCACTGCATATACTCCAGAACCTTATCAAAATCAAAGTTCTCCATAATGCTTTTGTATTGTTCCTCCAATGGGGGACAATCATCCCTTGTCAGGACTGTTCTCTTTGTTTTGCTCATTTTTGTAACAATTAACAAGATTCTGTAAGTTGGACAACTTATCAGTTCTTACACTGACCAGTAGCCCACCCTTACGTAAGTTGTAACTAAGTTTAATTCCGCAATGATTTAGAATTTCGATAAACTCTCTCAATGCGCTTCCCTTTAACACATTTCTGTAGACTAGTTTCTGACCATCTTGATATCCTGCTCGATAATATTCATTCGCAACATCAGAAATAAGCCATCGCTTAATAGGAGATACCCTACTTAAGAGTTCATTGACTCTGGTTGCGATAAAATCCATATTACTGAATACTATCAATTACAAGACTATCCACACCTAGAGTGTCTACACTCATTGTGTCAGCAACTTCTTTAACGATTGCGATAGAATCGTTTTCTGGAGCCTGAGTCTTTGTATTACCTGCACAAGCAGACATCAGTGCAACCATTCCGAAAAGCAATAGTACTTTCTTCATTTTTCTTAATTTAAATTAGTTAATAATCATTTTATCTATCAAAAAAAAGAGTGGTTCCAGTATCTGTGCTTCACCAGATACTTTCCCCACTCCTATCACTCCGAAGAGCTTGTACCATTATTAGGTTGGTCAACCTCCCTCTTCATCTTGTTGAGAATTTGGGATAATAGTCACCAAGTTTAAAGATTACTTGTAACTGAAGCAAAAGGCTAGAATCCCGAAGGGATTCCGTAACTCCTTCAACACGTGGTTGACGAGCTATGTAGGAAGCTAACGCGCAGGCAAAGATGAAGCCGTAGTCAAAGACCTAGCTACACTAACAAAGACTAAGACAAAGACTCTCAATTAGAGAGTAGGTTGTAAATTTTTGTGTAGCCAGCGAATAAAGATTAAATCCATGCGGATTTAAGAATATACTGTTCATAATTATTCCTGTTAAGTATGTTATGTTAGCTTCCTACGGAAGTCCTCTAATTACTTAGAGGAAGAGTCGCCTTGTCTCCTAATCTCTTCGAAAATATCTAAAAGATTCTTAGGCAAAGCGATTTTTAGTTTGGAAATACGTTCCATTTCAGAAGTTTTCCAACTATTGAAACGACTTCTCAACTCTCCTAATTCGGAGGTATATTTGTCGTATTTTGCTTTAAATTCAGCCATTTTCTCACGATACTCTTGTTCTTGAGTGTTAGAAAGTTTATTAACCTCCTCCTTAAGCTCAGCTTTAAGAGCATTTAACTCCTTCTCGTAAGAACGATAGGTGTCTTGAAGAGACATGAACATATTGTCCACTTTTTCTACTTCGATGGTAGGGTCTTGGTAGTAGAGAATTAAATCTCTTCCAGAGCCTTCCTTATAGATAGGACAATTCTCAGCTGCATGAACTTCTTTTCGTGCTTTACTAAAGGCTCCTTTTGGATGAATATACTTTCCATAGGTAGAAGCAAACGCCTCTAATCTTAGGAATTTATTTCTCTTGTTAATATCCCACGACTTTATGATAGTCTCTTCAGTCGGAGAAGGTAGAGCTTCTGGATACTTAGGCTGCTCTGGCAGTCCTATTCCCTGACTTTCTGCCCAATCATCAAGCATAGTAGCAGATACTTTGCCAATCATTCCTTCTTTCTCTTTAATAGCTTCTCGTACCCAAGCACAAAAACTATTCATGGCAGCGACCTTTTCCAAATCATCTTTTATAAAGTCAAGGGACTTTTGTCCTACTGTCATTAACTGCTTTTCTCCTCCACCGATAGAGGCTACAGATACTTGAAAGAATTTCACATTATTCAAGCGTTCCTGTGCTGCTTGAATCATTTCTTGTGCGATGTTCGCATAGAAGTTTGCTGACGTAGAAGTCAACCCTTCATTTCCAAAAAATACACTGTTCATATTAGTTACGTTTTGTTAGTTTATCCACAACATTAATTATTGATTCTTCTCCTGCTATAAATCCATCACGATGAACATTTCTAAGTAAACTCTTCAGAGATTCTAATTCTTCATCTGACTTTAGAGTATTTTTTCTATATATTTCAATAAGTTCTTCTATATATCTTTCCATATTATTGATATTAAATTAGTACCCGAAGTGGGACTCGAACCCACACGCCCATTACTGGGCATCAGAGCTTCATACAATCTATAAAAGATTGCTTGGACTATGTCTTAACCATATCAATTCTGACTTAGGTTGCAGGTGTATAGTCTCTACACATTTATAAAAAGAAGTAAGTTCATCCGTATGAAGCTACGTTCTAGCTTAACAGAGGTTCTTGTTATCTTATTCTTTTTAACTTAGCTCGGCGTTATTACCATTTATAGGGCTGATACCTTCACCGAATTAGCCTGCTTCTACTCCAAGAGTTTCCTCTTGGGCATTCATACCCTTGTTCTTTCCTCTATAATTATCAGTAAAGGCATGACAATTAGGACACAGAAGTTGTAAATTTTCTATCCTTAAATCATCTTTTATACCATTTACATGATGCAGTTCTAGAGCTATAGGTTTTCCTAACCACTCAGTCCTGCCACAACACTCACATTTATATTCCTTGATACCTTCCTTAAGAAGTCTTTTACGTAAATTATTAGTATTTACCCATGTAGAGTTTTCTACTAAAACTTCTTCTAAAGGTCTGGAAGTTTTAACTGGCTTGTATCGTTCTCCTTGATTCCAAACTTTACCAGTCATATGTGAGGTATCTAAATTATATTCTTTAATCTTGTTCTTAACAGTATCATAGTTACTGCCAGCTGCTTTAAGTCCTAATTTTCTCATTACTTCTGCATAAGATAAACTAGTTTTAACAGCCTCAATCAGTTGTTCATCAGTCCATTTTCTTTTACTCATTATGTATATTTTTATATACACATAGATATAATAAAAATTTGTGACTTCCTATAAAATTCTGTTAAAATAGATTAATAAGAAAGAACATTTCTTTTTCTAAATCTGACGTGTCTACCAATTCCACCATTCGGGCATAGTAATTAGCTATACTCACGTACCGCTAATCAACTTACTATAATAACAGTACAAGTGTTAAATTCAAAGTTAAAAACCGTTAACTTATTTAAACTGCAAACAAATGTTAATAAATTTATCGACATCAGTTCCGCAATCTACATAATTCGGAGTGTTAGCTTCGAAGTATTTGAGAACAGCCTCTGTTCCAAAAAGTCCTATCTCTTCGAAATCATACCCCTCACCGTGAATATCCGATGTAGGCATATTTGGTCTGAATACTAACCAGGCTGTACCAGGAAATTCACAACACGTACAAACAGTCAATCCACTTTCCCTTAGTTTATCTAAGATTTGTGGACTAACTGTTTTCAATACGACACAATTATCCGAGTTCTGCAAGTCGTTGTCTGATTTCATCTTCGGACATACTTTCCATTTTCTCAGACTGTTTCTTAGCCAGCAGTTCAGTCAGGCGTGCCTTCTCAGCTGCCTTATCTTTAGCTGCTTCTCTAGCGGCCTTGTCTTTCAGCTTATCAGTGATAACATCTTTCACAATATTGAACTTTAACTCCAGTTCGCTATTGCTAGGAGTATCATTAGTTATGAAAGATTTTCTAGGACTCTTGGCTAATTCTTCGTCATAGGACACTGCCAGTCTGTCCAATGCAGGCAGACTTAAGTCCCACAAATCTTCCACACTCAAATTACCTTTACTAGTTGCAAAGCGCAACTTCATTTTAGACGCTTGTTTGTACATAATTAGAATTTAATTTTAAATGGTTTATTATCAACTTTAACTACAACCTCGTCGTGAGACGTACTAGAGAATCCCAGTCCACTCAACTGGTTATCGTTGTATTCTGCTTTAGCTCTAGAGCCAATAGCTTCGAATACTCTCTTATGATCTTTTTCGAGATCGGGTCTCAGATATTCATTGAAGAATCCTCGAACTGGGTCAGGATTTTTACATCCATCAATCATGAAGAATAGGTGCTTGTTTCCTATTTCATTACCTTCCCAATAATTTGGAGAATACATGATGCAAGAAACAGTTTGGAAACGCATAGTATCAATGCCCCACTCGTTCATAGACTTGTATGAAGTTGCACCTTCGGCAATTACCGGACTTAGGGTTATATTACCAATAGAATCTACCTTGATAATTGCTACCGCAATATATTCTCTGTCTGACACCATCTTATCATAGTTGAACTTATGAAGTTCTCCATTAATCTCGATTTCCATTTCGAAACCAAAATCAATACTTTCTCTCTTATTGAAGTTATGCACTCTTACCACATAATCCCCTGGTCTTAGTCTGCTAGGGTCTGTCCATATGATGTTCTCAACAGCATCTCTAGTTTTTCCAGAACCTGCGTTCATGTCAACATCAAGAGTTCCTCCAGTATAACCAGTCTTGCTTCCATAATAGATTTCTCTTCCTCCAGGCTCGGTTACATGAAGGTCAAGGTCATCATAATTAAACCAGTGAAGAGAGCATCTCATGAAGCCGTCTACATTTCCACCAGCAGCCTTTACTTTCTCCTTGAAAGAATCAGCTACAGAACCATTATAAACCCAAGCAAAGTTGTTATTCCACTTGAACAACTGTCCAGCATCCGGATTTTCAGGAGCAGTCAGAGTAACAAAGTTGGGAATGTGTCTGTTCTCTACCAAGATAGAAACCTCCTTAGCTCCTGGAAGTACATTCTTGACAAAGGCATCAGCAGAAACCTCTTGGGCTTTGGTAAACTCTTTTGGATTTACTGTAGAAGTTTCGGAGAGCATATCAAACATTCCTCCCTTCATCTTTGCTCTAGTATCTCTATTTACGAATAGAACATCATTCACAGAAATATCTTCTACGTGAGCGTGACGACGAGGAAGTGCATCAGTAAGACCCAGCTCTTCTACTTTCTTCTGAGCAGCTTCAATTTGCTTCTTAGTAATAAGAGCAGTAGGTCTCTTATAGTTAGCAGGAGCCATGATGTTTTCATATGCCCTTACGGCTCTCTCCAAATCTACACCATTACTTAGATCAATAAGTAAAGTTCCCATAGCCATGTTTCTAATCTTAGCTATAGGAGACTTAAAGTTTAACCAGCAATAGTTAGTTCTTACTTCTGGACTCAGAGTTTGGGCGGCAACCAATGTTCTTCTAAATTCCTCCAAACTCTTCAAGAACTCTGCACCTCTATAGAGATTATTTCCTTCTATAAGCTCAATAACAGTTTCAACTGCCTCTAGCTTAAGCTCATTGATGGAGCGTTCAAATACTCCAGCTCTTGCTCTGACATCTCCTCTGTAACCAGCAGCAGAGTCAAAACCATGAACTCGTTTGTTGAATTTGAAGTTATTCGGAATAGTCACATATAGATGCGTCCAAGTTCTAGTTGTTCCATCAGGAAGTAGTTGAACATTATGGTCACAACCATGAAATTCGTTCACATCTTGAATAAAGACGTCTCCTATTCCAGCTTCCTTAACTAATTTAGCTAGAGCCTGTGCTGTTTTCTCATATCCAGGAGTATGCACATCGTCCCAGAATGTTTTAATCTTATACGTTTGAGGGTCAATCGCTACAACTTTACCATAATGCCGGATAAAAGATTTACAGGCATTGCAGTTATGGTCTTGTCTAATAGTTTCATCTTCAAACGACAGAAGATAGCCCATCCAAAGGAGGTCTTTATCAACATTAGCAACAAACAGGTTTTCTGCAATCATATTGTTGAAAGCAGCTTCTACATCTTTCTTAAAATTCTTAAATTCCATTTTAAATCTATTAAGTGTTCAACTTTTTGTTCATTTCTTCCTCTAAATTCCTAAGAGTTTTTATACTCTCTTCGTAGAACTTATCCTTACCTAATTCACAGACTTTGTAATTAGATAATATTTGCTGGAATCGCAAATACGGACTACATTCTATGATTTGAGCCAGTCTAGTTAAAATCTTAAAGTTGGCCCGTTTTCTATCTTTAATGTTTATCATACTTTTGGAGAATTTTGGCTCTTAAAGTTTTGACTTTATTTACGTATTCAGGGTCTTCTGCATATCCTATGCTCTCCAAGAATTGCCAATAATCCTCTTTCTTTGGATTATATCTGGAATAAATCATATCTTTATATGCAAATATACAACTTATCCAACTGTCAAATTCAAAATATTCGTGTTTTTTTGAATTATAAAGCCCGAATAAATTATTCTTTTCTAAACATAATTTAGATTTAAAATTTCCAGTTTCTAGAACAGCTTGTGCTGTAACAGTGGCTGGAATAGGACAATCAAAATGTTGAAGAGTTTTAAATAAAACTTCTTCGTTAATTTCTTCTAATAAGTAATATGGATTCTCTGGAAGTAACATTACTTCAGATTGTTCTTTATGAACTAAATGATGTAATGAATAACCTGTCACAAATCCAAATACAATACTAATCATTAAAATAATTAAAATTTTTCCTTTCATATCCCAATAGAATTAATAAATTTTGAATCGTTGCAAAGTTGGTGGACAACTTTATCAAGTTCTGGAACGTAGACGATGTAGTAATAATCAAAGAACTGGTTATTATCTTCGAATCCTATAATTATCCCTTTATGTCCACTATCTACCACACAGTCCTTAAATAAACATTTTGCAATGTCTTGGCGAATGTCATCTTGACACGCTTGAAGCGCAGACAATCCATAGTAAGAAGTATTAGTACCTCTTATCTCGTTCCCTAGTAGGTCTTTATCGTAGGAGGTCTTGATAATCATAATCCCTAACCACTGCCTTTATATCAGAAATAACTCTATTATATAAGGCTATCATGGTATTCATTTTACCAGAAACTTCCTTGCAGAGATTGTGATAGTAGTTCTTGTCAGACTCTGCATTTTTTAGTCTTTCAATATTAACTACTATCATAAGCTCAGAATCAGGACTTTCTTGGTATTTTGCCTTCTTAGCCTCTTCCTCAGTATCGTATTGACCTACAATGAATGGAATGTTGTTCTTGTACTTAACTAGGTAATACTCCTTCATTTTCAATTTCAAAATAACTCTTTAGTAATTCTATATTTCCTTCCTTAAGATGTCTTATAATAGCTTTTCTCTCCTTTTCATAGAGAATAATCTTGCTTTCTAAGATACTTATCTTATGGTTGAAATTATTTTCGTATTCTTCCAGAGCTTCAGTAATGACTTTAATCGCAGTACAATCCTTCATCACACTTTTCGTTATAATAATCCTCGCTTCCACTTATAATTCAGACAAATAAATGTTTTGAGGATATTCGTTAAATACTAGTAGAGTTACTGGACAAATCCAAACTCTATCGTTATAGTTCTTACTCTTACACAAGTAAGTAGCTCCATTCTCATCTTCTTCAATCTTAGATAGAACAATCTTAGCTACAGAAGGGTCAACCATCTGCAACCTAACAAATCTATCATCAAGAGAATCAAGAAGATCGTCAGCCCCTCCAACCATAGCTAGCTCTCCCGGGTCTCCGTCGAAATCTGGCCACCAATAAAACCAGACTCCTCCCACTTTTACAAATTCAAATGTTTTTCTCATTCTGTGCTAGATTTAGAAACATATCAAACTTATATTTACTTATAAAATCATTAGTCAAAATAAAACTCCCGTTTTCTTCATGACCTAACACTGATCCATAAAAATAACTACAGTTATTCTTCTTATCGTATATCTTACGAGCTTCTTCTTCTGAATCAGCCTCAATGATATTAGAAGGCCTGCTAAAATAAATCTCTGGGCTTTCCATTAACCCACCACATCTGGTACATACTAAATACTTCATACTTTTAAATAATTTATTAACAAAAATACCCCAACAACTTTCGCTGCTGGGGTACATAGTAACGGGATTCGAACCCGTATGAAAATCTTGTATCCTGATTACGCAATCAGACTATAAGCCTCTTGCAGTAATTTAATAGTTGGAGTCTTATGATTATCTACAACAATTATCTTGTAAATGTTCAAAAACTCATTGTAAGTCAATGAAGTACAAGTTAAGAAAATCTGGACATCCTCATTTATAGAACCATTACTTAACCCTAGGTCTACTTTTACCATGCTAGGTAATGTTCCAATCTGAGAAATATCCCAAGTTGATTTAGCTCTTCTTAATACTTCTCTCTGCTTTGCAGTAAGATTTTTCTCCTTCAATCTGGATTCAATAATATTTCCATCAAATTCTAAGGAATTTGCATCTGGATTTGTATTATTTAAAGCCAGTTGAATCTTTTGTACAGCAGAATCTTTCGGTTTTGGTGCAGAAGTAACAGACTCTTTAAGTCCTTTCATTATTTGCAATGATGGAATAAAATCCTTGATTTGGTTAGCGTTCCAAATTAGAAATTTTCCAGGACTGTCTTTAGTAGTTACTATATACTTAGTTCCTCCATTATAAGGAACAAGAACGTGCAAATCCGCATCACTATTTTTACTCCAATGGTCTGATACTCGTATTTTTACATTACCTATAACAAAATAACGAGAAACAGTGGTTTCAGCTTCGATAATCTCGGAAGCTGTTGCTAATAAATACTTTTCTAATCTAGTCATATAATTAATCTAATTAATAATAGATCCCCCACTCGGATTCGAACCGAGGTCACAAGATTACAAATCTAGTGTTCTGACCAACTAAACTACAGGGGAATATAGTGGAGATTTCCACTATTTACTAATTCTAACCTCTCATTTACAGTGTTGGTTGGGAAGGGCAGAGTTGAACTGCCGCCTAGAAATTATCAGTTTCTTATTCTAACCGTTAAACTACATCCCAATCGGTTGAGCTATAGCCCTATTATGTGGACCTAACGGGAGTCGAACCCTATCTTCCGGTGTGCAAAACCAGCGCTCTAGCCATTTGAGCTAACGGCCCATTTTTGGGATTTTCTTTTTAATTGGTGACATACCCATAAATTTCCACTGTTAAGATTCCACAACTTAACAACACCAGATAAGTTTTTTTTGTTTGAATCATGTTCTAGTAGCATAAGTCCGCAACCATACTACTCTCAGTTCATCGACTATCGGTTCTCGTGTCAGAAAAGGTCTTTATGATTCCGCAGGGACTGGCTTCAACTTAAACCCCGAATGGATTTTTACCTTGCCAGGTCAGGATATTATTACGTTTCTAGCACTCTGAATTGATTTAGCCTGTTTAATCTTATAATCACGAACTACTTCTTTCATATAAGAGTTAAATTCCTTCATGTCTTTCCATGAAATCTCATTAGCTAGTTTCAGAGTTTGAAACATTTTGTACTTTTCTAATAGGTCTTTCATTTCTCTCTTTAGTTTTCAAAGCGTTTTCACACGCTTGTTTCTTCATTACATATGGACAATCACAATTTCCACTGTAGTACCAACAACAATAATCACACTGATGCATAATCTAATATAAAGTCAATAGCTGGGGCACATGGACTCGAACCATGATTCTTTGATTAACAGTCAAAAGTTCTGACCTTTGAACTATACCCCAATAGTTAATTTTCTCCACGGGTGTAGATAAGTACCCTTTGGTACTTACCTTTTAGTAGTATCTTTACTCTAGACCTCTATAAGGAGGCGGAATAGTTCCAGAAACTAACCATGTATAGCTCTTAGAACTCTGTTCAAAATACCACTTAGCAGCTTTCTTCACAACATTAATTACTTTCTTCATAACATCAAAGTTTAAAATTGTTAATAATTAATCTAATTCAGAGCCACAAAAGGAGTTTTGTTGCGGAGGTAGGATTCGAACCGTTTATGACGATTTCTAGGTTATGAGCCTAGCGAGATGACCACTTCTCTACTCCACGATATTGGTAGCCACTTTACATCCGCTACCCAGGGATGCCTCTATCACCAGTGAGGCACGGACTATTCTAACCGTATAGCACGACTGGTTGGTAACGTCTCCAGACACGGCATTTAGACTGAAAATGTCGAAACAGTGACTCGGTGGTCAGATTCGAACTGACGAACTAAGGATTTGCAGTCCTAGCCATTAAACCACTCTGGTACACCGAGATTTGTTCCGATTAAAGGATTTGAACCCCTGACCTCCCACCAATGCCTTATAGTTGTGGGCGCTCTGCCAACTGAGCTAAATCGGAATATTGAGTAGGTAATGAGAATCGAACTCACATCCTCGGCATGGCAAGCCGATGCACTAACCATTGTGCTATACCTACAAATGTGCAGATAGAGAGACTCGAACTCTCCCCTTCAGATTGGAAGTCTGACGTGCTCAAACCATTAACACCACATCTGCATAAGGAGAGTTATACGATACTCTCCTAAACGCTATCTTAAGATAGTAATTCCTGTGCCTCAATCTCGCCGATTATTTTAGTAACCGCAATCTTGAACGGATTTCCCTTAGTTTTGTCAAACAGATGTACATCACGTACCTCGTCAACTTTGTCAGGAACATTCACCTTTCTTTTTCCCCTCTCTATGGTCTTCCAAGTGATGACTTCGCACCGTTTCACGTCATAAACGCTATCGTTGCGGTCTACATAGACCCTGAAGAAGTTCTTCTTATGCTTCACAATCTCAACTCTTTTAAAGTTTTTGATGTTAGCATGAAATTTCAAATCGCATTTTCCATTAGGTAAGAAAATCAATTCTGCCATAATGATACTCCGCATAGTCGGAGATTCAAAGTTAAACTATGTTAATTCCAGTCTTTCGTCTGGCACTCCACCTCGTTTTAACCAATAGCTACTGTTCTTCACTACTTGAGCTAAGCTCTAAACTGGGATAAAGGTATTATTCTATATAAATAAATGGTTTTCCAAATTCTTGCCTGAAAGACTCAAGCCAGCCTTCCATTTCCTCATCACTATCAAAATAGATAGACTCATCATGTCTCTCAGAGAACTCTAGAATAATATGCGGCTTCTGGTATACTATTCCATCCTTGTAGAAGGACGTTCTCTTACTAATTGATTCGAGCATCCCTTTCTCAGAGTAAGTCCCAAAGCATGGGTCTAGAAGATACCAATAGTCAATATGCCTTTTCCAGAATAAGAATTTGGTATCTGCTATTTTATGCTTCCATTCTGGATGTTTTCTAGTTTTAAAAACTAATATCCTCTTTATTAAATTTCCATTAATATACTTATCCATAATTAATCCCAATATTCTGGACAATCATCTGTCATTAATAATCCTTTCTCGCATAGACCTCCATCATAGAACATACATGATGAGCATGAAAGATTGTCTCTGGACTCATATTCCTGAATATCTTCCTGAATATCTTTCTTAGCCTTATATCTATCTTTTCTATTCTCTTTCTTATATTCGTATTGCATCATCTTACTTCTGTAAGGAGAAGTGCAATTCTTAAGCATTTTGGCATACTTGGAATCATTAAGAAAATCCGTAATTGATTCACAAACTCTAACTGAACCGAAAGTAAATCGTGTTCTATAATCTTTAATTCCTTTTATTGGAACATAAAATTCCTTATAAGAATTGTAGATTTTTTTAGCTCTAGAAATCCACTTTCTTTTAGAAAGCTCTCTTCTTAATTTTCTGTCCATAGGTAAATAAATTGGTGTAGAATCTGGAGTGGGATTCGAACCTACGAAACACGGTTTTGCAGACCGTTCCCTTAGACCACTCGGGCATCCAGACATAAAAGGGAGACTAGCTCCCCAGTTTTTAAAGTACCAAAGAATCGTATCTTCCTGTGCGATACAGAGATGGTTTACTGTTAGGATCTTTAATCCAAAAGTAGTTAATTTCATTACCGCACTTAGTAACAATAACATTCAACTTCTTATCAATAGCGATAATCTCGTCATTGTAGAAGTCGTCTCCCACCTTAAGATTGCTGAACTTGGTAGAAGAGTAGATAAAGTTATACGACAGGTTGTGGAAGTTATGGCGACGATACTCATAGTATTCGTTGAGAGCTTTTCTTTCCTCCATAGTACAGTTATCCTCATCGTTAACAATAGGCTTAGGTATAGGATTATTAAATCTCTCAACAGCCTTGGAGAAGTTCTCAATAGAGAACTTATTCTTGTCTTGCTCAATTTCTCCAGTGTAAGCATAACCTCTGATACAAGAATACTCATACTGATTAGTTACTACATTGAAGAAACTCTTAGCCTTTCTCAAACCTTCGATTCCATGAATGTTAACTTCATTAACTATAGTTTTGAGAATATCAATAGTTGATATGGTCAAAGAATCAATGAAGTCAAGCAAATCTTGACGTGCTTCTGGAACCTCCAAGGCATCGTCTAGATATTCGTTTACAACCTTCAAATCAAGATTTTCAAACTTCTTGACGTAGCGGATTCTAGACGGACGTCCTACCATATTCTCGTTGATAGACATTGCATTAGTAGTCAACAAGAATACCTTACGATACTTGGAGTTATAAACTCCATCCATAATTTGGAGGATTGTAGAATCCGATTCGCTGAAGTTCTTTTCAAACTCGTCTAGGAAGAGAACACAGTCTCCCTCAATGCCAGAGAGAAACTCAATCATAGATTGATTGTGGTCTCCCATATCCTTTACAATAATAACAGGAAGGTTCAATTTGTTAGCTAATTCTTTAGCTGTGACAGTCTTTCCAGTACCTTTTGTACCAGTAAGCATGATTCCCAAGTTTCCTTCTGTGTTACTATAAGTTTTGATTACATGGTCTATGAAATCTTCCTGCAGTCCATACATCTTGTACGGAAACACGAACTTGTCTGCATACTTATCCAGGTGATAACCTGTCATTGTCAGACTAATACTGTAAATACCAACCGGAAGAGATTCCGAAACCTTGTAACCTGAGCCTACTTGGGTGTATGTAGACCCAGAACACATCCAAACTTTGTTCATTTCTTTATTTTTAATTGTTATTTAATATGAATGTTCTGAAACATTTAGTTAATTAAAGTTCTCCACTGTCTTTGATAAGTTCTTTAGCCTTATCCATTCCAGCTTCGTAAGCCTCTACAACATACTGTATAGCAGTTTTTGAATCGATTTGATTCATGGAATTGCTATTGTCTACCAATTCTTGAATAATTTCACTTAACTCTTTCATAATCTATAATTGAATAAAAGTTGTAGGGTAGGAGGGACTCGAACCCTCACACATTTCTGTACTAGATCCTAAGTCTAGCGCGTCTACCAATTCCGCCACTACCCCAAGGTTACAATTCCCTGTCTCTTATTTTCTCAGCCATAGCACACATTTCTTGATAATACTTGACTACTTTATTGAATAATTCTTCAGGAACTATTGTACACTTTTCACTTCCCTGTCCAGGAAGCCATTGACGATTTATCATTCTCTTCTTTTCAAGACCTATTCTAGTTGTATTGCTGTCTATAAAGACCTCATAGAAATCTTCTTTAACATCTTCTCTAAGGGCAGTAATATCTTTAGTTATCTTAAAATAACCAAATGATTGCCCATTGAAGTTTATTTGAAAGCATTTTCCCTCAAAACTTTTTAGAAGTTGATTATTTTCTTCTTCTTTTAGTCTCCTTCTTTCTGCTTCCTCTCTAGCAATATTATCTAAATATTCACAATATTCTTGAAGAGAACAGCCGGGATGATTCTTAGCATAGATTTTCATAGGGTTCTCATTCCACATATCACACCATTTTAAGTTTTCCGTATATACTAACACTAGGAAAAGGAATCCAATTCGTAATCTCGTTACTATCTACTGGCTTTCCTTTGTTTATAGTACAAATAGTAATATGAGGTTTAGCGTTTGCACAGGGAAATTTTGAATCTTCGATAACGACTCTGAAAGCTATAGCTTTATTAGAAAAACCAATTCCGTCAATTATTATACGATACATTTTGAATGGGTCTCTTCTAATATGTTTTATTAATTCCTCAAATATCTCTTCATCGTTTTGACTATTATGAAGTAGAGTACAATGATCCAGATAAAGAGTACTTCCTCTCTGGAATACTAAGTTAGATACAATAGGATTGTCAACAATAATCTTTAGAAGTTTGTTTCTATAATCCTCCTCAAGAAATAATCCAAAATACTGATAATTCATACTTTTTACATTTTTAGGTTTGTGGGCCTGGCCGGGCTTGAACCGACGACCTTGACATTATGAGTGTCCTGCTCTAACCGACTGAGCTACAGGCCCTAAATAGGTTTCTTATTCTCTTTCTAATAAATCCTCTTCATAAACGTATTCTACCAATAATTCATCATTTCCAAATACCATTATTTGTAGTACTACAAGTTTACGTGTAGAGTTTTTAGCTAACCTAGGAGAATCAGAGAGTACACACTCAGACATTGGAGACCTAGCATGAAATCTAACAAAATTACTTCTAGGATGAGATTTCTGAATTATTCCGGTACTAGGTGCATTAAGAGATACCTTACTTGTAATATCTCCAATATTAAAAGAAGTTACGTTAAGCATAAGCACTTATTGATTGACACTTAAATATTACAGTTTTACCAATGATATTGTCAGGCTTTATATTGAACCTAACGAACTCTTGGATTAGTTTCTCCATGTCCTCCTCAGAATATGTTTCTCCAATAACCGACATATTATCCAGGGAAGTTTGGAAATTCTTTAGTAATTCTGTAAGTAAACAGCTATTAATTATTACTTTCATTTTACTACAATTTGTTCTTCAGATTTTAACTTAGCTGGAGCATCAGAATGTAATTTACCACATCTTACACACCAACAAACCCCAAATGAATTTTCTCTTACTTTACATCTGCTCTTCTCACAGATTTTAACTACTTTCCTATAATTCTCTTTATCCATAATACCTATTATTAAAATACAGCCTTTCTGCGCTCTCGCTTCCACTATTCTGTAGACGTCTGTTTGATTATTCGTGGATAATACTGCATCGGATTTATTCAGCTAACTTTACCGACTCTAGGTACGCAAGGTCGAGTCTCCTCAACGACTGTATTTAGTTGGGCTACTAGGACTCGAACCTAGACTGACAGAATCAAAATCTGTAGTGCTAACCATTACACCATAGCCCAATTTAGCTTAACTATTCTCCCGAACCGTCAAGCTCATATTTACCATGAAAAAACACACAATGCGTGGGGCGAGGCGGGATCGAACCGCCGCTAACGTCCTGGATTTTCAGTCCAGCGCTCTACCTACTGAGCTATCGCCCCATATAATTAGATACTCAAATCTAATACTTTTTTGTTCCACCAGTTAGTTAAATCTTGTAAAGAAAACTTAAATTCTTCCTCAAACTTTTCTACTGGAACAGTTTCATCTCCCAATTCTATTGCCCATCTCCAGCAAGCTTCTGTTTCAGCTACGTCAATAGGCTCCTCCATTAGCCAAGTATCATCCATAAGCATATCAAGAAATGACTTATGAAGAGACTTAAATATTTCAATTCTTTCTTCCATAAAACATTTTATTAAGCGGAGGCAGCTGGATTCGAACCAGCGGGACCCGAAGGCCCTCCGTCTTAGCGGGACGGTGGTTTAAGCCACTCACCCATACCTCCAAATTGCGAAGGGGCTTTTGTTATACTTTACTATTGAAATTGTAAAGCCCCTTCGCTGTGAATTACTTCACTTCTTCAAACTCAGTTGTTTCGGCTTTCTTCTCCTCCAACCCTTTCTTGCCGAGAACACTTTTCAGTGTATCAGCGAAAGGTATAGAGCGAAGCAAGTCAAACGCAGGATTCAAGTTCTCAGCAGTTTTAGCCATGAAGTTACCAGCGGTATTCTCGTTACCATAAACAGTAACCTGTCCAAGGTGAACGTGTTCAAACATCTGAGCAGATGCTTCTGCAATACCTGTCAACTGGTCAACTGTCTTGTACTGAACCACCATTTCAGGAGTCAAGCCAGATTCAATCATCTTCTGGACTGCCAGAGCAGGAGCCATTTCAATAGCCTGGACTTTATCAGCCTCAGCCATCAAAGATGCTCTCTTACCCTCAGCTTCAGCAAGCAGTTTCTTTCTTGTACCTTCAGCTTCGGCTTCTAGCTGCAACTTTGTAGCATTTGCTTTAGCCTCTGCTTCTTTCAGAATTTCAGCAGCCTTAGCTTCTGCTTCAAGTACGGCTTTCTGCTTAACAGCTTCTGCTTCAATTGTGATACGTTCCTTCTCCTTTTGAGCAGGAACAATCGTCTCAGCATGAAGCTTAGCTTCCATAGCCAATGCAGCTGCTTCGTTTACTTCCAGTTGCTTTTCTTGCTTAGTTTTCTCGATAGTCATTTGAGCTTCTACCTTAGAAGTTCCTGCTACCTTTTCAGCTTCAGCCTTAGCTTTCTCGGCTTCTCCCTTAGCTTTAGAGACTTCAATCGTGGCATTTTGTTCTGCCACTCCTGCAATCTTATCAGCTTCGGCTGCCTTTACACGCTTGTCTGACTCATACTTAGCAACTGCAGCTTCCTGTTCGTTAATTGCTTTTTGCGTCTCAGCTTCCTGTTTTTGCTTAGCCTGAGCAATACGGGTTTGTTTCTCTGCTTCTGCTTCTGCTTTCTTAGAGTCAGCTTCTGCTTTAGCCTTGGCTACATTAGCCTCAGCCAGTGATTCAGATTCTGCTCTATTAGAATCGGCTTCTGCTTGAGCTTTGGCTATAGCTGAAATTTTCTCAGCTTCTGCTTTAGCTTTCTCCGATTCTGCTGCAGTATTAGCTTTAGCAATATTGGCAGCTTGCTCAGCTTTCTGATTAGCAATACCTGATTGTTTATTCTTCTCAGCTTCTGCAAGTTTGATTTCCTTCTCCTGGTTAATCTCTGCCACACGAACCTCTTGCTCTTGTCTAGTCTGAGCAACAGTAGTTTCACGCTCTTTCTCAGCGTCTGCTACAGCAATTTCACGTTGCTTGTTGGTTTCTGCAATCTGAATATCTCCTTTCTTTTTCTCTTCTGCAATGTCTGCTTGTGCCTGAGCAAGAGCTTTAGTTGCAGCTTTCTGACCTAGATTCTTGATATAGTTTGCATCATCCGAAATATCAGCATTGTTAATGTTGATAATACTGAAACCTACCTTATTTAACTCGGTCTCAATATTCTCCTTAGCTTTGCCGATAAACTTGATTCTATCAGCATTAATTTCCTCAATCGTCATTGTAGCCATCAAGCTTCTCACTTCACCAATGAGAATATCCTTGATTTGGTCTGAGATTTCAGAAGTTTTAGCTGTTAAGAATCTGCTTGCAGCATTTTGCATTAATGTTTGAGTAGTTCCAATACCAGTGGTCAATGTTACAGGAATAGTTACCTTAATCATTTGACTGGAAACACCAGTAACATTTACTTGAATTTGGATAGGTTTCAAGGACATTTTAGCCCAGTCTTGAATTACTGGCATTACGAATGTACCTCCACCATGAATGATTTTGGATGGCAGAATAACTTCCTCCGACTTTCCAGTCTTCTCGTTAACTACCTTTTTCTTACCAGCCTTACCAAACACAACCAAGATTTCATCACTGGCACACTTACGATACCGTGACAAAAGCCCAATAAAGGTTAAAACTACTAGCAATACAATAACACCTGCTACAATAAGAGTTTCTGTTGTCATCTTTTAAAAATTCTTTTTAGTTAAAATAATACTTTCCATTCTCAAATTTAGAAATTACCACACGAGTACCAACCATATATCCCATTTTTGGAACTTCTGGATAGGCAACAATTTCCTCAGAACCTCCATTTACTTCAATAGTAATGAAGAAATGGTTTTCACAAGGAACTGTGATAATTCCAACCCTTCCAATCAAGGCTTCACCCTCTTCTGGAATAACTTGATGCTGGAGTTTTAAACAGAGTTTATATAAGTAGTAAAGTATAACCACGAAAAGAATACCGCATACTAATGCGATTAGATAATCATACCATTCTACAGAATGAGATACAGATTGCTTAACACAAAGCCATCCACTAGCTCCCATTATAAAATGGATTAATCCCTTAAATGAGACAATATCACTCACGTTCATATCTAGTTCTCCATCTAAATCAACATCTAAGTCGGTGTCTCCACCGAACCAAGATAAAATGAATTGAACTAGAAAAATGCCATATGAAATGGCTGCCAAAAGATAATACACTTCGCTCATCTCTTACAATATTTACAATCTGGGTCATGAACTACTCCTACAACCTTGTAGTTCCCATTTCCCTCGGTGAATTTAATGTACTGATGATTCTTGTATTTAAAGTGAACTGCGGCACCAAATGGAATAATTCCATCTCTGGTATTCCTAGTAGCTTCTAGTTCACTAGTTGAACCCGAACAACTAAATAGTAGCACAAGTCCTAATGAAATAATTGTTAACTTTTTCATAATCTAATTTATTAATAAATGAGCACGCCCGCTAGGATTCGAACCTAGGAATAATAGTTTTGGAGACTATCCTCTTAAACCACTTGAGTACGGACGTATTTGCGGAAGGACAGGGATTCGAACCCTGGGGACGTGTTACCGCCCGACGGTTTTCAGGACCGTTGCAATAAACCTGACTCTGCCACCCTTCCAAAAGCTAGTCTTATGACTAGCCAAAAATCATACCAAGAAGCAATATTACACAGAATATAGCTAGAATACACCAGCCTATAGCCTGGACTGCTCCTCAGCCAAATATACAAATCATTGAAGATATAAAGAATACAGCTCCTCCTACCACACTTATCCAACCTCCAGCATCTTCATCGTTTTTAGATAGTCTACCTCTACCAGTTAATAGCATAAATACTGATATTCCTAATAGTATGGTGCCTACTACAATTCCGGCTATCTCCTTATAGAGGAGTTTCCACACTACGATAGTTATTGCTGTTTGTCCTAGGTCGGATTCTGCTATTCTTATGGCTGAATCTTCAACTGCTTTTAAGGTTTCATTGACTGCTACGCCAATTTCCTTACCAAGATTTGCATACTCAGAAACTTCCTTGATTTCACCCTTTATAGCTTTCTCTGTTGTTATCTTCTCGATTTGAGTTCTAGTTTCACCAGGCAACTTATCATAGTCTTCTTGTGATATAGTTATTTGAGAAAAAGCTGCTACGCTCATCCAGAGCATAGCAAGCATAATTACAAGGAACTTTTTCATTAGTCAAGCCATTCAAATTCTTCACCCTTGAAATGTCTTGCAAAACAAGCATCGAACACTAGCTTTCCAAACTGGGTTGATACGTATTTGGCAATCTCTTCAGATTTGCACGCAAGCATCCCGACAGCGGAATCGGCAACGCCGACGCCATTGTTAGAATAGAAAGAGCCGAGACCCGCATCGCCGCCATCATACGCGTGGCCGCCCACCAACGCGAATTTCTCGCCCTGATAACGGAAGTGACCAATGACTTCTGCATCCTTCGGAACTGATTTCATTCTAAAGAAGCGAACCCAGGGATACCATATAGTACCAGTTAACAGATTGAACTTGTGGCCTTCATTTAGCGCATCCAAGACTGTCTGCAACTTAGCTAGAGAATTTACAGATCTATTGTAGTAAATAGTATCTCTAGTAACACACCCTAGATAGTTTACAGCATCCTCATAGGTTCTTATCCGTCCCATAATGTTTTCTGGAACGATTTCAACATTGCCAGTTTCGGCATTATAGATGGGTTTATAACCATCTGGACATTCAATTTCAATTGTCTTTTTCATTCGTTATAATATTTAATAAAACATGATTAGGGTGTTATAGCGGACTCGAACCGCTGACCTCTACAGCCACAATGTAGCGTTCTGCCAACTGAACTAATAACACCATCAAATTATTCGAATAGCGGCAGCAACTTCTTTCCTAGTATCTTCACCGCTTTCTGTACATCAGCTACAGTTCTAAAATAAACAACACCTGGATATTTTACGTTTTGATGCATAACGACGTACACTCCTTTTATATCAGTTTCCGTCTTTCCAGATAGAGAAGAACCCCTTCCAAGGAAATAACCGCTGTTACTCTCTGTTTTATTCCAACCATTGTTTAAGTAATTAGCTACTATTTGTAGACAAATTAGAGACTTAGTTTGCTCTGATATCCCTAAAGGTAAAAATAGCACATCCCAATCCTTTTCAGATTCTAATATTTCTCCAAGAGAAGGGACTAGAACTTCTTCGCTAAAAGCGGTAAGAGCTAATTTTTTCAAGTCTTCATTGCCACCCTCATACCATTTACGTGCCTGTTCTAAAGTTATTTCAAGGCAAGCTTTTGTTTTATTCATTTTATTCATTTTATTTATTAGTTTTTAATGGACACCAATCTGGAATTAATACCCTTTCGTAAGGTCTTAACATTCCTTCAATTAGTTTATTCTCAGACTCCTTACAGAGCGCTTTCTCGTCGTCATCATTGAACCAGTCATTAGGATCTGGGTCAGGAACAATTAAGCAGTGCGGACATTCTCTACACTGCTTAATTTCTTTTTGAAATACTACACTAGTACCAGATTTCTGGTAAGTATCCTTCTCCGTATTCATACGTTGTCATTTTTATTCTTATTTAAAGTTAAACTAAGCTCCATCCATCATTCCAATAGGAATCCTGTCTGTCCATCCAGAATAACGATGAGTCAACTTTTATACCATCCTCGAACTCATATAGTCCGCTGGAATTTATAGTTACCCATTCGTCTTTACTAAAGTATCTATGCCTTACTTTCTTTCCTTCAGACATAGCTCTAATTGCTTCTTCTTTTGTCATAATCTAATTAATTAAAATGTGTGGGATTGGGAGGACTCGAACCTCCAGTCTCAAAAGAGAGCAGATTTACAGTCTGCGCGGCTACCAATTACCGGTTACAATCCCAATTACGGACTCATTTTGTTAAGACAGAGATTCCGAAAGCCAACTGCTGCGTTTCATTCGCAAAGAGACTGATAGTAGTCTATCCAATAGTCTGCTTCCATATCTTCGAAAATCTCTTTAAGTTCTTCATCAGATAATCCTTCGTACTTGTCTTCCATTATAGCTTTCTTCTATTAAATAGATTAAAGTAACTTGCTGAATAAATATCACATAATGCTTTATACTTTTTAGGAACTGGGTAGTTAAAATCATCAAAAGCAGATTCTTTAATAAATCCGTCTTTGAGAGCCATACTAGCAGTAGTAAAAGCAATGTTACATTTGTTCTTTTGTGCCCATGACATAATATCAGTCATTTTGGAATTAAAGTACTCTTTGTCGTTTTCAAGTAGTAAATAGATTTCTACTCTACAAATAGCAGGATTATTAAATCCTTGTTTTCCCTGTCTTAATTCTATCTTAGACACGAAATTTAAGTCTAACAAATCAGCTATTCTTTCCTTTGCGATAATTCTTGAAATTCTTATCATCTTCGTGAAAATAAGTAAACCCTATAGTAGCTATTATAGCTATTTCTAGAATAATAAATACTAAAAATCCTATTAACATATTCATTAAATTTGTGGGAGTGGAAGGATTCGAACCTTCTAAGCCATAGGCACTTGATTTACAGTCAAGCCCAACTCTCCAACGTTGGCGCACTCCCATAAAGCAATTAACAGATTTGTTCTAATTAACATAGCTACTACAATTCTTCCTCTTGGCACCCCAAGTCCTCTAGTAGCTAATAGCCGCACTAGTGCGTGGTAACAATTTTAAGGGAACTCACCTCTGTTAATTGGAGTAATCAGGGATTCATCTACGTAGGCACCCAATAGACATCATCTATTCTACTAGTGAATGGTGATTACTTCGTCTGGATAGTGTGGCTCGAACACACGACCTCTGCATCCCAAATGCAGCGTTCTACCTACTGAACTATATCCAGGTGTAAGTATGTGTTTCACAACAAATACTCACTGCGTAAGAAAAAGAAAAATTCAAGAAAATTGCCTGTGACTCCGCTGGGATTCGAACCCAGGACCCCCAAATTAAAAGTTTGGTGCTCTAACCAACTGAGCTACGGAGTCATTAATTTAGCCTCACTATCGTAGGGCTATAAGCTCCCAACGTCTGACTGTTTACAGAAGGTTATTTCTCGAGCTAATAACCTGTTTGTATGGAATTGACCTTACCTATGATTCTCTCTATAATATACTCTATCACTATTTTTATTTTTAGATTTATAAGTATCCAACTGAGAATCGCAGTTAGGGCAAATGCATCTTAAATTATCTCTTCTATTGTTTGAAGCTTTTCCGTCTATGTGGTCAACTATAAACACTAATGGCTTTCCATTATGTTCTGGTTTACAACCACATATTGCACATATACCATCTTGTTCGTTAAGAATATCTTCTCTAAATATTGAAGGAGAGTAGTTGGCTCTCATGATAGACTCGTCTCCCTCTAAAATTAGCTTATATTTTTGTTTATGTTGATATTCTAACTAGCAGACGTTGTTGCAATATTTATTTCTGTTGGGAATCTCCTTCCCACAATTTAAGCACTATTTCATAAAGATTAAAATTAAATATTTAAGTGAGGCAGGCGAGAGTCGAACTCGCACTCGTCAGATTAGAAGTCTGATGCTTTATCCATTAAGCTACTGCCCCGTCGTGTTCGCTATTATATACAGCGAACTACGTTCTTCTTAGTTAATAATTGTTAAATCTTCTCTTCAGAGATTAGTGCGTTCCCACAAGTAATTCGGTCAGAATCTTCCTCCTTAGATGGAACAAACACTATAACATCCCAACCTTCTTTCAATAAAGGTTGTTCAAAGCGACGATAAACATTATAATCAGAGTATCCAGTTACTTCAAAACCATTCTCAACTGCGGATGCAGTTTCATGAATAGGGGTTATTTTCACAATAAACTTCTCTTTATCGAAAAGTCTAGATAACTCCTTTGCATCCAGAATAGTCTGTGCAGTAACTGGGAAATTCAACGTATACTTTCTACCTTTCGGCATAGGTAAACGACTAGCCATTTCAGAAATAGTAGCTAATGAATGACTTTTGTTGTCAAATAACTCTCTTCTCTGTTCGTCATTAGTAGAATTTATTGAGAATTGAAGACCTGCCTCACCTCCATAGAAATCATTCTTGATTCCACACCAAGTTTGTATGAAGTTCTCTAGTTTTCTATTAGCTCTAGGAAGCATAGTAGAAACTACTGGATGGACAGTCTTAGCTATCAATCCACAACTCTTTACTACTTCTTTTAGAACAATCCCAAATGCTAGCACATTATCGTTCCAAGTTGGCTCTCCCATTCTTGCGAAATGCACATTGAATCTGTCAGTATTCCTAACAGTCTCATTCTTGATAATGTTTCTTATTTGCCATTCCATCTCTTCAATAGAAACGTTTCCATGGAATCCAAATTTCGGAACATCACAGAATTTGCATTCCATTGGACATCCTTTCTGAGTGGAAATAGTTGCAACCCACTTCTTACTAAGGTCAACTTCAGTATTAGCTACTCCGTTAATCTCCTTAGTTAATCCTAGGAAATTAGCTTTGATATTGTTCTCTTTTCCATAGTCTCCTACGGTTAGAAATTCAAGTTTATGTTCTGTATCAACATAAATCTTTCCTGTGTGAGTAAGTATTGTCTTCATTGTTCTTCAATTGCCTTCCAAATGATAATTAATATTATGAATACTACTATATAGGTCATGGTACAATCCTCCAATCCAATCTATTCATCACTATTCTGAATTTGTTAGCTTCTGACCAGCTACGGAAAGACCTAACGATCTTCCCATAACTGTCCAACAGATAATATTTCATACTTAACTAGCTCTCCATTAATATGAATTGTACAAAGGATTATATTGCCTACAATAATCATAGTTTCCACCATAATTATCTCACCGTTTATTTCGGTGATTCTTCTCATTATTGCCATAAACTAAATACTTTTTTTGTTAGTGGATAGTTTCCTCTCCACTTTGTTGCATACTTAAATACACGAGAATCGCCTGTACGACGCCAAGTAGATCGAAATAGCGGGAATAAAATCGCCATAACGACAAGTCCAAATACTAGAACAATGAAAGTTAAACCTTTCAGTATATGTTCTAATAACCAAACGGGTAAAGTAATGCCCCATCTAACAATTGCTAATAAATCTTCCATATTAGTTCTCAACTATCAGAGTGTTATGGATTCTCAATTCCTCTTCCGAAATCGGAATTAATTCTCCAAATACTCTTATGTATTTTTGTTCTTTGATTACTAATGATGTGGTAATTTCAGTGATTACCTCGATGTTAGCATTGTGCCATCTCTTTAAATACTGAGAATGTATTCTTCTAGACAATTCGTAGTTGTCTGAAGATGCTATTCTCGCAGCTTTGAATCTTTTTCTCATGGTTTTCTTTTTAATTCGTTAAATCTTTTCTTGCTAATTTTCCATTCACAAATGTTTCTGTAACTGTTCTGATGCCTTCTATGTGAATGGTATACTCGAAGGCGTGGGTTCCAGTGAGAGTTATCACTCTTCCCCATGAATCTGTAAATCTTGCGCGAACAGTTGAATCGCAGTGTAATCTGTTGAATTTTCTCATTTTCTTTTTCTTTTAATCCTGACTACCTATTTCTAGGTAGTTTCGTCTTAATTTTCAAAGACTCATCAGAGGATCTTCATATAAACCCAATTTATACAATTGCATTATTTCTTCATCTTTACTTTTAGGGTCTAATATAGAAAGACCTTTTCTTATTTTTTCTAATCTTTCTAAATTGTTTTTCCTCGATAAATCGTTCATGCATGTAACTGCACTGAATCCGTAGTCTGTTTCAGTCATTATAAATAGTCCTGTATCTGTGACAACTGTAGAATCAAATATTTTTCCTAAGCAAAAATCTTTGCAGATATTCCTTAGTATATTATCTAGTCCTACAATTTTAAACCTCTCGTTATACCTATCTAAAAAATGACGTGTAAACTCCAGTACTGTAGTATCAGTAGAATAAGCATATATTCTTTTGCCACATTTAGTAAATACCGTATAATTTAAACTATTTCTACTTAGACATTTCCATACTAAATAATATCTGTTATTTCCAACTTTCATCTGAGTTATTTCTCCAAAGTGTGGAAAAGTCATTTGATTTTTCATTTTCAACAGTATTCGCCTTTTCTTTACGGCCATTCTTTCTGCAATTTTATCTATTGAGTCTATATCGCGGTTAAATTCCCTGACAATATCTTTACCTGTCATCGTATCTACAATCATAAATTACTATCTATTAAATTATTAAAAGTGCTGTTTTACTTCTAAGCCAGCAAAGGGCGAAGGACTTCCAATTCTCAGTTTAATTCGTATCCAAATTTTCTAAAAGCTTCTACTACTAGAGTCAATGTATGCTTTCCTACATTTCTAACTCTTAGTATATCTCTCTTTGAATACTGTTTAACGAAAGTACTTAGAGTTATGGTTACGTCATTAGTAACAGACCTTAAAGCATTATTTGCCCTAACATCTAGCTCTTCAAATAGAACGTAGATAGGAACATCTATTTGCTCCTTCTTAATTTTCTCTGTCTCGTAGATTACTCCTAGAGAATCTAACATTTTCTTATAGAGCTTAGATTCTTCTGCATTGATAGACTGTTCTTTAATCTTGATAATTTCCATGATAAACATTTTTATTAATTATTACTAGAACTATTAGTTTCAGCTTGAATAGCTTACTTATCTCCTAAACCACGTAAAGGTTGTTCTTATCTTAGGAGTAGAGGCACCGCTGTGCCTCACAATTGTCTCAGAACTTTCCTGTGCCTATAGCCAAATGGCTATTTTCGATTATATAGTGTATAATCTCACAATACTTTGCCTTATCTCTCGATAAGACATCTCTCCAGTATCAAGGAGCATACTGTTTGGTATAAGAGATGCTCTGCATTAGTCTCTGGGCGTACCCATTATAGTCCTTAACAGCAAATAGAGCCTACAAGTAGCTGTAGTCCTCAAATACTAAGTTCCCCACTCCGGGTTTGAACCAGAATCTCCTTCTTTAGAGGAAGGCGCAATGCATTATACTAATGGGGAAAACTCTATCTTGGCAACTAGTATAAGATAGAGAGTTATTCAACTACTTAATTCTCAGTTTCCTATACTGAAAATCAAATAGCTACGTTACTAACGTTCACTAAGAATATAGGTAGCTAATCCATATTCTTGCGACTGAGTTCGAGGTAGGAAATATACCCTTATGAGGTATCCTCTTATCAGCTAGCCTTATTAATCTAGCGGCTTATACCAGGCAACTTCTAATACAATTGCATAACATATAAAAATATGACATGCATGGTCTACTGGTATGTCAGCAGTACTTTCATATATTGCTATAAGTGACCAATCTTATAGCTCAATCCTCCTTACTCATGAGATAAGTTTGCGAACTCTCATTTTCATTAATAGCAGTTATTTTCGGATATTGGGCTATCTGCGTAACCCCGCTTTTTGTTGCCTTTTTATAGGCTAATGTTAGAGTAAATAATCATTGTAGTATGAGTTATAAAACTCGTCCTACTGGCGATTTTTTGAAAACTGGAAAAAGTAGGAAAATTGGCTGCCGACGTAGTGGGCAATTATTCTCCTTACTCTCCATATTTTCACGCGAAACATACACGATTTTACTAGAAATGATAGTCTTTCCTATCAGCCAGACATAAAACTAAAACTACTACAAAAGTTAACTCGGTTTTTGATTTTTTTGTTTTGTTGTTGATTTCTCCGTTGACCAATGTTCCAATGATGGAGTTCATATGGGCATTTTATTTTAACTCATAATACCTTAGAGCTGCACATCATTTTAAATCTCGTTGTGCCGCAATTAGATTCTGCCACTCTCACTTATTTATACACGAGAGAGTCATGTTAATCTACAAAGACAATTCTTATTACTTTTGGGATGTCTTCTTCTGACTTTTGATAAGTCATAATCCACGCTTCTGAAGTTTTACAATAAACTCTGTCCGCTTTGAGATTTAACTTTTCTCCAGTCTTTGGGTCATAGATTGCTCCCCAGCTATACAAACACTTTTTCGTTCTGAACTTTTTTCTTGTGTCCATAACTACAAAGACTATTTGTATATAAAAGAAAGGGGATTTCTCCCCAATCTTTTACTCGTAATCCTCAACCTCAAGTTTGTAAGTTCTCTTGGTATAAGCCGGAACTCCTCCGTGTGCTTCGATGTCCTCAGAGGTGATGCTTTTAACCACAAATGTTACTTTGTGGTCTATGCACCAAACAAGGAAATTTGCATTTTCCAAAGGAGTAGAACCAATAGCAGGAGCTTCGTCGTCGATAGTCACGCCAGCGAAATGTTTAGCTCCGATTGATGCACCACCGTCAGTTGTGAAAGTGATAGGCACAAACCTTGCTTGTCCTTCTCTTTGTGTGTTGTTTGTCAATTCCATTTTGTTCATAGCAACAATCTGGAACTTATCGCCCTTCTTCAAGCCGACAACAACTGAACGTTCATTACCTTCCAAACCTAATGAGTTTACCACTGATTTAGCACGTTCTTCTACGCTGAGATTACTGTTTTTTAATTCTTCGAGTGTCATAATACTAAAAATTTTTAATTTGTTAATACTGTGAGTTACTTTTGTTTTTGTTTTAGTTTTATATCAATATACAGGGGGGGACTAAGGGGGTTGTGGACCGCCATAACAGTCTCTCATATAATTTTCGGAATCTAGGTAACTTTCACCTGTATAAATTCCGAATTTATTAAACCCCCAGGGGCTATTTATATAAAGTACCTGTACCCATTTACTGATAACTAAATGAAATATGTATAATATTAGAATTAGAATTTTTTAACTTTGTATTTAACTTTTCAGAAGGTATTGTTGTATATAACTAAAAAAGAAACAATTATGATTACAGACTTAGAAACATTACTAAATTAGGACGAGTTTAAGAATCTCGTCGATGCAATTAATAAGAACTAGTAGTATTATCTATCAAGTAATGGCCTAACCATTAAAGCGGAATCTACAGATGATTCTTTATTCTTATTAATATCTTATGAAAGATAGAAAGAGGAAAGCTGTCTAGCTAATGAAGAAGTAGGCAAATTCCAGAAATACTTAGAATCTTTAGATGATGATTTATTTATAGATGTCTGCGAATATCTAGGGGAGTCCGAACTGAATAAAATTCAAGAATGTTTGGAAAGTGGAAAATTGGAATCAGTAAGAGCTGGAATTACTAAATTCAGAATGGCATTATCTAATGTAGTAACTATGAAAATAGAACAACTGAAAGCATATGTATGAACAAATAGCTCAAATAAGAATACTTCTTGCTAATGTAAATGCAACTATGCAGGCTTTATTTCACGAAAACGAACAGCTAAGGAAAGAACTAGAGAAATTGGCAGCAGAGAATAAATCTCTAAAAGAGAAATAAATACTGCCCTATGGTGTAATGGTCAGCACAGATGACTCTAAATCATTTAGTCTAGGTTCGAATCCTAGTAGGGCAACGCCAAAATTAATAGTTATGATAAATTTAAATGAGAATTATGCTGTAACTCCAACAGGAGCTAAGACCCTTATTATTGAAGAGGGAGATGATTGGAATAAAGTTTGCGATAAGGTAGTTGGATGTAGATTTGATTACATATTTGTACCTCAAGAATTTGAGAATCAAGCCTGCTACTTTCTTCCACAAGTAAGTATTCAAGGAAAGCAGATAGGTAAGATATGTACTTATAAAGTAGTGAAATGAAACAGTGTGCAGTCGTATTGAATGGTAATGATGTTGTCAAAGTTTCTAATTTAAAAAGAAAGTATGACAAAATAATGGGTAATCCCAATATGAAAATATTGGAGGAGTGTGATAAGGAAATGCTAGATGAGAAATACAACTACTGGAATAGAACATTAAATAGAAATATAGAAGAGGAGAAAAATGAGGAAGCAAAACTCCATCATTTTAAGAATCCAAAAACAGGTTGCACTATAGCAAGTATCTATCCAGATTTGGAAGAATGTAAATCATATATAAAAGACTGGATGGATTATGTTAAACTTGATTGAAAAATATAACGAACTTACTAAATCGGAATTAGAGGAACTAGCAGAAATAACACTATTAGCTACAGAATCTTTAATTAATACTATTGTAGAAGAAGGAAAACAAAACGAACAATGGTTCTTAGATTATCTAGACAACTTAAATAAGCTAAGTGTATCGTACTAATATGTCAGTAGATACTACGATAGAGAAAGTAATTATTAACAACACTTTTAAAGGATATGATAAATTATAAGAAAACAATAACTAATATTCATGAGCTGCTTCCAGAGCTAGACTTGGATACATTATTTAAAATAATGGAGGCTATAGTAGAGGAAACTACTCCAATTATAAATTGGCCCAATAGCATCAGAACTCCACTTTCAGATAAACCTTGGTGGGAAGAGCCAAACAGAATCACTTGTACGTATAATAGTAAATAAAAATAGGCGAACTTAGACAATTAAGTCTAGGCTCGCCTATTTTGTTATGCGTTAACTTTTAGATATTTTATCCATGAAAACATCTTTCTCTATCCTTCTAGATACTGTAAATTGTCTTCATTCATATAAGCTTCTTCTTCAAAGCTTACATCTCTGTAGCAATCATTTTGAGAATCTTTAAGTCTTAATAGTCGTATAATTAAATACTCTAATCCATACCAGATATAGAAAGATGGAATAGCTAACCATACCCATTCTAATCCAAATAATATAGATATAAGTATTGCAAACGCTATTGCACATTCCAAAATCTATACTGAATGGATATTCTCGTGATTCTTATCCTCATCAGTCAAATCCGACTTAGTAAATATTAATCCAAACAGATTAATTACTTTATAACCTCCAAACGGTATAATATTATTTTTAATTATCATATTATATAATACCAATCATTACGTTCCATAACTCCTTTCTCCTTGAGCTATTTGTTATCTAAATGATAGTCTCCATTTCTAAAATTTAATTCATTCTTAGTATAGTCCCAATAAAAATACCCTTTCCAGCCAGGGAGTAATAAAGTACGACCAGTAGCCGCATAAAGAGTTGCTCTATTATAGTCCATATTACTTATTAAATATAAATAGTAAATAAAGATATATCTTAAGTATAAATTCTTTAATTAATTTAACTACAGCGTTCATTGCTTTCTTGTTTTAATTAATCCATAATTTCCTTTCTTTAATCTAGTAGTAGGAATCCATCCATTATCTAGAATAGATCTATGTCCACTTGGTTTATGTATCTTAGCTCCATCTTCGTGTTTCCATTTAGAAGCATTTCTTTTCTTTCTAAAATTCTATATTATCTTATGTATCATAATTATTAATAATTTGTTTACATATATACAAAACTGTCTACATATCGAAATCAGATTTAATCTAATTAACAGCCATGCAGACAAGCTAGATATTTTCAGGAATATAGCCTTTTCCTGGAACAACCTAATCTATACTCACATTAGAAAACACCCTTCCCTAATTCAATTCATATGTCATAGGTATTCCTGAAATTGCACATTTTCCACCTTGCTTATCCCATAATTTAGTTAAATCCTAAAGGGAGAGTTGAAATTCAATACCTTTTGAGGAAGCTCTATTCTTGGCAGCTAATAGTCTACTATTTAATACGTATTGTAATCTTTTCTCATCAGAGTATCTATCTTTAGCTTTCTTATTTTGTATTCCTTTACATTTTGTACATCTGCTATCTCTATAATTTCTGTATATATAATGACCACTAATAGGAAAGCAATTTTCATCTTTATACTATCCACATATATGGCATCTAAGTTTGCCATCTTTCCATTCCTAGTTTACCTTATTTTCCTTTTCACATTCTTTGCATATTTCTGAATAATGTTCCTTTTTGTTAGTAACTATTCTACGAAAATAAGTTCTATTGAGGGGTAATTCTCTTCCACACTATTTGCAGTTTACTAAAGTTGATTTAAAAGGCATACATTAATTTTTAAAATTATTATATATCTAGAAACCCTCTATTGAAGGCTCAATTAAGCTTATTCCAAAAATCTTAGCAGCTCTATTTCTCTATTGATTTGCTTTATCTAGTTTCTAGTTAGATCTTCTTAAATTATTTCCAGATTGCACCCAACCCTAGAAGGCTCTTTTTCCGACCTCTCCTCTTTCTAGCATTTTCTTCTAATTTGCCAATCGAGTAGCATTTCTTGCGGCTATATAGCTTTTGCCGATTTCCTAACTGTGTTTGCAGTCTTTAACCCTTTAATCGCAGTACCTAAGCCATAACCTAAACCAGTTAGTTGTAGGACATCCCCAACCCCACCCCACTTAAAGCCATGTTACCAAAATTTCCCCAAGAAGGATTGTCTTTAAACTATTTGTAATCTAAATAAGTTCCATATATAGGAACTAAACCTGCTGCAGCTTGCATTATCCCACCTTCCTAATGCCTCCACTTTTTACTGTTCCTAGCAAAATTAGCTCGCTTCTTCTAAAGAGGGGTAGCGTTAGGATTGTTTAGTACATGCTTAGCGTGTTCTTGTACAGATTCTCCTGCTGCCTTGGCAGATGCTGTAAATTTGCCTCTGTTCTTCTCTTTAATGTGAATGCCCGACCCATTTTTGAAAATTGGACACCCAAATGTTGTAATTTTCTTACTGTTAGACATTTTTAATATAATGTATTATTTATTCATTTGTATCTTACAAAGAATATTAATATACTTGAAAAGTATCAAATAAATATAGATAAATGTGATAAATGATTAAATGAATTATGACTAATGGACAAAAGTAAAATTACAAAACAAAATGGGAACATAGCTTTTGAGGAAGAAGCTCATATTTATTATGATGTTACAAAGCCAGAACAGAAGTTTATATCTGTAACGACTTTAATTCATTCTTTCACCCAACCATTTGATAAGGAGTTCTGGTCAGCATATAAAGCACTAGAGAAACTCTTACCTAAAGAAGATTGGGCTATAGAAAAAAAGTCTTTGTTGAACACTAAGAAATTTGATAAAGTTCTACTTGAACTTCATAACATTACAGAAGACGAGTTTAATAAAGAGCAACAAGCTATCTTAGATGCTTGGGATTTAGAGAATAGAAACTCATGCGAGAGGGGAACTAAAATCCATGCAGATTTGGAAAACTCTTTCTATAAAAAGAAACAGAACATAGACCTTAGTAAATATCAAATAGGTGGCAAGTTCGAGTGTATAAAAGACCACAATGAATTAGACTTAGAGAATGGTGTATATCCTGAGTATTTAATATCTAGAGTATCGGATGATGGAAAGCTCAGAATAGCAGGACAGATTGACTTATTAGTTAAAAGGGGAAATAAGATAATTATAGGAGACTGGAAGACCAATAAGAAAATAGAAACTAAGAGTTTCTTCAATTCTAAAACCAAAACTTCTGTTAAGATGAAATATCCTCTAAATAATTTAGATGATGTTAATTACTGGCACTATACTTTACAATTAAGTACTTATGCTTGGATGATTCAAAAGAAAAATCCAGAGTTTGAAATAGAGGATTTGGTTTTGGTACATTTCGATCATAATGACAATATGACAGTATATCATTTGCCATACCTAAAAGATGAGGTTATAAAAATGCTAGCCTTCTACAAGAAGGAATCTATATTGGCAGAAAATAAAAGAAAACGTCAACGTATTGAATATTAATTATGACACTAGAGGAAATAGAAGAAAGATTTGAGATATGTAGACGCTGCCCAATATGTGACCAAGATAATGGATTATGTAATGGGCATTTGTATCTAAATCCAAAGAATAATGATATAAGTATAAGCCCTAAAGAAGGGTATATAAAGGGATGTGGATGTTTACTAGAGAAGAAGATTCCAAACGAAAAGAAACATTGTCCAGCAGGGAAATGGTAATCTATGGAACTCCTATATTATATAAACCAGATAAGCATTATATACTTACTGTCCAAAATATAAATAGGGAAACAAAGGAGGAAGATATGATATGGAAATGGATTAAAGCAATATTTACTAAACCTTTAACAATATTGAAAAGTATATATTTCAATATATTCGGAATAAACCAAGATTTGGCAACCAAAAGATTAAAAATTTGTGACGCTTGTTCCCATAAATTACAAACATCTGTTGGGGAAGTGTGCGATGAATGTGGTTGTATATTAGAGAATAAAACAAGAATTGAAGATGAACATTGTGATTTATGTAAATGGTAAAATGGATTATGGAAACTTTAAGAACAGAATTAAACAGTAACGAAAAACTAGCACTATCATTAACTGGAATGGAAGGTACGGGAGAACATTTTATTTTAAATGGAGAGGCTGCAGACCGAACATTATTAAGAGAAAAACAAGAGAAGTTTAATACCGCAGTAGATGAGTTAGAAGATAAATTCTCTAAACATAATCAGGCACTAGAGGATTACGCTAAGTCATTATCTAACAATATGAATGGACTTGAAATTATGCCGATGTATGGGTATGCATTAATTAAACCTTTTGAACAAAACCCATTCCAAAAAATAAAAACTACTAAAAGCGGTCTTATTACTGATTTAGGTGGATTTACTCCTACTTATAAATCTAATGAGACTGGAGAAATTGAAGAAGAACAACAATTTATTAAAGTAGGAACTGTGATAGAAGTAGGACACAAGTGTGAGTTCTTGAAGCCTGGAGATATTGTATTTTATACAATAGCTAGTGAATGTATGGTTCCATTCTATAAACTAGGATTTGTAGTAGTTAATGAGAATAGAATCATGGCTGTAGTTAATGAGAAACTAACTGAAAGAAGAGACGAATTGAAGCATGGAAACAATTGATGAAAAAGTTTATTTTAAGCCTGGGGATTGTGTTACTTTACGGTAGTGTAAAGTAATGCACTCTCCAGTTATGCTTGTTCTAAGAAGAGAAGCAGCTTTATTTAAAGATAACCAAGGATTACGAGGACTAAGATGTAGATGGTTTACTGATTCTGGATTAATGCAGGAAGCAGTATTTAATACAAAGGATTTAATTAAAGTAGAAGAGTAATGGCTAATTAGGAAGAATTACAGAAGGCATTCATGGCATACTTGATACAAGATGCCCAAGCACAAGGAATACAATTACAATCAGAGCAAGATTTATAGGCTTACGCTGAATAGCTTGGAGAAGATGGAATTAAAGCCAAGTATCAAGAATTTATGTAGAAGATGCAAGGCGGAGTTATGGCTAGACTTGGAGCTAAACTAGAATACTATAAAAAATTAAAAGGAGTATGCCCAGAAGGAGAGGAACTTGTTTATTTTAAACAGGGAGGAAGAATCTGCAAAGCTTGCCAAAAAGCATAGAAAGGAACTAAGGTTACTAAGAAAGCTAATGAAGTTGACAAGTTCAAAGCTGGAAGAGCTTAGTATAAAAAGGATATGAAATCTGCAAAGGATGAAGCATCTAGGGATTCTGTGTCCATTAATAAATATAATGACTAGGAGGTCATGGCAAATAGGGGACACAAGGGAAATTTCAAAAATGGAAAATGGGTTCCAGATAGAACAAAGTATGCTAAGAAGGATGCTTGTGGTTCTAAAATGAAAGTAAGTAAATGCGGTTCTAAAATGAAATAAAAAGATTAAAGATGTTAATGTTAATGATTGATGAGTATGAATGTATTTAATTATAACACTTTAACTAAATAGTTAGAGATAAATGAACCAGAGCTTCTTCTAGTTAAAGAGTTTAAGGCTTTGATACAGAGAGATAAATCTGTTGACAAGGAACGAGTAACTAGAGAATTATCTTACATTTATCTAGCTATTGATTGGAAGAGTCCCTATAGCCAATATTCAGAACATGAAAGACATGATGAAGCTATTAGTGACTCTGGACTATCTGAATCCGAATTTAATGACCCGTTATTCAGGGAAGCCTGTAGAAAATACCGAGCATTGTAGGATTCTAACAAATCAATAAAACTTCTAGAAGCAGCTAAAAGAGCAGCTGACTAGTTTATTGATTATTTTGATACTATAGTAGATTTAAATGAACGTGATAATAATGGCAAACCCGTCTTTCAAGCTGAAAAGGTAATGAAAGAAATGGCTACTCTTCATAAAGTTCATGAAGAATTAGTAACACTAGAAGAGCAGGTTAAGAAAGAGCTTACAGAACAATCTACTGTAAGAGGTGGAGCTACAGACGGCTTTGACCCAGGAGACTTTTAATTATGCCTAGAAAGAAAAAAATATTACCTGAAGAAATCTAGAATATAGTAGATTAGGTAAGAGAGAAAGAACAAAAAGAGGATGCCAAAGAAGCTAGAGAACTAGTATAGAAGATAAGAGAGGAAAGAGGCAAAAATGCTGATTATTGGGATGTAAAAAGAGGAGATAAGATAGAGGTATTTGACCCTACTTTATCTTATGAAATAACTGGATATAGACCAATAGATGAAACACATGGTCTTGACTTCGACCCAGATTGGTTTACTGAGACCAGAGAAGTGTATAGAAAAACTGGAAAGTATTGTCCATATCTAAAAGATAGTAAGAGATATAATGAGTTTTGGAAGGAATAGTATAGAAGATGTAAATATGGAATGACTGTTAATGGTTATACAATTACTGGAGATAACTATTTCTTCCTAAACTTCTACTAGCTTCCTATTATTGATGATAACAAAGCATCCGGAGAAGGAACAAGTAGTGACTTTCCTATATTTTTCGCATCTCATTATATGTTCTTTCATTATCTGTAGATGGCTAGAGTTCTGCATAAACACGCAGCTCTTATGAAAGCTCGTTCTATTGGATTCTCCGAAATAAATGCGTCCTTATCTGCAAGAATGTATTCAGTAATCAGAAGAAGCAGAGTAATGATTACCTGTTTTAATGATACCTTCCTTAAAGGTACTTTTAGTAAGTTTGATAATGCTTTAACATTCTTGAATACTTGTACAGGAGGAGGATTCTTCAAACTACGCTTGATTGACCAAGACTTAAGAAAGAAGTCCGGTAAACAGATTAAGGTAAACGGACAGTTTGAGGATGTTGGATTTAAATCAGAAGTAGTTGGAATAAATGGAGCTAAGGCATCTAATATTCGTGGAGACCGTGTTGACTTATTAATATATGATGAAGCAGGGTCCTGGCCTGGACTAGATACTGCTGTAGTGCAGGGACAAGAGCTTTGTGAAGTTCAGGGTAAACCTCGTGGAACAATGTTATTTGGAGGTACTGGTAGAATAAAACTTTAATAAAAATTTCGTATTAATTACACTAATTTAATATTACTCCTCCAGTACTTATAATATATAAAATTTTTAATTATAGTTGAATAATAACTAGTAAATTTTTATATTATGAGAACAAGTGGAGAAATTGATGAAATTTGTAAAAAAGCTTTAGAAGAGTATTTGAATACTCCAGAAGAAGCAAGAAGTTTGACAAAACTTGGTAGCAAATATAATATTAAACGTCAAACTTTATCGGAAAGATTTAAAAAATGGGGTTATGAAATAATTAACCAACAAAATAAATGTAGATTGAATGAGAATTGTTTTGACATTATGAATACAGAAGAATAGTTCTACTGGTTAGGATTCATGTATGCAGATGGAAATATTTCTAAAGAGGGTAATAGAGTAGAAATAAGATTATCTTTAAAAGATAAGGATCATTTAGAGAAATTTAGAAAATTCCTTCAATTAACAACAGAAATTAGAATCGGAGAAACTAACGGAATTAAATTCTGTCACTTATCTGTTCGCAACAAGCATTTATGGAATACATTAAATAGATTGGGATGTGTCCCACAGAAGTCATTAACTCTGGCATTTCCTAATTTGAAATTATTTAAAAATACAGTAAATATATTACATTTTATTAGAGGTTATGTTGACGGGGATGGATGTTTAACAATATCTAAAGATGGTGATAAATTAAGAACAAGACTTACGATAGTAGGTACTAAATCTTTCTTAACTTCAATAAATTGTTTATTTTCTAATAAAGGATATATCAGAAATAAAAGTACTGAAAATTATACTAATCAAGCATTTGAATTAAAATTTTCCGATATACCGTCTAGAAGATTAGCTAGATATTTATATGAAAATGCTACCATATATTTAGATAGAAAATACGAAAAGTTTTTAGAGTTCTGCCGTCTAGAAGAGGAATCTTCTAGAAGATTATCGAGCAATATCGGGGAAGACTGTGATGTTAATCCCGAGATAAACTCAGAGATTGCGAAAGGCTTTGGGTTATCGTAACGCATAGGCATTGAATAAATATAATATGCCCAAGAGTGTTCGACACCCCAACTGAAATAAGTGGGTGAAAAGGTATGCTGGACTATAGCGAATAAGAAGCTATAGAAGTACGGATAAAAAGCTGTACGATAACACATCGGGAGATATGGGTGCTCCATTAGCAGGTCTTAAGAAGATATATTACAATCCAAAAGCTTACAAGGTTCTTCCATTTAGACACAATTATACACAGGACGGAACTACTATTGAAAGTGGGTTCTTCATTCCATATTTTGTCTAGTCTCTAAATTCAGAATACATGGACCATAGAGGTGTATGTAATACAGTAGAATATAAAAAGTATCTATAGGAAGAGCGTGACAATTTATTAGCAGTTCCAGACGACTATCTAAAGAAGTGTGCCGAACGATGTTGGAATGCAGAAGAAGCATTTAATCTTGAAGGTGTTAACAAGTTCAACAAGATTCTTATTGCGGACCAGTTAGCTAATATAAGACTTAAGAAAATAGGACCAAGACCAGAATCTGGATACATAGACTACTTCTATAAAAATAATAAACACACCTAGGATAATATAGATGGTTTTAAATGGATTCCTAATATTAACGGAAAAGTAAAAATACTTGAACATCCTGTATGGTCTGATTTGTATAAAGAGTAGATGGATAAACTTAGATAGGAAGCTGAGGAAAGGGGAGAAGAATTTGAATCTCCAGCGTACAAAGAAATGCATGATTTATATGTTGCAGGAATAGACGGTATTGATATAGGAGCTAGTCAAACTTCAAAAGAAACAAGAGATCCTTCTGATTTCTGTATAACTATAAAAAGAAGAGCATTTGGTCTAAACGAACCGTAGTATGTTGCTATGTATAAAGACAGACCTAATGACATTAGAGAAGCCTATAAAATAGCTATGTGTTTAGTTAGATACTATAATTGTAGAATAAACATAGAAGCTACCCGTGTAGGTATGATTACCTGGGCTAGAGAAAAGGGTTGTTTAAACTACTTTATGAAAAGACCTAGAGCTACTCTAACAGACGTTAAGAATGGAACTACTAAATAGTATGGAACACCTGCTACCAAAACTATTATAGAACAACATACTGATTTGACTGCAGCCTTTATTGAGGATTTCTGTCATACTATATGGTTTGAAGAAATGTTAGACCAATTTACTGGATATAATGATGAGAATAAAGGTAAATTCGATATTGTAGCCGCTGTAGGAATGACAGAATTGGCAGACTAGGAATTGTCAGGAAGATAGCCAGTGCTTGTTGAAAAAGAAGTTGAACAATTCCAAGATTATGGTTATTATTACGACGAGAGGGGAATCAAAAGATTTGGGGTTATACCAACTTCTAAGACTTTTGAAACTAACATACAAAAAAATGAATACGATGACCCATACAGAATTGAAACAAGTGATCCTAGGTTATATGAGAGACTTGTACAAAATGGAATACATAGGTGGACTTGAAATTCAGAACCTAGATCCAGTTGGTTATAAGGTATCGTTTAACTTTGATAGGTCAGAGATGCCTTTAGTCATTATAGCTGATTTACCTGATGAAGAATTTCTCCCATTTATAAAGGAAGAATTAAGAAGTAGGAAGTTACAAAGAGTTAAATACTATAATGCAACTAAACTTCCTCCAGAACAGCATAATTTATGTTATGAAAGAAAAAGAACTGATAGACAAGACGAACGAGGCTATTGCGGAGCTTGTATATGATAAGTACGAATTATAGAAAGCCTATAATTACTATAACGGAAAGAGAGACCCAGAATAGTTTCGTTACCTGGAAGAAAACTTCGGAATAGGTAGTCCTACTTCTGTAGAATTTACACCATTACTAAAAAAGCACGTAGATGCTCTAGTAGGGGAATATCTAGGAACCCCTATCCTTCCGAAGATTTCTTGTAAGGATTCAGATACCATTAGTAATATCACCAGAGAAAAATAGTTAGAAATAACTAAAGGGATAGTTAAATTTCTTAGAGACCATTTAAGTAATTCTATTCTGAAATTTATCGACGGAAAAGATATTACAGATAAAGCCGTGAAGACTTAGTTAGATAAAATTATTCAAGACATTGATTAGTCTTTTATTTCTCAATATGAGATAGCTGCATAGAATATTATTCATTATATTATGCAGTCTAGAGAAACCGACTTAATAACTAAACTCCGATAGTTACTTACAGATTTATTAATTACTGGCTATACATTTTTCAGAGTAAAATCATCATCCTCTGGAACTAACATAGAAATAGAAGTTCTGAATCCTTTAAATACTTTCGTAGATAGGAATCCAGAATCTCCATATGTTAGAAATTCGTACAGAGTAGTAGTTAGAAAATGGATGAGTAAAAGCCAGATATTAGCTAAATACGGAAAAGAAATCTCTAGAGAAGATTTGAAAAGACTAAAAGATGAATGGAGAGCTGATGATTCAGCTGCAGTTTATAGAAGAGTTTATGGTGACACTTGTACTATAGTAAATGAAGACTAGAATCATGAAACTATTCCTGGATACCCAGATAATGAATATAGTGCTCATAGATTTTAGTTAATCCCTGTTTATGATGTAGAGTGGATAGAAACTGATGACGATTTTGTAATGTAGAGATACAACACCATTAGAATTGGAGAAGAAATATATATTCTGAGAGGTCTAGACAAGACTGTTATGAGGTCAAAAGATAATCCTAATTTCTGCTCTTTGTCTGTAAATGGGGTATATTTCTTAAATCGTTCTCAACAACCGTACTCTCTGATATTAAAGTGTGCACATCTACAGGATAGATATGACTTGTTAAATTATTATAGGGATAACCTGATAGCTAACAGCGGTACTGCTGGAGTAATCATGGATATGTCATTGCTTCCTACTAACCTAGGCGTAAAATGGCCAGAAAGAGTGTAGAAATGGTTAGCATACAAGAAGGGTGGTATCATGTGGATTGATTCTACTTAGGAAGGGAGAAATGACGGAGCGCAAGCACCTAACTAGATATACAATGGATTTGATGATACCTTAAAAGCTTAGGCTGTATAGGCTATTGAATTAGCAATTCAATCAGTAGAACAAACTACATCATCTATAACTGGAGTATTTAGAGAAAGATTAAATGGAATAGAAACTCACGATGCTGTAACTAATATTAAGCAAGGTGTTACTAACTCTTACATAGTAACTAAGCATTATTTCTAGTAGATGGACCTAATCACTTGTGAGATATTATTGGATAGTCTAAACTAGGCTAAAATAACATATAAGAAAGGATTAACTGGTACTATTATACTTGGGGATAAATACTAGCAGATATTTACAGCACTTCCAGAATATTTCACAGTTACTGATTATGACATCCATATAACTTCTAGCTCTGAGGTAATGGAGGATTTACAAACTATTAAAGCTATTATTCCAGAGTTTGTCAAAAGTCAGCAAATGGATCCTGACATCATATTTGAAGCACTAACTGCTAAGAGTCTTACAGACCTTAAATATAAGGTTAAGAAAGCAGTATAGATTCGTAAAGAAGAAAACAATTAGCTATAGTAGCTATAGGAAAAACTGGAAGAAACTTCACAATAGGCATAGCAGTTATAGCAAGAACTACAGAAAGCTTAGTAGAAGATAGAAAGTTTGGATGAGTAGAGATTAGGATTAGAACAGCAGAAAATGTAGTTAGAATATAAGGTTAACTGGCTCAAAGCTCAATCTGATTCTACATATAAAGATAGACAAATGGATATAGAAGAAAAGAGAACTGAAATAGAGTTGTCTTAGCTTCATGATGGAAATCCATATAATGACAAAATAAGACAAATACATTAATATGGCAACTGGAACAATTGTATATAATAAGGATTAGCAATAGATTTATCCTATTTCAGACGGTTCAGTGATTATTAGTAATGCTTCTGGTTCCAAATCAAATGTGGAAGAGGATTTGAAGAAACTATTTAAATAGGTGTCAGACCTTTCTGGTTCTAGTGAAGCGGTAAATAATATTATTATTAAGATTCATTACTTACCTGCTGATACTGCTGAAGAATCTGAGATAAAATTATCTGATAAATAGTGGACTGATACTTTCGAACTTCCAACTGAAGAGAATCCATACATATGGAAAAGAACTAAATTTACTTTCTAGGGAGCTGATGAATCTCAGGGAACTACTATTTATGAGATTGTAGCAAGTGATGTTTCTACTATTATCTAGAATATATACACTAGAACTGAGGGAATAACTCCAGTTATTGAGTATAAGTAGAAAACAGATGAGAAAGGAAATCCTTTATATGTAGATTCGGAAGGACATGAAACAACAACTGTTACTCCAACTAAAGCATATGACTATAATTATTATTGGAATGGGGAACTAGCTGGTAAGTTAAATAGTCTACCACCGACTCCTGAAGGTTAGTCATATACATGGACAGACTATCCTCAAGATATTAGTTTATCATTTAGTTCAGTTTTTATGTCTAGACGTATACGACAAGAAGGTAAGTGGAAACCATTTTCTACTCCTGCTCAATATGGTCAATGGTCTACTGCTGAGTCTTAATTATTATAATATGGAATTTAGTATTGATATACATACCCAGATTAACGGGGAAATAACTATTGAAGACTTTTCAAAGGAATATGGATAGTATATTGATGAAGATTTAGAGGTAGTAACTTCCTATGATTCTTATAAGTATAGTGAAAGTGCTACCCTAAATACTATCATAAAAGTTAGTATAGGAGATGCTACTTTGATAGACGTACTTCTCAATGACCATACAGAGGATTTAGACTCTTGTACATTTAAGGTGAAAGAAGATGGATATTATGTAGTAGACCACATAATTCTTCCTAATATGAAATGGTATGAAAATTCATCTGATGAATACAAGGAGTATTATGAAACTATCTATATAACTGACGGGGAGAAACTATATAAAGAGATAGATGGAGAGCTAGAGGAATGTACTGTAAAAGAAATCCTTGAAAGAAATATAGAAGGAACTACTATCAAAAAATGTAAAGTAGATGTGTTCTTTACAGGAAATCTGCAATAGTGCTATATTAACTACTGTAAAAAACTCTTTGACTCTTCATTAAATAAGTGTTTAACTAGAGAACATGATGCAGATATATTTGCAAGAGATTTTATCTGGATGACACTTAATATTATAGATTATTTAATAGGCTTTAAACAATTCATGGAAGCTGAAAGATTGTTAGCAATGTTCCGTACTTGCGGTGGATTCTGCAACAATCACCATGAACATAAACATATAGGTTGTGGATGCTCTTAAAAGAAAGGCTATTAAAAGGTATGAGGATTTCCTTAAAAGGGTTAGAAAGGGATATAGACCAGATTATTAGGATATTTTGAATCTAATTTGTTTTATTAACCTACCCGTAAAATTAGATAATCACGAATTTATTAAATAGCAATTATTGAATCATAATGATACAGCCTATTTACACTTCGGTAAGCAATGCTGATATAAAGCCTTGTGGAAAGAAAGGACATTTAATAAAAAGTGAACCTATACCTCTCCTAAGAAACAACTATCTTGGAGAATATAGAACTGAATTAGAAAGAGCTAAGGTTAGAAAGAATCTAGGTATCGCTGATGAGTAGAGTCTTCTTTGGGGAAATATAGAAGGAACTATAGAAGCCTAGAAAGATTTAGTATAGTACATAGAATAGAAATGGACTTATACCAGTGATGTTGCAGAGAATATCAATACTGTAAAAGATGCCTTAGATTATGCTTTATTCTTTATAAGTTAGTACGAAGCTAATACAGAAGAAATAGAGGAAATAAAAGTTGATATAAGTAATATCAGAACTTCTATTACTGTACTTAAGGAAGAACTCGAAGAAGAAATTGAATCTAACAGAACTGGCATAAACAATCTTTCTGAGAAAATAACCTAGATTAATGAGGCAATAGAGGATATTAACGAGTCTATCAAAAATATAGATGTTGACAAAAACATCTAGAATTGGATAACTAATAGTCTGAGAAACTCCAAAACCATAGAAATAAAGGATGATAATACTCTAGAAGTAATTCTATCCTAGTAGGAGGATAATGCAATACATCTGATTCAGTAGGAAATCCCCCCAGTAGAGGAGGAAGGAGAACCTTCCACAGTAGTCCTACCCGGAATATATGTAAAAGATCTGGAACCATCTCTAACAGAGGTAAAGGAAGAAGTTAAGGGAGTATAGGAAGCTTAGAAGAACACTGATTCTAAAGTAGATTCTAATACTGAGAATATCACAAATATATAGACAAGTTTAGAAACTATAGCCACTTATCAAACTGAACTTCCAGATGATACTACTTCTACTGTTATTCAAGGAACTACAGTCGAAAAATTGAAAGGAAAGCCGTTTAATGAGATTATAGATACTCTATTATTTCCTACTGTTGTTAGAGATTTGGTTTATCCTTAGTTGTATTATAGCTTCACCTCTTAGATTGTGGAGGTAGGATCCGCTTTACTTACCCCTACTTTAACATTTATAAAAAATGATGCTGGAGAGGAAACTGGTAGAGAAGAAACTATTACCTATAATGATTCTCCTGTAGAATCTGAAACATATGATTCTATCGGTGTTTATGTGCATTCTGGTACCGTAAATTATGCTGCTGGAGAATATCTTATTAACAACAAGGGAGAGGTTACAGACAAGAGGGTGGAAGCTGGTTCAATATCAACTACAGCATAGGTGACTGCTACCTACCCTTGGTATTCTGGTAATACAGATAGTTTAATCAAATAGAGTCTTGTTCCATTTGGACAATCTTCTGGAATTATTACATTTTCATTAAGTGGAAAAGCTATTATAAAATTACCTGGAAGTAATACTTAGCTAAATTCATTTACAGTAGATGGAGGACTAGGATACCTAAATGTTGATTTAAGTGGCTGGGAAACTTCTACCGAATAGATAAATGGATTTCCTTATAAAGTATGGACTAAGAAGGATACTTATTCTTCAGCATTGCCTCATCAAATTAACTTTACTTTATCACAATAATGGCATTTAAATATACAGGTGATGCTACATTAGGTGTTGCTTTAACCGTAGAAACTCCTAAACCTCTTGATAATAGAACAGTAGTCGATAATTTAGCCGAATTATATTCTATTCCGGAGAAATATGCTTATCAAGGCATGACCGTTTCAAATATAGATAACGGAAATATTTATATGCTAGTAGATAAGTCTAAGATTAAATACAAAGAAGGTTGGAAAGCTTCTTATGAATCTATTTAGATAATCACCTGTACAGAGGCTGAATATAAGGAATGGTCTAAAAATACCACAGAAGATTTTAAACCTATAGACGAAGATAAAACATATCTTCATGCAGAAACATATTATTATATATATGAGGATAGCTTAGACGATGACTAGTTTTACCTATCTGCGGAATGGGGAAAAAAGATAGAAGAGCAATTAAAACAGAAGGCCCTTAATACTACTGTAGTATAGATTAGAACAGACTTAGATAACACTATTGCCAGCCTATCAGATTATGCTACACTGGAAGAATTAACTACTAATTATGTCTCTAATGATTCTTTAGCTCTATCCCTGACTAAGTATTATACTAAGGAAGAAACAGACAATATTTTCGTTACTAAAGAAAGTCTTAGAGGAGAGGGAATGGAAGGAGATGATTTTGTCTTCGTTACAAAGAAAGAATATGAGGAAGATTAGTAGGCCATCCAAGACGAGTTAGATAAAACTCTTAAGGTAGATGGAGATGGTTCCTTAGAAAGCATCACTGTTGGATAGATAAAATCTCCTGTAGTAGAGGGAGAGAGCTAGCTAGTAGTAGACGTTAGGTCTGAAGGATTATTTATAGGTGAAGATTAGATTGCTACTGAATCGGATATTCCGAACTTAGTAACATTAACTGAAGAAGAGTATCTAAAGTTAGTAGAGGAAGGGACGGTAGAGCCTGATACATATTACTATGTATATGACGTCACAAATGATGCAAAGGTTTATATTACTAAGGAATATTTGGATTAGAATTATCATACTACCAATCAATATCAGTCCTGGGTTGCTACTAATTATTACTCAAAGACATAGATTGATGAAATTGTTTCTGGTTTATAGAAACTAGGAAGCTACGTTACTACAGAAGATATTAAAGCATACTACACTAGCTCGTAGGTAGATGAAAAGTTTCTTACAAAAGAAAATGCTCAATCTACATACGCCACTCAATAGTCATTAACCGACCTTTCCGATTAGATAGCAGAGGAGTATGTGACAAAAGAAAGTTTAAGAGGAGATTCTCCCGAGACTGGTGATGACGATTTTATATTTGTTACCTAGAAGAAATATTAGGAAGATTAGGATGCCGCTTCTAAGGAATTTAGCACAGAGCTTCTAAAATCAACCTCTATAGAAACTTCTGATATTACTATTTAGAAAATTGTCGAAAAAGAAGTACAATAGGGAACAACTGGAGAAAGTTCAGAAGATGAAACAACTGAACAGACTATTGAAAGTTCTGTTAAACTTACTACAGAAGACAATAGATTATTAGCATCTGGAAAGCAAGTTGCTCTTACAGAAGAGGTTCCTAAATTGGTATGTCTTCCACAAACAGATTATGATGACTTAGTTGAAAATAATAAGACAGAGAACGATACGTACTATTGTACTTATGGAGAAAAAGATATATAGGATACAGGATATGTCAGAAGTGAATATCTGACAGAACGCTACTATACAAAAGCTGAGGTGGAAGAATTAATAAAGGCTGCTGTAGACGAATTGTAGAAGAAAATAGATGCAATATAGCCTGGTTCTGGTAACGTACAGGTAGATGGAGAAAATGAACAATTAATATTTTAAATAGTATGGGAACAATTTGGGTTGAAGGGTAGTTTAAGAACTCAGCAAAACCAGTAAAAGTTGTTGGAGGAAATATAGGAGGATCTGGAATAGACCCAGATACATTAAAGAACTACGCTACCAAGGCTGAACTGTAGAAAGCTGTTGAAGACTTAACTGCCTCCATAGAAGGAATAGATCATAATGTAGAAGAAGAAACTTTAATAATACAATAATATGGCAGCTATCAAATCTATAAAGGTTGGAGAAACCGTATATGACTTAAAGGCTACCTATGATGGCTCTGGAAATGTTATAGATTAGACATATGCAAAATCTAGTGCCATTCCAACTAAAGTGTCTTAGTTATAGAATGATGAAAATTATTTAAAGGAACACTAGGATATAAGTGGTTTAGCTACTAAAACGGAGTTGGAAAGTAAGGTAGATAAAGAATTAGGAAAAGGACTTTCTGAAGCTAATTACACAGAAACTGAAAAACAGAAACTTAGTGGTATTGCAGATAATGCAAATAATTATGTACACCCAACTACTTCTGGAAATAAACACATACCTGCTGGAGGAACACTTGGATAGATTTTAACCTTTTCTGAAGATGGGACTGCATAGTGGGCAGATACTAGTACTAAGTTAGAGGAACAATTTAATGCTCTTAATACTGCTTGGGAAGAATTACAAAAAGAACAATAGAGTCTAAGCAAACAAGTCACAGAGTTAAGCAGTAACGTAGACTTATACTCTTATGGAGTAGAATGGGATATTACCGTATCTTCTCCTATCCTTACTAGAATAGGAAATCCACTATTACATAAATCCCTCCCTATTTAGTCCGCTTACAGAGGATGTGTAGCAAATAACGGTGTGGTAAATTACTATTTATATCCGGACGATTGGGCTTACAAAGAAGATGGAAGTACTCCTTCTGTGCTCGATGGAACTGATGGAACAGTAAGAGTTAATACTCCTAAATTTTATGGAAAATCTGGCAGCGATGGAAACAAAAGATGGGTTAGAACTTCTACTGTCAAAATTGATGATTCATGGGTAGAAATTCCTGAACTATTAATAGATGCATACAGAAGTACAGTTGATACCACAGTCTCCGCAACTCCAAAAGCTGTATCAGTAGTTAATACTACTACTGCATTTAGAGGTGGAGGAAATAGAGCTAACTACGATGATTATCTAACTACAGAATTAGAAACTAAGGATATATTCAGAAGTGATTTAGGAAAGCCTAGAACTAATATTTCTAGAGCTACTATGAGAACATATGCAACAAATGCTGGTTCAGAATTGCTATGCTATGAATATTACAAATGGATATTCTACTGGAATTATGTCATTGAATATGCTAATTTTAATTCTTAGGCTGCATATAATGCAGAGTTAACTGCGGATGGATATCATCAAGGGGGTTTGGGACCTGGAGTTACAGATTGGGCTAACGCAGCTACAAGTTGGTCAGGATATAATGCAACATATCCACTTACGCCTTGTGGTTACTGCAATGAATTTGGTAACTTCACTGGAGTAAAAGATTTAGTTATTCCAGAATGTACAGCTCAAGATGGCACAAATACAGTAGCAACTCATACATTTAAAGTACCTCGCTGGAGAGGGTTCGATAATCCGTTTGGAGACATTTGGACTAACCTGGACGGAGTAGTTATAGTGAGAGCAGCTGCTAATGAGATTAGCACTGTCTATACAACTACTAACGTATCGGAATTTACCGACGTAGTTGGAGAGAAAACCGTTGCAGGATACGAAGTAGCATCTGATGGTTATATTAAGGCATTTGACTTAGGTGAAACCGCTGAAATAATTCCATCCGCTGTTGGAGGAAGTGCTACTACTTATATTTGCGATTACCATTACTGCAACGCAAGCAGCACAGCGCTTCGCACGCTGCTGGTGGGCGGCCGCGCGCATTATGGCGGCACTGCGGGTCTCGGCTATTTCTATTCTGGCACTGACGTCGGCAATGCCACTTCCCTTGTCGGGTTCAGGACTCTGAATAGAGTATCTTAAGATATACAATATAAAAATCGATTTAGATGATAAATCGTAGGATATTACTTCTAAAAACCGTTGATTGGCAAAAAAGTACTGCTAGTAGGCAGCAACGCGAATAATGGCAGCAATGCAGGTCTCAGCTATTTCAATTCTAACAATGACGTCAGCAATGCCAATTCCAATGTCGAGTTATTATATATTTAGAAACATTTTATTATTTTTTTTTAGTTTGCTAAGTAATATCCTTGCCTCTAGGCAAAAGATAACGTAGTGTTGAATGAAGGGTGTTAGTAGGTTAATTCTCGAACGCTTCCGATGAAATATATAAAAAATTGAAACGTGTAGGATATTTGCACGAACGAGTGTATGATTTGAAAAACATCGAATTAGCTGATGATAAGGCTAGAAGAAATAAATCAATTCGATGTGGTATTAAGTAGCATGATAAGAATAGATTAGAAGAAAATAAGGAATTATCAGACAAATTAAAATAGCTAATCTATTAGACTTCTGAATATAGTACATTTATAATATATGAGCCTAAAGAAAGATTAATCTTTAGACTTCCATATTACCCTGATAGAATCACTCATCATGCTATAATGAATATTATGGAACCTATCTGGACCAGTATTTTTATAGATTAGACATATTCCTCTATAAGAAACAGAGGGATTCATAAGGTAGAGTATGATTTATTCAAGGTATTGTAGAAATACTCAGATGAAACTAAATACTGCCTAAAAATGGATATAAGAAAATTTTATCCATCTATAACACATGACATCCTGTATGAGATGTTGTAGAAGAAAATAAAGGATAAGAAACTGTTAAGTCTATTGAAGGAAATAATATATTCAGCCAAAGGAGTTCCTATTGGAAACTATCTATCATAGTTCTTTGCAAATTTATATCTGACATATTTTGACCACTGGATAAAAGAGGAGTTAAAATGTAAGTACTACTTTCGATATGCTGACGATATTGTGATTCTTGGTAATGACAAGAATTATTTGAGAAATGTATTAGTATCTATAAAACTGTATTTGAAACAAGTTCTTAATTTAGAATTAAAACCTAACTACTAGATATTTCCAGTAGAAAGTAGAGGAGTAGATTTTGTAGGTTACAAATTTTATCACACTCACGTTCTATTAAGAAAATCTATAAAAATGAGAATGTTTAGGCTTATAAATCTATATAAGCAAAATAAGATTGATAAAGAAGAATTGGAAAGAAGAATGAGATCTTATTTCAGCTGGATGAAATTCTGTGATTCTAAGAATTTGTTGAAAAAGATAGAAACTTTGACTGGTTTGAAGTTCTCAAATTGGAATGGAAAGGAAGTCAATATATCTAAGTTTTATAATAAGTATATTCATATCATAGAGGTGGTTGATTATCATAGCCATTTCAGAGTGCACTTTATGTATAACAACAAACCCTATTATTTTAAAAGCAAGAATAAGAAATTACATTATTCTTTGCTTAGATACAAATTTCCTATAAATTTTAAAGTAACACCTTATGTTAGAACCGAATAGAATACAAATGAACGTTTGTCCTTAGGTAATTCAAAAACTTGGGAACGGTACTTATTATTATAATTACGATATAAGAGAAGTTGAGGCTGAAGTTGAAATACTAGATGAGAAAGACAGTACTAAATTTGAAACTTAGTACAATTTCATCTAGGTTTTACTTAATGGGCAACCTAATTATAAGGATTGCGTAAGAGCTATTATTAGAAGTTTTATAACCATAGATGAAGAATTTGATTTAATCAACTCGTATAATAGTTATACAAAAAACCTTAGCACAGATTCTTCTATCATAACAGATTATCAAGAATATCTTACTAAATTAATGGATATTAAAAACAAAGTCAAAAAAGATTTTGGACTTGTGAATAAATAATTTAAAATTGTTAAGTATTGTACTTTACAATATTAAAAATCTAATAAATGGAAAATTACAAAAATTTAAATTTCTCCGCTGAACAAATAAACCAAAAGCTAGCTTGGGTTGGAGATAAGTCTAAGTTAGCAACTACATTATAGGAGACCCCTGTAAACTAGTTTATGTTTACTAAAGACTAGAAAACTTTAAAAACTATCATAGACGCAAATAACTAGATAATTACCGTAGAGACTAATGATATGATAACAGAACCTGGGTCTAAATTAGAGTCGTGGAATGTATATGTGGACCATTTACTCTGCATAAACTCTATAGCTTGCGAAGGAACAATGTGTTCTCATAATTATGTTGAGTTAGGTAATGGCTCTAAAAAGGATATCAATTTAAATGGTTTATACTTATTATACACAGATTGTTCTAAGGGATTAGAATCTGACATTGGGTATGTTTGGCAATATCTCCCATTGACTGGAGTTATCAAGGCAGGGTCTACTTTTGTTATTAGGGGAAGGCAAACTAATACAATTAAAGGTAGTATGATAAAAGTAGACTCTTATGATATGGAGTGGGATATAGAATTTAAATAGAATAAAGCTGCCTTCTATTTATGTGCTGGAGATTCTTTTAAACCCTTATTAGAATCTAATAGCCTTGGCAATCCTTGGGAAGCTAATTTAATTGGATATATTGATTCTTGTGGGTTTGGAGCAGAAGCACCAGCAGAGGGGAGTTCTCCTTTGCTAGTTAATGATAATTGGAATGATATTATCTTTGTTAGATGGTTTATGTTTGAAACGGCTAAACAAGGTACTAAAGCTTTTGCTAAAAGAAAAACTAAAGATTTATGGACTTATATAGATTTAACTAAGAATACTACTAAAGCAGGAAATAGTATATAGTATTATTATAGTGACGATATAAAGTTAAAATATACTCCTAAGGCTTCGTATCTAGGTAAAGATTTCTTTACTATATCTACATTATTTAGATAGGATATTCCTAATTATGTAAATTTAACTTTTGGAAGATAGGCAACTGGATATAAATTAATCTCTAATAAAGAATAGCCATCTGGGGATGCTTATAGAATACCTTGGTTGCTGGCTTACTTTCCCGCAGCTACTAGTTCTTCAAATCCTAAAGAAAATACTGCATAGCATAAGCCTATGTACATTAAATATGATGTGTCCGATACTAATATAAAAATAACCGCAGTCTAGATAAACGGAATTTGGGAAGTAGACTCAAGCTCAACAAAATATGATTTTAATAATTAGATAGAAAACCTTACTATTGATAAAATGACTTTGAGCACTTCCACAGAGGAAGATTTAGCTATATATAGTCCAGACAATCAAAATTTTTATACCCTTAAATTATAGTAAAAATGATTTTTCGTAATGGGAAGTTAGTTACTCAAGTCTTTAAGACTATATTAAAAGGTAGAGATCTTAGGATATATGATTCAAATGGATTTATTTTAAGAGATATAAATCAAACAGTTCTTAATTTTAAAAAAGAAACTGACAAAAAAATAGGAGCCATATATAAAGGGTCGTAGTTAGTCTGGCTTACCGTATATGACGCTGTTAGAAGCTGTTTTGGTAGCGGAACTTGGCTACAAGATAGACCTTGGTTAAAAGATGATTCATGGAAAAATAATTGATTTGTAAAAATGGCAAAATTTGAAAATTTACCTAATCAGATTACAGATTTACTGACAGAGTGGGATGGTCACTCTGGAATGGAGGTCGAGGATTTTATTTGCCGAAAAATAGAAAAAGTAGAAGGATAGGACATAACTGATATGTCTTATGACTCAGCTACTAGTATGCTTACTCTTCTAAAGAGTAATGGAGAGAAGGTAGAAACTGAAGTATCAGTTATTCCTCCTACTTATTCTTATGGTATAATGGTATATGGGGTGATGTTGGACAATAAGTCTGATAAGATATATACCGAGGCAAATGGCTCTTTGTTAATGCAGTACAATTCAGACAGAAATGTTAAGGTAGGTATTGCTATGTATGCTGTTGCTACAACTTCTGTAACAACAGATAGAATTGGACCTTTTAATGTCAAGATTAGTTATGGAACTTAGTCAGGAACATTTAAAGTAAATAATATTAAGTATAGCTAGTGTATTATAGATCCATCTACAGGTGCTATAACAGGAGTTAACATACCATCGGAGAATTTAATAAATACCTTAGCTTGGATTGATGTAACTAGCTTGTTTACTAAAACTTAGTCTGCTAAGAAGATTACAGCCCAAGTTGTAGATGACCCAGATGTGGAAGATACACTGGACTTACCAATCACTACAGAGGTAATTACGTTAAATTATAATGGTGAAATTGTATTAGGTAACAACCTAGTTAATTTCTCACTTACTGGTGGAACTACTAGCAATTATCACCTAGAAGGTTTCAACAATGGAACGCCTTTCTCTACTAGTGGTGGAGTTTTAAATTATTCTAGTCTAACATCTGGACTTAATCAATTAGCTGTTAGAGCAGTTCATAATACTGAAAGTTCAATCTACACTGATTACTTATATGTAGATATTATTTATACACATAACTGCTAGGATACTATAGTAGCTATCAATGGTGTAAGTAATGGTATAGCTAATAATGGTGTTGCTACTCTATATGAATTAACAGTATTTAGTCCCGATAATAGTTCGATGGCTATTACTACATATCTGGAAAACGAAATGCCAGATTCTGGAAGTATGAACCCTACCGAAATTATGAAGTATGAAATCATAGGAGCTTCTTCATATAACGAGTAGGGAGTATATGATACTTCATATAAGAAATATATAGAAATAAACAGCAGTGATTCTGAGAAATATCTAGTTATTAAGGTAAACGATACGTATTATAAATTCTATACTGTGTTCACTAACAGTTTAGGATAGACTACTGCATATACTAGTAATTTCAAAACTATGAAAGTGGAAGCAGTAAATCCAGAATTTATATATTCTCAGGATGTTGCTCCATCTAAAAACTTTGACCAGATTGCAGGTTATCTGAATGATATTTTCGTCACAGATGAGTATGCAACTTCATCTAATCCAGCTACAGTGATTTCTACTCTAGAATCATCTGACGGATGGTAGGAAGAAGATGGTCGCACTATATTTAAAGTATCTGCTCAAGATACTCCTATTCTTAAATCTCCTATAAGTCTAGGACTTGGAAATAACTTTACCATAGAGTTAGGATTTAAGACATATAATATTAGTGATGAAAGTAAGCCTATTGCTACTTTAGGAAATTTCCAATTAAGACCTACGTAGTTCTGTTGGAATACTGAAGATAATGATTTATTCAATGCTAGAAACGCACAGTTCCAAGAAGGTGTAGAAACTCATGTGATAGTAACTGTATAGAAAGGATTTGTAATATCTAAAAGCGATATTTACTATCCTAATTTCTTAGCCAGTTTCTAGGATGCTTTTGACCAAGCTGCTCCTACAACAAGCATAAATTTAGTTAGAATTTTTGTCAACGGAGTAATAGATAGAGAAATTTCTCTAACTGATTCTGAGCTTAATACATTTACTTCTGCTGCTTTGTAGATAAATCCTACTACTGCTGATATAGATTTTTATCTATTTAGAGTATATAATAGTGTAGCTCTTACCTTTAATTAGGTTCAGAAAAATTATCTTTCTTTCTTAAAGGAAAAAACTTCTAAGGAAGACTTTTATGATAAGAATGATATTCTAGGAACTGATGGAGAAATATCATTTGTAAAAGCTAATGAGAAATATAATACACTTGTTTATGTGTTCCCATAGGGAGCTAAGTTCCCAAATAGAGCATGGGGAGGAGAGGATAATGAAACTCCACCGCAAGAAGGTGCCCAAAAGAAGTCTCCAGTAACATTGTTTGTTAATTATGTAAATCAGGCAGTTAATAATCAATATGGAGGTAGACTTACTTATGGACAGGTTAAAGGACAAGGTTCTTCTGCAATGAGATATTTGATTTGGAATGTAACATATGCTCTTAATAAGTTAAAAACTCCAGGAGGAGAAAAAATAAAGAGTCCGTTTATTCCATATTCTCAGCTCGATCCAGAGACTAATACATTTAGAGAAGATGCGTCTTCTACTAGTGGTTATTATGTAATGCCTCCGTATGATGGACAGCAAGACACTACTGCTTATAAGATTACTAAGTTAGTCGGAAAGGTTAACTTTGCTTCTTCTATGCAATCTCATAAGATTGGTTCTTGTAAGCTATTTGATGATGCTTATAAAGAATCTAGAGGTAATCTAATATCTGGAGGATAGAAGGCTGTTCATGAAGAGCCATTCTTATATTTCTATTGGGAAACAGATATGGAAGATGTTTCTAATATCCAGTTAGCCGATTTAATAGACAATGACGAGTCTATTAAATTTATGGGATTTCAAACTTGGGGTGCTGGTAAGGGAGACGATGCTTCTAGCGGATATGATGAAAATAAAACTCCAGAATATTTGATGCTTGAGGGTGGTGAGAATACTGACCCATCTGTCAACTTTAGACGTCCTTGGCAAGCTTTACAAAGAGCTACTGGAGTTCTCGGAGAGGATACTTATAGACTAACTAATCAACCCACAATTACTTATGCCAATTCTCTTCTTCGTCCTTGGGACAATCTTTTGATTGAAGATGAATCTGTAGTCTATGACTAGAGAGGAGCATGGGACATTGATTATGGTTGTGAAGAAGTGGAAAATGATAGTGGAAAGACTTACTTCCAATTTGCAGAATCAGTTCATGAATCTTTAAAAAAGTTTAGAGAATTTTATGATTTTGTATATGGACACGATTACAATATGACACAAACTAGTGCAACCAGTCCTTCAGGATGGGATGTTACTAGAAAGTACATTGTAACTGCAAGTAGCTGTACAATAAACCCAACTGGTCACAAGTCTGGAGACATTTATCGTTATGATGATATTAACGGGACTTGGGTATGCGCTGGAGTAAGTTATGAATCAGCTACTGGATGGGCTAGAGCAAACGTATATGAATTAGCTGGAACAAGTAGTACATTGGGTATTCCAGCAGCCCTTGATTCAATCAAGGCAAACTTTATTACTGGAATAAAGAAATATGTAGACGTAAATGATATTGCTTTCCACTAGGCTTTCATAAAGTTTGTATCTGGAACTGATAACAGAGCAAAAAATACATACTTCCAAATTATTGGAAAACTGAAAGAAGATAATGGAGAAGGATAGTTTGTAGAAAATGGAAAAGGAGACTATTTAGTTAGACTTATTGGAGACGACTTAGATACTATCTTAGTAACTGATAATAATGGTCTTTAGTCTAAGCCTTATAATTTGCTAGAAACTTCATACAGAGAGTCTGATTCAGTTTATTGGGGGGATGCTAATAATGTATTCTTCTATATGTTTGACCAATGCTTTGAGTCTGAAATTAAAACATATTTAGCAAGTGTTATAAATACTGCATTTAAGAATAGTAATAGTATGGAGGATAAATCTAACTACTTCTATAAGGTATTCTTTAATGTTTAGGAAACATTCCCTGCAGTAGCATATAATCATACTGCTAAGATATATTATGAGAATGCTCAAGCTATTAAGAACTCAAAAGTTCTTTCTTACTATAGTAATAATGAAATCGAACCAATAGAACAAAGTCACGGTTCTTGCCTAGCCTGTGAAAAACAATTCATGACTAAGAGATTCGCTTTCTTATCTACATATGCTCAAACATCATTGGGAGCTATTGCATTAAGAACTGCAAGTTCTGCTGGTAGTGGTGATACTTTAAGATTAAGAATGGAGTTTGAACCATATCAAGATTGTTATCCTGTATATCATTACAATGGAAAGAATCTATATCTGTCAGACTTCTAGACTTCTAACTTTGATGCAATTAAGAATCTGGCATAGACTGGAAATGAATATGTTGCTTAGATTAATCAAGGAGACCCTGCAATCAACCAAGGTATCTATTTAACTACTCTGTACAAGAAATTAAATATCCTTGGTCTAAAGATGTCTACTATTGACGCAGACTTCTCAAGAGCTACTGAGTTCCAAATTGATAATGCTTAGCTAGATGACTATTCTAGTCTATTCCCAAGCGATTATCCAGATTTAGCAATTAGCTTATTCACACCTTCATTCCCAGTATTAGAGAGTTTAACTCTTAGAAATATGACACTTCCTACAGAAATGGACCTGTCTAAATTCTTGAAGTTGGAAACTATAGACTTCTCTAAGACTACTACCAAGAGTGTAGTATTCCCCCAAACTGGTAGATTAAAGAATGTAATTCTTCCAGATACCATAGAAACATTTAGAATCTATGATAATCCAGGATTGACTGATATTACATTTGAGGGATTAAATAATCTATCTACAGTTTACATTGACTGTGATAATGTTGGAAGCTTCAACGTAGCTAACTTCTGTGAATAGTTGATAAATTGTAACGCATTATAGTCAGTGACTATTAGAAATGCAAATTTATATATAACAGAAGATGCTTTAAGAAAGATGATTCTTACAAATACTTGTAACTTAACTGGGGATATTTACATTGTAAATACTGCAGGAAGTACAACTCTTAAAGCAATTAGCTTTGCTACTAAATAGTTACTTGTTAACACATTTGGCGACATTTCTAACCCTGAATCTAAGATTAGAATACACTTCCAAAGTGCAGAAATTTTAGATTTCAGTTGTGCTGGAGAAGTTTCTGTATACTACCAAGCTGGAGAATCTGGAACGATTGTTCGTCAAAATCTATTTGATATTACCGTAGCATCTGGTAATGATGTTGAAATTAAATAGGGAACTAACCCATATAATCCATCTGTAAATGGATACTTAGATATTACATACTCTATGTCAGGAGTATCTACTGATGTAGCTACAATTGATTAGACTGGTGCTATTACTTTAAAGAAAGAATCTAGTAGTACAGCCACTGCGACTATCAGTATGAAAGTTGCTAATAGTGGAACTGCTATTAAGAAAGCTGTTAGGGTAAGCTTTACTTGGAAAGCCCCACAACTTGGAGATTTCGCTTATGCAGATGGCACATTTACAAGTTCGTTTGACGCAACTAAAACTCTTGTAGGGTTAGTCTACGCTAAGGATGAAACGAATAGCACTTCTGGAGTAGTTTATATAATTGGTAAAGAGTATACAGATGATGAAAAATCCTACTATCTGGGATATAGTAATGATGGAAACCAAGGTTCTCAGGAATAGATACTATAGCAATTATATTAGGTACAAGCCTATTTGAATAGTGTATCAGTATAGAATTATGAAACTGTCTCTGGTACTGCATCTGCAAATTTGATTAATAATATCAATGTATCTACTTATAATATTCAAGTGAATACAGCATTTGCTGGAGAAGCAGATACAGCCTTATATATTAACCATGTGAATAGCAAGTTGCTTCCTATACTATACAACAATTCAACTTGTAAGCCCTATATAAGTAGAAGATAGGTATCCTCTGGAGAAGGAACTAACTGGGAATATTATATTGAATCTAAGGCTAATCTTAATAACTTATGTGAAGCTATTCGAACTGTCTGGACAAACGCTTCTGGAACAGATATTATGAGTTGCTTGTTATATCCATACTTCTATAGTATGCACGTGTATGAACCATAGGTTCAAGAAGATGAAACACTGAATGCTGCATACTAGAAAGGAAAATGGTACGCTCCTTCTGTAGCCGAATTCTCAAGAATTATTTACTACAGAGGATATAGTGTATCAGGAAGTAATTTCAATACTGGAGATACAGTAAGATAGCCAATTAGCACTTCAGTTTCTAATGGAGGTGGAGTATTAACTACTCCTATATTCTCTATTGCTTATTCTAGAGCTACTAATTAGTTCCCATCTGTATGGTCTAATATTGTGGGCTCTGGAGATAATGCTGGAGTTAATAACATAACTACTTCTATTAACTCATCTGCTGCTAATAACTATTCTTATCAAAGGACTTAGCAATATAGTGGAAGCGAATATACTTACCAAAATGAATGGGTTACTGGTAGTTATAATGACCCATCCTACTGGAATACTGTTCAATATAACAATGCTTGGAGATTAACTAAACATCAAGGAGTACCGTTTACTAAATTTAATTATTCTAAGAATGGCTAATAATTTCATGCAAATAAGTCATAATGATCGTTATTATGTAATTAATAAGGATGACTCTTTGAAAACCTTACTCACTCAAGAGGAACTTCTAAAGCTCCCTCTAAGTGTTTGGAAGGAACTGTTTGAGTTAAAAGATGGAGTATGTTATTTTAGACTTATGCTTCAAGTATTAGAAGCTGTAATAAAAGCCTATGATAAATCTTCAAATGTTAATTCTTTTACTTATAATGGAGAAGAGTATTGGTTAGATAAGGCTACTAGAGTAGGACTAAGAAATTTAGTTGATTCTAATCCAGAAGAAATGTCCATAGTTCTTGGGGATAAAATTATTGAAATGCCTGTTGATAAGGCTAAAGATTTTCTATCTCAATTAGAAGTATATGCTGGAAAGTGTTTCGTTACAACTACAAAACATCTATAGGTGATAAAAGAACTTAGGACAGTTGAAGATGTTGTAAACTATGACTATACATCTGGATACCCAGATAAGATTACATTAAATGAATGAAAATTTAGAAAAGGATAAAATATAGCTAGGGAGTGAAAAACCCTAGCTACTTCCTTCTAAATCATTACTTAATACTATAAAACTTGGCTACAATGTTAAGCCAGTCCCTTCACCTCCTGCGAATCATATTGATTTCATAGAAGGGGATTCTGTGATGACTACTATAAGTACGGGATTTGAACATAACGATAAGCCAGTCCCTTCACCTCCTGAAATAAATCTGGGTTGTAAGATTCCTAAGAAAAAGAATCCAGATTCGGTCATAGGAAGTATAGATACAGGATTTGGTTGTGATAATTAGATCGTTATAGATTGTCCCAAACCGAAATATAAAACTCATTTATGTAAAGAAAATTATCTAGGAGAGTTTAAAACAGAATCTGAGAAAATATTAGCTAGAAATAATCTAGGAGTTTATAGTAAAGAAGAAATAGATAAGATTGTTGGTTAGATTGTAGAAAATAACAACAACAATTTTATTACTAGAAAGGAAGTTCAGAATATGATAGCCAACTTAGATTTTGTAGACTCTACACTTAAATCTTATGCAGACTACCAAATACCTAATAATTTATTTAAATTATGAGTACAACACAAATTAAAAGATTATTTCAATCAAAAACTGAATTTGTACCTATTACCCTAGCAGAAGCAGTAGTTGTAAATACTTCTAATCTCCCCGGGCTTTCATCATTAGGGATAACAACTCTCGATAAAGTATTGAGAACTACTATGGGAGTAGTTGGGACTAATGCTGCAGATATTACTAAATTAAAAGCTACAGTCCAAGAAATTAATACTGCTCTAAAAGGAAAATAGGACAAACTTACTGCTGGTGTAGGTATTACTATATCTCCAGATGGAGTTATTAGTACTACTAATAGCATAGAACTATACAAGATAGTTACTTAGCTACCAACAGCATCAAAAGACTGTTTAAATTCTATATATTTAGTTCCTGCAACATCTGGTACAGCAGGAAACATTTTTGTTGAGTATATTTGTGTCTATGAAAACACATAGGCTAAGTATATTTGGGAAAAAATTGGAGAAGTTCAAACAGATGTAGATTTATCTGGATATGTAACTACAGAAACCTTCAACCAAACTATCAATACAATTAATGGCTAGTTAGCTAATGCTATAACAGCGTAGGATGTTACCACATCAGATGGTAGTGCTAAGGTTGTAGTTAATTATACTATTCCTAAAGATTTATATGACAGTATGGTCGAAACAGATTCCTCAGACCAAGTAATAGGAGGATAATCATGGAACTAACTATTAAACAACTTAAGCAACATGGTTAGATATTCGTTCCTTAGACTACTGCTGAAGCTGTTTTAGTTAAAGATGGTGAGGAAGTTATTACTCTTGATAATATGCTAGAAAGAAAGATTGAGCAGATTATTACTCCTGCTGGGTCTGGCTTGTAGGCATTTAAACAAGGGTCTAATATAATTCTTGCTCACTCCAATTTCATAACTGCAAATGAATCTCCTTCTTCAGTAAAGGTAAAATATGATAGTCGAGGACATATAGTTGAAGTAGCCCCAACAAGTGGAATGACTGTAGTTGTAGACCAAGAAGGCTATTTTTAGTATAATGGTTCAGAAGACCGGAATCTACTTCTGGGGAATGATTTTGGAATAGATGAAGATAATAAAATTATATTAAAATGGAATCATTTATAATATGGCACTATTAAATTTTGCTAATACCTATGCTGAAATATCTGGCAACCTTTCTTTGCCGAAATCTACTTCTGGGGATTTTGTGAAGCTATTCTTTTCCAAGGATGGACATATTATATCCCACGGAAAAGATTTTACACCTACGTTTACTCCGAATATGAGGGGTCTAGTTCCCATTTCTAGCGGAAAAGCTACGGAGATATTTAGAGGAAATGCTACATGGGCAGAGATAACTACTGCCGATTTACCTATTGCTTCTAGTGTTTCTGATGCTATTACTAATGGTACTACTTCTACTACTATATTAAACACCCAATAGATAGTAGAGTACGTTGGTAATGCTTTTGCAGCAAATGACGCTATGAGATATAAGGGAACTATTACCTATAGTAATGGTAATTATACAACTCATACAGTTGCTGGAGTAGAAGTTTAGGGATTCCCAACTAAATGTGAAGTTGGAGATACTTATAGAGTAACGTCTTAGGGAACATATGCTGGATAGACTTGTTCCGCTGGAGACTTACTTATTTGTATACAGGATGGAACTGGAAGTGATTTAAATACTGCGGCTTATTGGACTGCCGTAGAAGCAAATATTAACGGACAGGTAAAACATACAGTGAACGGTACTTCTATCTATGTTTATAGTAATAGTACTAATACCTTCACTATTTATGCTCCGACTACAAGTGGAACACAGGGATAGGTATTACTAAGTAATGGAAGTTCTGCCCCTATATGGGCAGCTTAGTCTACCCTAGTAGTAGGAGAGGCTAAGAAAGTAAGTAATGCTCTCTCACTAGGAGCCGGTTTAACCTTTGGAGCATCTGGAGCTACTTATAACGGTAGCGTTGCAAGAACTGTATCTTTGGTGGCTGCTACAACGACCACTATAGGAGGAGTAATTGTAGACAAGGATTCTACCAATAAGACAATATCTGTTACCAGTGCTGGTAGTATATATCTTACTAAGTAGAATGTTATTAATGCTCTTGGTTATGACCCTGCATCTAAGGATACATGGAGACCTATTACTATAGGTGGAGTATCTATTGGTAAGAAGACTTTAAATTTCGTACCGTCTGGAGACGTTTATTTAAAGGCAGACTCTAATGGAGACGATATACAAGATATTAGTTTTGGAATAAGCTGGTATAACATCAGTACTAAGAAATACGAAACGGCATAATTTATGAAGATAGCATACAATCCTAAAACGGCTGCAGCTCTCACAACTGCTCCCGCGAACAATGATATAACTTTCGACCTTAGGGGCTTAAATATATTCGTTAGGGGGGAGAAATTCAAGGGAACAGATACTACCTACTCAGTATTTAAGAAACATACTTCTGCTGGAAGTGGAGGTTATAATGGATTGGTGCCTGTTCCCTCATATACTGCAACTAATATTAGATTTTTAAGGGAAGATGGCACCTGGTCCATACCTGCGGCTGCGGCATTCATTTATACGTAGTTGACTAATCAAGATCTAGATGATTACTTAGATGAAGGAAAATGGTACTATGCTGGTGGAGGTAATAGTGTAGTTAACAAACCTAGTGGTGTAGATGCATTTGAGTTATATGTTGGTAGAAATGCTATTGGTTATCGTTACTAGAAATTAATTACTTCTAGTGGTATAATATGGTTTAGATATTATGACTCTACTGCTTGGAAGACCTGGGTTAGATGGTATACAGACCAAAATACTGACTAGAAAGTATTACAGTCTGCTACTACTGCTGCAAATTTTAGACCTGTAATCTTAGGTTATACCAATACAAATACTCCTTCTGATTTAAGTGCTAATGTTACTCAGTAGGTTTATACTACTACTACTATATATGCACAACCTAGTACTGGTAGTCTATGGGCTAATAAATTATATTCAGGTGGAAAGCCCGTTCTTACAGAACATCAATCATTAGCTAACTATGTTACTCTAAATACAGCTTAGACTATTACGGGAACTAAAACTTTTGGCTCTAATATACAGTTTAATGGAATTCATAGTATTCATTGGAATAATGGAACTTATTAGTAGAGGATATCTATAACAGATGATTCCACATCTAATACTTCTGTTTTTAATTTTTAGCAGTCTACTAATACTGGAACCTCGTGGAATAATATATTACAAATATATGATAATGGGATTTTACATGCTAATGGATATTATAAAAATGGTTCTTCTGATTCATATGTGCTACTAGGAGGTGGGGGACACAAATTAGTATCAGACTTTATGTTAAAAACTGATGAGCTGTCTAATAACCTTACCACTATCACAAAATCATTAAATGTCACACAGGCATGGATGGATACTGGTATTACTTCCACAAATCTTCCTGCAAATGGTACCTATATAGTATAGGTTCAAGTTAATGCTAATGATGGTACTGGGACTATGTACAATTGCTACAGTTCTGGTGTAATGAGTTGGTACAAAGATGGTACTAATGATACAGAGACAGATGAAATTATATTACATCGCTCTGGTCATTTATATGGAAAAACAATCTACTTAAGAACTGTTATGCAGAGTTCTGGAGTTTTAAAATTATAGATAGGTGCAAGTTCTGGTATTGGAAAGGCTTACACTTATACATTTAAATTTAAGAGAATAATATGATAAAGGTTAAAGATGGATATGGTAAGCTTATAGGAACCACGTATCAAGGAAGTGCTACACAAGTCCTTCTTAGTAATGGAGGAAATATAGAGTTCTCTTCCGAAACCAAAGCCAATACACTTGTCTAGAGAAATGCTAGCTAGCATATATATGCTACCTACTTTAACTCTGCAATTTCAGATGAAGCATTAACAGATATTGGTTCTGTATATGTGAGAAATACTTCTGATACATTTATCAGGAGAATAAGTAAGACTCAATTTTATTCAATTATAGATAACAAGTTTGTAACCCTAGATACAGCTTAGGCCATTACTGGGGTGAAAACATTTTCTACTGGTCCTATTCTAGCTAATAATGCTACTATTACTTAGAATTAGAATAGTGCAAGTAATTATACGACAGTTGTTAAATGGTTAAAAGGAGGAACATCTTAGGGAACTTATAACCCATCTATTGGGCAGCATAATACTGGGGGAGGTGGAACTGGTTCTATTTGTATTCTTCCATATCCTACTAGTACAGAACCGTGGAGCGGGACTGTAGGTTTATTTATAAGTAAAGGGGTTCTCAGATTAGACGGAAAGGCTGTTGCTATTGCTGAAAATTATTACACAAAGACAGAATCAGATGAACGCTATGTAAATGTTACTGGAGATACTATGACTGGTCCTTTGATAGTCAAGGCTTCAATAACTGGAACTTAGCTAATTTCAAATATAGCTGATGGAACTGCTCCCCTAAAGGTAACTAGTAAGACAGTAGTTACGAATCTTAATTCCGACCTATTGGATGGTTATCACGAAACATCATTCTTTAGAGCTAGGGGAAGTTAGACTATAGCAAGTTCTATTCCAACTACAACTGAGTTATCTAGCAATAATAACTTAAGCGGTAATTGGAATGTAACTTATCCTGGAGCATCTGGACATCTTGTTCAATTCAATACTGGAAGTGGAAGTACTAGATATATGCAATTCTACTCTTATTATAGTGGTAGCTTGTATTGGAGAAATAGTACTGATTCCACACTTAACACTAAATCTTGGAAAACTGTAGTAGATAGTGCAAATTATACTGGAATAGTTTTAAAGATTGGTACAGCCACAAAGGGTTCTGCAACTCTTCCCATATATTTAAATGCTGGAACTCCTACAGCTTGTAGTACAACTCTTGGAGTTTCTATTACTGGAAATGCAGCTACCGCAACTAAATTGTAGACGGCTAGAACTATTAATGGTACTTCATTTAATGGTACTGCTAACATTACTACTGCTTATTGGGGAGCAACTAGAACAATCACATTATCTGGAGCTGTGACCGGCAGTGCTTCTGTTAATGGAAGCTAGAATGTCACAATTACTACTACATATCAAACTGGCTCTATAGACGGACGCTACGTTGGAGGTAAGAAAACAGCAGGACATGGCTCTCAAGGAACTGCGTATACAGCTGATACGTACTCTTCTAATTTCGTAAATAAAGCGTTCGTAGCGTATGCAGAAAGAGGTTCTTGGGTTTATGCTAATAATGGATACATAACAACAGATACAGGAGTGAATATTCCCCTTGCTGGAACTGCTATATTCCAATGGGGAGCTAGTGATACGAACAAGACGTAGTTATATATAACTCCACATAATAACTCAGGAGTAAGTAATCCTGCTGCTAATGAAATGTTATTCTATACAAGCAACGGAAGTGGTTATACTTCTGCTTGGACTAGAGTATTAACTCACAGAAATTACACTATTTATACTGTAACTAAGACTGGTGGAGGAGCAAGTGGTACTTGGAGAATCTCGATTACTGGTAATGCAGCAACAGCTACCACAGCTTAGTATTTAGCTTCTAATAGTAGGATGGATTACGGATGGAATGGATTAAACTATTTTAATATTAATGGAACTGCCGGAACTGCTGTGAAAGTAAATAATACTCCTACTACAGCATGGTGGCATATCCTAAGATTTAATCATGCAAATAGCTCTGGATATTATACTGATTTAGCCGTCCCATTCAATGCCAACAGTTTGTATTATAAAAGAGTAGCCGCAGGAGCTTTGGCAAATGGAAAGTGGGTAAGAATACTAGATGAACTAAATTATACTGCATATGTAAATCCAGCTAATTTCGTAACATCTCTTGGAACTAATGGAAACTATGTAACTTGGACTAAAAATGGTACTACTAATAACTTAACAGTTCCCTTTGCTACTACTTCTAACGTATTAAATAACCTAGGAGATAGGACAGCTATATCTGGAACTACTGTTGGATAGAGCGGACTTAGGTTATACAAAGTTTATAATAATGGTTATCCAGTAAACTTCGGTAATGTTTTGAATATTGGTGGGAGTGGTTATGGAGAACTTTTGTTTTAGTGGACTGTGGATAGTAATCCTGGACATTTGTACTACAGAAGTAAAAGAGATGTGACTTCACAGGCTTGGAGTAATTGGGTTACTATACTAGATAATAATAACTATTCTTCTACTCTAGATGGTAGATATGTAACTCTTGCTACAAACTAGACAGTTAGTGGAATTAAAACTTTTAGCACGTAGTAGAAATTTACAGTAGCGACTGGAACATCTCCTTTCACAGTATCTTCTACTACTGTTGTTTCTAACCTAAATGCTGATATGCTAGATGGATGGCATCTAAATTATATACTAAAAGATGGATATGTTACAAGTGCCACGTCTGGACTTTCGTCGTATTGGAGAAAAGTATGGGACATAACATTAAATAACTAGTATAATGATGTTGACATTAATCTTCTTGTGCACTCAGCTTATAATTAGTAGTGGGGAATAATATCTTTTAGATTAAGATAGAATGGAACTGGAACCGCAAAGAATATATCTGCTTACCTGGCTGAAGTTGTAGGAAATATACCACTAGATAGATTCAGATTATACTATAATAATAGTAGCGGATTATGTTAGCTATGGTGCAATCCAAGTGGTTAGTATAACGTCTATAACTATAGAGTTCTAGCTAAGACCTGGAGAACAGGTGCCGAGGCTGCTACTCTTGGAACATTTTATACTGGTAGTACTACCACAGCACAGTCTCTTCCTTCTGATAGTTATGTTCCTATGGCTGGAATAACTATAGTTAATACGGCTGCAAAGGTTGCCAATACCCTAACATTTTCTGCAGGAAAATTTTCTTCTAAAACGTATAACGGAAGTTCTGCAATAACAGTTAATGTTCCGACTCACACTAGTCATTTGACAAATGATAGTGGATTCTGGACTGGAACAAGATATTGGGCTAACATAGCAGTATCTACTTCTTCTAGTACAAGTACTTCACCTACGTTTAGTACTGCCTATACTTCAAATTGGTTTAGAAGTACTGGAGCTACGGGATGGTATTCTCAGACTTATGGTGGTGGATGGTATATGTCCGACAGTATTTGGATTAGAACCTTTGGGAGTAAATCGGTTTATCAGAATACTGGATAGATAAGAACTGACGGCTATCTAGTTACAAATGGAGGTTTAACTGCTGGGGCTACTAGTCCAAATAATGGGACGTATAAGCTCCATGTTACTGGGGCATCTTGGTCTTCTGGGTTAATCAGGGCAGGAGGAGGGTTCTATCATAATTCAGTAAATAGCAACAGTTATGTGTTACTAGCAGGAGGTTCTTATAAAGGTCTGGGAGATTTTGCCAAGGGTAACGCAGGTTCAGCAACTAAGGGCGTATATGTGACTGGAGGTACTGTAACTGCAATGACTTATTCTCTTAGTTCAAATCTAAACTCAGGAACTTCTGGTAAATTAGCTTATTATAGCTCAGCTACAACAGTAGCAGCATATTCTTCAAGTGTAGGTGCTAGCAATAGAGGTATATATATGAATGCCGGTGTTCCTACTGTTATGGCATATTACTTAAATGCTACAGTAAACTCAGGAACTTCTGGTAAATTAGCTTATTATAGTGGTTCTAATACGCTTAGTAGTTATACTAGTACTGTGGGATCGGCTGCCTAGCCTATATACCTAAATGCTGGATCTCCGTCTGCAAGCTCATATTCGTTTACTGGAACCTATTCAAATCCAGTCATAGTGTGGTGTGGTGAGATATATAGAAGTACTCCAGGTTCCACTTATTGGTATTCTACAAAAAAGGGTGGATGTTGTAGTATATCTTTTACTACCAATAACGCAGGTTCTAATGGTAACTTGATAATAAGTATTCCACATTGTGAACCTTATGCAGCTTTTTGTTCCACGGTAAGAATTTTTGATGGTTCTACTGCCATATCGGCTGGGGATGGCACTATATCTGGTAGGAGTGCAGGAATGGGAGATTATATGACTATCTGTGGTATAAGTGGCACAACAGGAAATGTATATATAAGAAAGTTTAGTTAGCAGAACAAAGAGAATGATTCCTGGAAAAACGGAGAGCTAGGAACAACTACTACATCAAATGACAATAAACCGGTAGCGAGGTTTTATTTGATGATTGTTGGTAGATATATTTAATATTTATTAACATAAATATGTTGTCAAATTAAAATTTATATAGTATAATAGAATGTATTTAAAATTAATGATTTATGACTTTAAATGATGTGTTGACAAAACAAAATGTAATCACCAAGGTTATTCTTAAGGATGGTGATAAGGAACTCCCAAAAGAGTTAAAAGTAAAGATTATGCGAATTAGAATGGCTTACAATAAAATTAAGAAACAATTTGATGCCGATGCTCAAGAGTTTGCCAATCAGATTATTACAGATGAATTAAGAGAGCTGTCTGAAAAAGCTGATAGAACACCAGAAGAGGATGCTAGATTTAACGAGCTAAATAATAAGACTAATTCTGAATATTAGGAATATCTTATTCAAAAGGGATTAGAAGAAGTCTCAGATATACCAGATGATACTTTATCATTAGATGAGTACTCAGACATTTTAGATGTTAATTCTGGAAATGATGTAGAAATTAATGGAAACATTATTAAGGCTGCCGACCTAATGGAGATTATATTTGATTTATTTATAAACGGGTAATTATGGAAATTGTAAAATAGAATGAGACTTATAAAATTACAGATACAGTTGATAGCTGGGTAATGGAGGGAACTGCTAGCAAAGATGTAAGTGGGGCTATTAATATAAATTTTTCTGTAACAGTTTCTGGGGAATTATCAGAATATCTAGGAGACTGTGGATATTTTAAACCAGCCGATACATCTATGGTTTCTACTAACTTTAATGTTGCAGAACCTAATAGAGATAAATTTGTTGCATATATAGATACAGTAATAGATTCTATATTGAAACACTTTTCAACAGAGGAATAACAATTATGGGAAGAAGAAAAGTATCTAGTACTAAGGGAGGTTTCGGAAAAGGTGGAAAAGCAGGAAAAAAGTGTAAGTAAACATCTTTATAAAATCCTTATTTATGTTTTAAAATATATTCCATTTATTTTAGCATTAATGGAAACTGTATTTGTAGTATTGAATTATTATGAGTTACCTCATTACTATTTAAATGTGTTTGGAGGATTTTCAATATGTTTTATTATTACTCTATATCTACAATCTTACATATTCCAATTTTGTTCTTGGCATAGAGTACCTATTCATTATGTATTGTTATCAAACATTATTGCTTTAATAGATGATATAGTTAAAATACCACTTTCCGATCTAAATATGATGAGAATGTATTTTGTACTTCTTGTTATGTTTACAATACTATTTATATATTTAAAAATTAAATGCAAATGTTGAAATCTATAATAAGAACTTTGCTATAGAAATTCATAGATGATATTGACTCTGATAATTGTAATATTACAATGGAACAGCAGAGTAAAATTATTTCTGTGTTATCAAATATCGCTAATCCAGATTATAGATGATATTGACTCTGATAATTGTAATATTACAATGGAACAGCAGAGTAAAATTATTTCTGTGTTATCAAATATCG